TTATCAAAGGTCACTTCATAAGTACCACTAGCGGTAAAATCCCCAGTTTCATCAAATGAATTGAAAGTAGTCCAGTTATCAGTACCTTCACCAGCAAAATACTCATAAGTAATACCGGAATATCCAGCAGAGGACGAACTAAGAACGTCAGTAATGTTTAAACGTATGGCAGAAAAGGGTTCATCCATGCCAAAGTAGATTGCATCGCCTATTTGCCCATTATCGACAGCATACACTTTTTCAGGAACAACAGTGCCAGCAGTTCCGGCAGTAGTTACATTCACTGGAACCGAAAAAGTAGAATCGGTTAAAACAGTTACCGTTCTTGTGCCGTCTATTACTGGAGTAGAGTTAGAACTAGCAATAACTACCTTATGTCCTGTAGTTAAACCATGAGGGAGCAATTTAGCCACCGTTCCGGCAGTTCCTGCAGTAGTTACTCGTACAGAAATACTAAAAGTAGTAGTACTTAATACAGTAACCATCCAATGGTCCGAAATACTTGGAATTGAATTACTGTCCTCAATAATTACAATATCGCCAGTAGTTAAATTATGCGCTGCTGAAGTAGTAATTACCGTTTCTGTGGCAGCCGTGTTACTGCTAATAGTTAAGCTCGGACCAGTAGTAGTGACAACAGTAGGATTGGCAACAGTATTGCCTGTAATACGTAAAGTAGTTCCAGAGGTCGATGAGCTAATCTCCTGACTATAATCCGTAAATTTAGAACCCGCACTAGCTGATGTATCATATCGATAACAATATTGCATGTCCCTTGTGGCAGTAGTTCCTTGAACAGTGGTATTAGCGTTATATACCCACGGTTCCTTGCCTCTATCAAAATATTTAAGCATACCTACCGGAGAAGTTTGTACGTCACGAAGATCTGCAACATTAGTAGGAGTACCGGAGATATAACAACGTACCCAAAAAAGAACTCTACTGCTAGGAGGAGTAGTAAATGCTGTAATAGTAGACGTATTACCCGCAGTTGTTACGTTTACAGGGATGCTAAAAGTAGTGGCAGACACCCTAGTAATAGTATGTACACCATCAATAGACGGAGTAGAGTTAGACCCTCTAATAAAAATTTTATCTCCTGTCTTTAAATTATGATTTTCAGTACTCCCACCTGCACCATCTGCAGAAGTGATAATAGTAGGATTAGCTTGAGTAATACTATTAGTACCCTTGCCTTGAAGGTATTTCAAAAATTTAGCAGAACGTCCAGATACCATCCCACTATAGGGATAATCATCTAGCATATGGGATTTATCAAATTCGTCTAACTGAACGTCATGGTTAAACGTAGTAGTAGCCGAATCCATGAAAGTATCTGTATCCCAACGAACATCTGCATAATATTCTTGAAGAAGTCCAGATGCGCCAATATCTTTCTGCCATCCAGCATTGCCAGTACCGCTTAAACCTTGAGATGCAGTAATACGACTATTACATACGACATGTCCTGCCGTGCCTGCGGTAGTGACATTTACTGCAACGGAAAAAGTAGTAGCACTAATCCGTGTAACCGTATGAGTACCATTAATCGATGGAGTAGAGTTAGAACCAGAAATAGTAACAGAGTCGCCTGTATCTAAATTATGACGTTCTGTAGTAATGACCGTAGGATTCGCTAATGTATTACTAGAAATGGTCAATCCAGAAATAGTTTGCCACGGTTCGTTATCCGCTGCAGCACGGTATGCGTCATAATATTGCCATACAACATTTACATTTGAATAATTAGGAACATTTTGCTGTACGGCATGGAACTGTACACCATTAAACGGATATTCCGATCCAAAATACCAAGTACTATTCGCATTCCCTAAAAATTTAGTAACTACACTATTAGAATTCCATAATGCTCTATTACCTGTACCAGCATTGCCTCCATCCATATTAAGAGCAGTCCAGGTGCCTCCTGGCCCATCTCGACCCGTTGTCCATCCACTTCCAGCAGTATTATGTGTATATCTCCAGACTTCGGAGAAGAATTCCGGATCGTCGCACCTAATATCATGAAATAAATCAGGTTTAGTATATAATTCTACTGTCTGAACTCGTGCAAATGTAGAGTTATTAACAGTACGAACATAGGTACGCACCCAATACCTATTGGTATTACGTCTATCATCGCCATGATCTACCTTAGAGATAGCAGCACTATTCACATCTTCAACTAAGGTAGTCCCAGAACTAGCCCACGGGGCTGCCCAGTTCTCTGTAGCATCATTAGCCGTATGCATATCCGGCGTAGTGCCTAAATCCCTTTTGCCCCAATTAGTTAAATTACTAATAGTCCAGTATGTAGAACCATAAGTCTTACCACTATCTAAACCAAACTCAGAATCTGCAGTAGGTGTAAAATTAGTCCAAGCAGTGCCATTCCAATACTGCCACTGCACAGTTTGAGTCTGATTAGATGCCTGAATAGTATTACCACGAGTTAAAAGTGTATATCTTATCCCATCAAACTTAGTATTAGAGCCAAAATATAAGATATCCGTAGTTTCAGGCGTATCCGTATCTTGATATCCAGTTGGACTTACGAAGTGACTAGACCCATCTACCACACGACGAGTTAAATCCGTCCAATAAGTACGAGGATATCGTTCAGGGTCTGAAGTATGGTTAGCATGTGAAGGGTCAGTAGGGTCAGGATGGTAATAAAAGACCATTAAATCTTGCTGAGGGTCTTCACTAGCTAGATCATGTATCGCTTCCAGTCCTGTTTTAACGCCTCTATAGGAAAAATCATCAGGAGTATCCGAAGAAACTGTCCTATAGTTGCCTTTTTGGCTGTAATTACGAGAAATAAGTTCACTATAGGCCGACGGATCCATCTTTAACCGTCGAAGTAAAGTGCGTTCTAAATCTCCACCCGTAGTAGGCTTATAAGTATCATTTTCTAAGATCCTATTAGCTATAAAACTACGAGTAGCAGCAGTTATAGTGCCATTTGTCTCAACCGCTTCCACGGTACGGTCTGCAATATCGTCTAAAAAGTCTCTACAAGTAAGAACTAGGGTCTGCCTATGAAAATCTTCCTCAATACTGACTACTCGCCCTAAAAATGCCACCACACCGTAGTCTTCTAATAAACGAACACGAGTCATTGGTTGATACCAACCTACACGTGACCCCTTAAGATTAGAAACTGTGACTCTTAGAACTCGACTACGATTACCGATACTATCTATTAAAGAATAATCTTTAAAATTCTTTTCAGTAATCCATTGTTCTTGTTTAGTACGGTCTAATTTAACAGACGTAGAAAATTGAAAATTAGTACTAAGAATTGTAGGCATATGCTAAAAATTAGCCCCCTGTATCAACTTGACGCATTTGCATTTCATTCTTTAATACTACAAATTCTGCAGTAAAATTCCAAATATCAGGACGACCTCCCTGATTAACAACAGATACTCTATTAAATAATCCTCGATATCTATGTCGTCCTTTATAATTTGGAGTAGGATCCCAAGAACTATAAACAGTAGTCCCTAGAGGTGGAGAAGAAGTACCTTGCTCTTCTTGGCTGGAAAAAAAGCCATCAACCTCATATTGCTTAATACCATTAACTATGTCACCTCTATTGCCAGACGAGGTAATATTCATATTAACAGTAAAAGTAGTAGCACTGGGTACTGACGCAACAGTATATTCACCAGATAGAACAGGTGTAGAATTAGTATTTCTAATTTCGGCTCTAAGTCCCACAGCAAGATTATGCGCTGCTGATGTAGTAATCACAGTAGGACTAGCTGCCGAAATACCTGTAATACGCAAAGGACTAAAATGTCTTCTATGAGGTTGACGTTTAGCATGCCTACTTTGTTGCCAATGCCATGCATTTTCTCCACTATGTTCTCGACCACGTGGATCATTGCTAGGCTGATCCCCTTCATACGTAGTATCATCCCCAGCATCACGAGCAGTCATCGGTCCAATAGTTAACGCTGGAAATTTATTAATATTCAACCAAGCTCTATCTTTAGTATCCTGAAAATTATGTGTAAAACCGTACTGTGCTCTACACATATCCAATAGATGTTGTCGTCGAAGATGATGACCACTGGTAGACGAAGGATGAAGTCGCCTATCAACTATTAGTCCTTGAATACTGATAACTTCTCGCATCATGCCTAAATCTATAGAAAGGGCATTTAATTGTTCAGTAACCCTAGTAGTATTTTTAGAATTCTTTCTAATACCCGGCAAAGGCATGACCCCTGTTAATGTTTGCCATGTATGAGTAATCATGCTCGCATCAACTTCAAATTCATTAGCTAATATAAGATCTTGAGTATTACGCTGGTCTGTAGTAGCCGTTCCTTTGCCTCCTGGCGCAGAATACCCTCCTAACGTCTTAGACATAACATGAGGACTAATCGTATCTTGCCAATGATTAGACTTTTCTATGCTAGTCCAATATGTAGTAGAACTAACTTCAAGAGCCATAGTAGGGTCAGCAGCAGCTATCGCACTAGGCTGATCCGGATAATCATACGTTCCAGCACTTTTGGCTTTACCATAAGGAGATGTTTGTAAATAAACCTCATCCACATCAGGTCGATAAGGATCATAAGGAAAACTTAATATAAGTTTACGAGTAAGATTATTAGCTGTATTTTGATATTGGGTCATTATTCTCCATTAGCCTCCAGTTCATCAATATCTAACCCAGCATTCGGATCTATTTCTAATGTAGCAATAATAGCGGAATCATTTGTGCCATGAAAACTTATATATCCTTCACTACCGTCATCCCAATAGATAGATTCATTGATTGCTTGACCGTTTATCGTATCGTTTTGAGTATCAGTAAAACAACCAAAACTAGTATTAATTTCATTTAAAGCACTGAAATTATTATACCGTCCATATGTAGCAATCTCCTCTGCATTACTCGTAGCAGTTGCCATCTGCTCCGCAGATAAAGCAGAATATAAACGAAAAGTATTAGTATTAGTATCTACTTTATAAATCAAATAACCACCATCAATCTTAGGCGTACTATTAGTATTCATGAGAGTAATAGGTTGAAAATTCACTAAACCTTCTTCTTCTACTACACTAATATCACCACTACTCAAATTTTTAGGTATGGCTAAATCCTGTGCAGTTCGAATTTCTATTTCAACATCAGGATTAGGACTCCAACGTTCTGTTTGAGTAGCATAATCTGAATGACCAAAACCTTCTTTAGTTCTCGGATCTCTACCTGTAGGAAAAGCAGTAGGTTCCGTTGCTCCTGTTCCCCATCCCGCTCCTCCTGTATTGCCAGAATCTGCTTCAACTAATCTAATTCTATTAACACGACATATCCCAGATTGTAAACCTTCAGCAGCAAAATTACGGCCTTGAGGATGTTCATTTTGAAATACGGTAAATTCCATATTCCAGAACCACCTATTAGGCAATCCTCCATCTTGTCTAAAAGATAAACTCTTAATTAACCCACGATATGATAAATTCATACCAGAAGGTTGATCCCCTACGGCCCAGTTCTCTCCTTGATCACCTAACCCAGCATTTAATTCCTGATCATATATAGTCAAACATGTATAGGCACGAGGATTAAGAGGTCCGCCTGCCCTACCTCCCCACCGATTTCCACTTTGACTACGTCCAGTTTTATAATACTGTAAACGAGCAATGTTTAATAAAACTTGTTTACGGGGATTAGTAGCTGAAATCTCTCCTTCATCTACTAAAACACCGTCTAATTTGATGGATTCAGTTCGCATGCCTAAGGCAATAACAATATTATGTAATTGCCCAGGAGTACCAGCGTCTTGTTTAGCTCCAGTTGCATTATCAACACCAGGTAACGGAGATACCATTGTGTTGTCAGCAACATCATGACTAATAGAATTACAACGTAATTGAAAAGCAGTTGTAGTTGGAGGTCGATGTTGTCCTCTAGCTACTAGTGTAATTTCATTATTTTCTTCTGAAATCAGCATCTGATGGGCTTTAACTGTATCTTGTGCTACCCCATTCGCATAATTCTCAATCATGCCACTATCAGTAGCTTCTTTTACTAAATCCCAACGAGGAAAATCTACAAAATATAACTTTTGATTAGACCCTACGTACTGGTTAGGAAGTCCATAAACCTTACGTAAATCTGAATCAGCTAATGCAGTTCCGTCCGGTGTGCCAGTTTCCGTCATATTAGCGTCACTAGCAGCCTGAATTGTAATCGTAATAGCCATTTATGATCTTCTATACCCCATTAAAGAACGAAGTTTCATCCATATGATCGATACGAGCTAAATCACCTATAATATCCTGCACTGTCGCACGAGTATTAATATTAACGTTCATAACACGAGTGGAACTAACACCGCCTCGACGACCAGAACTACCTCGACGACCAGTAAAGTAATCACTTAATGGATCACGGGAATAATAATCATCCATCCATGCAGCTTCGGCATAATTAGGAGTCTCTTCTCGTTGAAATCCTCCTTCAGGAGGGCCATAATCAGCAAAAGACTCCGCTGAAGGGCCAGAATCACTACCTGAGCCAACTTCATGTATTCCTGAGGGGACATCAACTACTGCTGGAGGATCGGGTGGTTCCGGCGGAGTCCATCCTCCGTCATCCTCCTCGTAATACTCTTCTTCTTGGGCAACGGGTGGTACTATCGGTTTTGTATAACATAATCCATCAGGATTAGTACTTTGCCACGGATGAGTTTCTCCGCATATTACTTCATTTTTCCTAATAAACCCCTTAAGACCTGATACTTGGCTGGCACCAGCCCCATAATAATTGCCTATTCCTCCATACATCCAACCCCAAGGAGTATCATCATCACTACCTGACCATGTATTCCGCCACTCATCAGTCCAGGTTACTACTGCTTGAGTCGCCTTTTTAAAAGCAAATTTTGGCTCTGCAAGAGTTGAATTTATTTGTGTCTGGAGAGAATTCATTTCGTCAATCATACTCTGAATTTCTGCAGCCGAAGTATCAGGAATCGCAGGATCCGCTAATGCTTGAATAGCAGTTTCTAGCCTACTAGCAAGACTATTAGCCAGTGCAGCGGGTGCTCCGCCTAATGCTCGTCCTTGTTCTACTAAGTTATGGATAGCTTCAACATCAAGGATATCGCCATCTACACCCATTTGCACTGCATGAACGCCATTTTCAACTAAGTCAGCTAAAGAAGTCCATTGAGCATTTACACATTGATTAGCGATAGTAAAGCAATTATTAATCTCATCTGCAACTGAAGAATCTAATACGAAATCTCCTAAACTAAGAGTAGAAAGTGTTCTTTCTATTTCATTTGTAATCTTATCAAATCCAGGATCAAAACCATCTAATGGGTTAACTATATTACCCGCTGCCATTTCGGCTGCTTTGGCTTCAGTAGCTGTTTCATCTTCCATTTGCTGATAAATACTAGAAATATCATCCCAAGTATTAGGCAAATGTCCTCGGATAACTGCATCATCGAATCTAGCTAAATCTCCGCCGGGTCCCATCTGTTTCTGCTCATGTTGAATCGCAAAAGTTTGAACAGCCTCGGCTCCCTCAGCTAATGATTGAGTAATATTGCCTAAAAACATCCCAACACCAGCCTGAGCACCTTGCATCTGACCTACTACATCAGAAGGAACTACTAATTCACCACCGTGTAGAGTAGCTGAAACGGCTGCACCTGGCCCTCCAGGGATTATGCCTCCTAATTGATTTAAACCTGCATCTGTAGTGTCATCATCGCCTCCAAAGCCCAACGCTCCCGCAATCTTTGTTCCTGCAAACCGTCCCGGTAAAGTCATTGGATTAGCGTAACTAGCTATCTTGCCCCATTTCACAATGGTGTCAGATACATCAACATCACCTTGTTCATTAGTGGATGCAACGATATTCTTAGCCGTCCATTTTGTTGCCTCTCTAATGGCTACACCCAGTGCAGGAATAGCGGTAAATAGAAACCAATTTTGAAGTTTTCCCAGCAATGGAGACACCGTATTCCAAAAGCCTCCAGTTCGAACATCGGTAATAAATTGTTCTATCCAAGCTGCAGTTTTTGCCCCCGCTTCAGAGAACATAGGAATATGCTGCATAAGCATCTGCATGCCTCTCATTGCCAAAGGCAAGAAAGGAAGCAAGAATACGTCAGCCATTGCTCCAAATATCTTAAAGAAAGAACCTGCTATGCCTTGAAAGACCTTACTACTCTCCATTATTTGTTTTACGAAACCTAGCATGCCGGAAACACCAGCAGTAATCACACCTATAGGACCACCTTGCTTAAACGCACCTGCCATACCCTCCATCATGCCTGCACCAGGAAGTTGTTTAGCTATTTGACCTAAACCTTTAACTATTTCTCCTGGCCCACCTTGCCCAAACATAGCAGTATTTATCCTGCCACCGGAAGATGTTGCCGAACCAGCTAATGCTGTTCCTGCTCCTCCTACCGTACTAGCAGCACGACTTACATTTTGTAATATAACGGGTATTGTTATGGGTCCGGGCATAATGTCTCACCTAGAACATAATAAAGAGTACTTATATTGTATCAAAAATTGAAAAAATTACCATTAATCCCCAGCAGGGAAAGGATATCGAACTGCATGCTCAGAAGGTGGAGGAGGTCTTCTCAAACGAGTACGTGGAGGGCGAGTACCTTTAATAGTATTAGCATTACCTAAAGAAGGAGGAGCATCTGTTTCTTGAGCAGGAGTAGTAGTGATCTGGTAATCCTGTGGCCTTGCATTCGTAGACGCAGCACCTTGGATTCCTCCATTGAAAACTCCTATTATCTCAGAAAGAAGATTTTGAACAACAAAAAAACGCCGGAAAACAGATAGATCATCCATTTCATATATCTCTTCACGAGAATATCCGGCGAATTTTACTAAAATCTCAGCCTTTATGCGAATACTTAACGCATCTTTGCCCTCATCTACGCTTTTTTTACTTCTTCCACATTCTGCTCAACAGGTTGTGGAACCAAAGTAATAAGTTTCTCTCCAATAGCTCTATCTAATTGATTAAGAGTAGTTTCTGTAATAGGCTTAATTGGCCCATCAGTAATCATTCTCGTTAGAGCAGCTGAATAATATTTAGATACTGAGAATTTAAATCCTTCTGTAGCATCCCACTGCTGAGCGTCATCAATGCACTCGTTCTTTTGGCCCCAACTTAAGTCTTTATACTTAAATTGCCAACGCTGCCCTGCATGTTCAATCTCTAATACCTTCTCTTCACGTCCAGCATAAAGAAATGAAGGATCATTACCAAGAGGAAGGGATTGATCTACAGGAGCATCATTAACTTCTGTAGACTCTTCTACGACTATTGGAGATTCCACTGAAGGGATAACTGTATTATCGTTTGCTTCAAAACTATTAACCATATTTTCCTCTACAACCTTTCTAGGACGACCTCTACCACGTTTTTCCTGAACCATTAACCTTTAACCTTTTAGTCTTCGAATGGAACTTCACTCTCTTTAACAGTATTTTCTTTAGTAATACCTGCTAATTCCAGAGCAATTCCGTAATTAGGAGCTAAAATAGTTACCTTCTGCCATTCCTCTTCTGCAGGCTTTGTATTAACAGTATATACCATTAAATTCGGCCTGTCAGTATCTTCGACAGCGAAATCAAATGTAGTGTCTGATTTTTTTGAAGTAGAGGAAGTTTCCGCTTCTTCTACTTCCATCTCAGGGACTACTACGTCGTCTTGTTCATCTTGTGGTTCTTCTATTGGAGTAACCATACCCGATCTCCTTAGTCGCCTGCTGCGACTCCGTCCATAATTTCCATATGCATTGAAGAAACCATACCTTCAATATCCATTGGAACATGCACACTAGGCGGAGCAGGAACATTTAATGGCGCAGACCTGAGCACCATACCTACATCACTTTCACTACCTAGATTACTAGACGTAGTAGAAGGCAACTTAAACTTAATCTTATCATGTGCACTTCCAGAAGTACTAAAATCATTGACCTTACGTAATTCGACCTCAATTCCAATACCCTTTAGAGTATCTTGATCTCGAATATCCGAACTTGTCATAGCTTGATTGAGTAAGTACCGCAAGAACTGAGCATCCGTAGGAGAACTCGACGCTGGATACGCATTTGAGCCATCATCATCCAAATCTAATGACCCACCAAAGCTGATGTTGCGTCTACCTTCTAGAATCTCATGTAAAATCTGCCGATTGTCACGAGGACTTGCAGCATCATTTTGAGTCACATAGTAACGAGGATCTAATCCATTATCAATAGTAATATTAAACCTACGGAAGCGAGCTATAGGCTCGCCTTGGAACGTAAGCTGTACAGAACTATAGAAATATGGTTGCTCAGTAACTCTAATATTTTTCATATAATTAGGAGCAAGCGTATTAGTAGCTCCAGTGCCTTCAGCCTTATACTTTAGAGTCCGTGTAGCATTATCATCGGCACCAGTCAAAGAGTCCTCACCAATATTGTGAGAAAAGTCTCTAGCCATGAAATCCGCCCCGAAGTTAACAGGATTTCCTTCTTCAAAGTTAAAAACAAGTCTAGAAACTTTACAACCACTGTAATTAGTAATGAAATTACTGCCGTCATCTGCCCTAAATCGTGCTCCTAAAGTAAACGAAGGCTGAACAAGAGTAGGACGAATCATAACTAACTTACTAAGGTTAGCATCCCTAGTGACATTTAGTACGTTATTAGCATTACTAGCTGCGGTAGCACTAGAGGCTACTCCAATGCCATGAATACTAAATTGATGGCTGGCTCCTGAAGGAGGACGAATACCATTCCATCCCGCTTGAGTTAATGCCTGATCTTTAAATACGTTAATGACCGTATTTCCACCGCCTGAACCGATATAGGCCCAAGTATCTTGAGTACGGTCAGGAGCTTCTCCCAATTTATCCGCTACTATAACGATATGAGTAGGAGGATCGGCTTTGTATGTACTAAAATCATCACTACCTACTGTAAAAGTAGTAGCAGCAGTAGTACTAGTGCCTGTAGAAACGGTATATGTTCCTACAGAAGCTGAATAGCTAGCATCCGCATTTTTACCATTAAATGCCAAGCCTAAACATTGTTCTAAGAATAATCGACTAGCATCATGACAAAGAAGAGTTTGAGATACTCGTCCTTCTAGACGCTCACGGCCTTGAACAGGGAACAACATGTTCCGATTCATCACACCAAGACCATAGAATGGCTGCCAATCAAAGGTTGGCGTAGGAAGATCAACACCACCCGTCACTAACCCCCATTGGCCTCTTAGCATTCCTGCTACAGAAGTGCCTCCGGCAGTTACTAATGAGGCTAATGCTGACGTAGGAGGCACTACCCCATAAGAATGTTCTTTCGCCCAGGCTACGTCAGCTAAATCTGCTCGGTAACGTGCTGGCATTTTACTTAACTCCCTCTACGATTCCCTTATTCTATTAGCAAGGTCATCGATGTCATCAGAATATTCGGCTAAAACGGGACTAATTATCTCTTTTATAATTATATCTTCAGGAATCGTATCTAAAGTAACAAAATTACCATCTATTTCAAAAGTTGCCTGATTACTTAAAGTACGAGTATAACCACGAACATCTCGTCCACTACGTTGATGTTGTCTCACATCAACTTCATGTTCTCCTTCAATAGTTCCAAAATCTACTTCTATAAATGCCTTTGCCTCAGTGTCAGTTATTTCAAAACGAGTATTAAAATCATAATTAACCGTCTGTCCTGGCAGTCTAGTACCAATCCAATTATCTATTTTTGCGGATAATTTATCTTCTATCTCATCTAATAATTCAGGATAGTATTCTTCTGCTACCCTACTTAATATTTGGGTATTAAACTCTTCAGCTTCTCGTGATTCTTCAGGCATATTTTATGATAACTCTGTAACTACTTCACCATGAGTACGATATTGTCCTCGTAACTCACTAGACCAATATTGAAAATTATTAATATTCTCTCTAAATGACTGGTATTGAAAGAATTGAAACTCTCGTGTAGATAAATCTATATGATCAATATCAAACGTTCTATTTGCAGCTAAAGACGTAAAAGCAACCTCATCTATTAATGTTGGGTCCCAAGTTCCAACAGAAGAAGAAGCTGTTGCATCTAAATTAATCACTTTTTCTACAAAATCGGTACTATCTACAGTCACATCCCACGTTCTAGATAATCCTGATCTATTAGACGCATCTCTAAGTGTTACACCTATAACATCAGAACCACTATCAATCTTAACAAAAAATCTAATTTGTTGTAAACGTCTAGGATAGGGTTTTATTGTAAATGTTGAAGGAAACCCTCTATACGCTTCTCCATTTCCCCCTCCACCTACTACTACACGCATAGCATTTGTGCCATATTTACGAGCAGAAGTTAAAAGAGAAAGCGTAGAATTAGTAGTTGTATCTCCCCAAATAGCCGATAGTGCTGTCGTATCAGCATAACCTTCAAAGCCATCTAATAAATAATCAACAGGAAATAGACGTTTAGAGAATAAAATACGCCTAATTTCTTCCATATGATCATACATTCTCTGTCGAGACGTAAATGTATTCAACTCAATAGTCATATTAGCATCAAAAGTACGATGCTGGAAGCCTAATGTTATAAAATTCTCCGTTGTCCCGCCTAATGAAATGATGCAATGGTCCCCAGTATTGCGTAAATCGATACGTTGAGCGTCGGCATACGGCTTTTCTATAATAACAGGCTTAGGAATATTACCGCTTCTAGTATCCCAATAAGAATCTAGTAGATTAGCTAATAATTCCGTAGGCCGTGCGCCTGGAGTATAGGCTAAAGTAGTCAATTAAGGCACCCATAGACGTACACTGCGTAGCTCTTCCATTCGCTCTTCCGCATTTTCACGCCAATAATTAACTTTTTGTTCTAATGAATACCTATCAGTTCCTTGAGGAACAATAGTTGTGTAATCATAATTAGAAATTATGTCAGCTGAAGCTAATTTAGTGGTTATGTCTTCAACCATACCTGCAGCGACATCTTCATCAAAGTCCCTGCCCCACACATAGTTAACATTAATTGCTCGTTTAAACTCCCCAAATCCCCAAGTATAGATAGCAGAACGAGTATAAGTGAAAGGAATACTCAATAATCTAGTTAATGGTATGATTCCAGTCTTCTCATCTACAAAATAGTCTTGAGCACGACCTTCCAACATAAGAGTGAACGAACTACCGTCCCAAACAGAAAGGTCAATAACCTTTATAGCTGGCTGTCTCTTAAGAACTAACCCATAACGACTGAATTCATAAGTCTCATCTGGCCTAAAATTAGGCTTCCATGAGTTGGTAGTGTATCTATCAATACGACTTTCTACTCTTTCAATGATTCTTTCGACTTCTGCAATACTTGGAGCAGTCGTTGTAGAAAAATCTTGACGTAACTGTAAGAATTGAGCAATACGACTAGGAGTAGTGTATCCATAAGTAGGAAAGGGAAACGACCTCTTCATAGTAGCGACAGTAGTGACCTCTGAAGCAGCCACACGTATCCAGTATTTAGCCGTACCTGCGGATGTATCTTCAGTTTTAAGTCCAGAATTGGTATTTTCAATACCTGTTAGAGTATTAGCTGTCCAATCGTTAGGAACTCTAAACTGTGTAACTCCAGAAATCGAATCAAGAACATAATTACGAGAGATTGGGAGATTTTTCCAAGCACTACCATCCCAATATTCCCAATCCAACAATGTGCCGTAGTCTCCTGCAGTATCTAATTCAAAAAATACAGCATTAAAAGTACGGTCTAGACCTAAATAAATCTTATCTGTCGTTTGACCAATAAGACTAACAGCTGCTCCAGGTATGTCTGAAGCAGCAAATTCATGGTCTACAAAAGCCGAAGCACTATTGTCCCAGAGGTAAAATGAATCCCAAACGATCATCTAATCATCCTGTATTGTCTCTATGGGTTCTACTTCAATCGTGCCAGCATCAGGGGCAGCATCAGGGGCAGCAACACCATCGGCGTTCTGTTTCCCTCGTAGATACATGGCAATTCCATTTAAATTGTGAATTTGTTGCGTAAGCTGGTCACGTTGAGTATTTAATGTGTTTAATTGACCAACCAAGGTTTCCAATTGTTTATTAACCTGTTCCAAATCGCCTTCCACGTTTATATCTGACATCCTCTACCTTACCTCGCCTAGAATTAACATATTATACCATAAATAACTTTATTTTAATTACCCCCGTAACCGCATTAGTTCTTTCAGTTCTTCAAAGGTGATGCTATCATTTGCTAACTTAGTTTCTAAATCAACTAGACGAGTATTAACAACAGGTGCTTCTTGCCCCACCGTATCGTCATCATTAATTATATATTTCTTGCCGTCTTCTAAAGGAGGGGCATCCACAACAGCATAATCCTCTACACCCCCACCTAATTCAGAATTAATCACATTCTGCAATATCTGTGCTTCTGGAGTCTTTCCTTCAAAAACATAATCGGCAATAATTTTAGTAGCTTTTTGATATACTATTTTCATATCTTCTCCTAACCTAAATAAAGGATATAGCCAGTTACATCTACACCACTATTGCTTTTACTCCATGTGAAAGTAAGACCATTAGAAGTTAATGCAGCCGAAGCATACATTTGGTCACTAGCACTACTATTGTTTCTAACATTTATAGCGTGGCTTGCTGATAGTGAGAAAATAGTTGTGGTCATAGAACCGTTTTGGGCATTATGGTATATATTTCTTCCACCATCAGAGTCATCAACAAAACCCCAAGCAGCACCAGCACCCCCATCACCCGCATAGATAATGGCAGCTTTTGGAGCAAACCCTGCTCCTGTAAGAGCTTGTGTACCAGCCCCCGCTGAAGCAGTTCTTGTGAAACTTTCAACAGTAGAAGATATGCCAGCAGCAGCCCAAGTCAATCCACCACCTTCTCCTGATTGAGCTTGTAAGAACTGACCATTTGTTGGAGCATTACTTACATCCAATTTGGCTTCAACGATAGAATCATCTGCAATTCTTGCAGCGGGAAGTGTGCCAGATGTAATTTGCGTTCCATTAAGGGCAGTTAAAGCACCACCATTTAAGGCTGGTAGAGTACCATTAGCCGTAATGTTAGCAGCAGCTAATGCCGTAATCCCTGCGCCACTACCAGTAAGAGTTGTAGCTGCAACAGTACCCGCTACTGTTACAGTCTCATTCGTAAGAGTAATAATATTAGTATCAGTGGAGATACCGATTCGACCATTTCCACCAGAATCTACCAGGATTGTGGAATTTCCAAATCCTGTACCACCTGTGCCATCAAAGATAACTACAGCGTTATCAGTACTGGCTCCAGGAGTACTTATTGATGGGTCATGACTAAGTGCAGATGGCATTTAATAACTTCCTTAGTTTAATCTATCACCTATCTAAATTCTTCAGGCACATTCGCTGCCCTAAAATCAGCAATAACCTCTGCTGTATGTACCGCCCTTGCTACATTCTGTACGGTAGCATCTTCACCACTTACATCAGCACCAGGAACAATTACATGTCTGTGGTAGGTTCTCGATATTTCCACACCATCTTTTTCTATAATCGTGTCAGTTCTGACTTGTATCTGTCCGTCAGGTAGAACCTCACAGGAACCAGTTATTGTTTTTTCTTCTAATGCCATGTTTCCTCCCTATGCATCGGTTTCGTATTGACCAGTAAAAACCATTGAAAATGCCCTATCATCTATATGAGAGTAATTAAGTGGTTGCACACCTTGATATGTTGACCATTTATGTAAAATCACATATGCAGTATTAGCATTTACCATACCAGTGATATTTTGACTTGCTGAACCTGTATTAGATAGAGTAGCTCCATAAGAATAGGAACAACATATAGCATAATTAAAACCAGTTCCTGTTGAAGCAGCAAATGGTAAACCATCAATTTTTGCTTGGCTACCATCAGCTAATGTACTACTGTCTAGATTAGACGCAATATATATTTGAATAGTGACCCATCTTCCTATTTTCACATAACGTCCAACTTGATTTGTGTACGTTTGGCCTTCGCTATTACTATAAGACCAATCTTGAAATACAGGTGTAAACGTACCTTCTTCATAGTCATCAAGAGTATTAGCATTTGAAGAAAGAGTAACGGAAGCAGGAAAAGTTATGTTTCCAGTACCATTTTGAAAAGTAATATTTTGTGCTGATATATCGGAATTCATAATTAAACCAGCACCAATCGTTAGTTGTTTAGCACCGTCAGCATAAAAAGCCAGATTATTGGCAGTTAATTCTTGAATATATGTATTACTGCCACCGTCAAAAAATATCTTGCTTTGTGCAGGAACAGATAAATGTGTACCATCAAATGTCAGATTGGCTTCACCATTTAACGTATTAGCAGTACCAGAACCAGTTATAACCCTATTATCAGCATTACTATTAATGGTTGTTCCAGCTGCAGCTGCCCAGGTCAGCACACCTGAGCCATTAGTCTGTAAAAATTCGTCTGCATTTCCGTCGTTTAAGGGCAAAGTAAAGGTATAATCGGCAGCTAAACTAGCATTAGTTTTGATAGCAATATAATTTGCACCTTCATAAAACCTTAATTCCTTCTCATCACCAGTTAAATGAAGATAACCAGTAGCCGTGACGTTATTTAGACCAGTAATATTATTGGAGGCATCAACAAGAACTCCACTATTAACTAACGTCTTTCCACCGGTCCCTGACCACTTAACTACCGCAGTATCGGTACTACTGCCAGGAAAAGTAGCTGCAGGATCATGATTTATTGCTGTATTAGCCATTAATTATTCCTTAGGTAAGCCTTCGGGCCATTTTGCTTTGAGTTGTTCGGGCGTATCGACGCCCGTGGTTATATCGAATGTTTGTGGTATATCTCGGAGGTTTTGTTTCTCGGTTTTAATGGTTGCCTGAGCATCCGCGTTCCCATCTTCGACCGCCCGCATAAACGTAATATCTTTGGCCGCCAGTTCTCGGTCGCGAATTGCTCTAATATTGTTCATGTGTATCATTCGTGCTTTTGCCATATTCACAGTAATCGCCAATTTCAACTCCACTCCCAAGAGTTTCTAAAATACCTGTCCGTTGGAATCTCGGTGTCCTCGGCTATTTGGTATGATGTGCAATCATCCGGTATCGTAAAATCTGCCATTATCACAATGGCCTCTGATTCGCTTAAACCGCCGCGAACCAAACCTTCGACAAATCTTCTCGCCTTTATTTCTCGGTCGGAACCCTTTTTAGAAGTTAAAAAGTTTTCCCAACTGACTGCGTATGCTTTTTCTGAGTCAGAATCCGATCCTATCAAATGTTTCGCAATCTCTTGTTCGATTCTTGATTCTTGTATAAATTCACCACTACCAGTTAAAGCGTCAAGAATGACCGGCGAAATATGCCCAATTGCGACCGAATTATCCTCCCTCAAAAACACTATGACTTTCATTTATTGATCTCCGAAGGCGGCAAAACCTTGTTGATGATCTGAGGTAATCGAACCCTCTTTCCCCGCAAACAATCGCAGTTTGGAAGCCGTCTTTTGATATCCCCAGGAATTATATACAGCGTCATTATCCCCCATCACATAAGTGGCTGCGCCGTAATTAGCAGAAGAAAAAGCGGTCGTATAATTAAATTCAACGTCGCCGTTTCCGTTGTCCGTTAACGATCCAACGTTATAATTAGCGAGTAAAGTCGCACCGTCGGCGGACGCTTCCCCCCATGCCTTAGCTACCCCAGGAGAATCCTTAACTAAATCAGGGGGAACATAGGTATCTTCATTAGTTTCAGCTTCCATTGCTGCTTTAGTTGCTTGAGAAGGGCCAGAACTGACAGCAGCCCACGTTAATCCACCCGCATTTCCACTTTGTTTAGATAAAAATTCTCCATTATTACCAGCATTTGAGATATGAAGATTATCTTCATCCACCGATTGGCTAGACATATGTTCAAGGTCAATACTTCCAGCAGCATAATGCTGTGAATCAATCGCATCATTAGCAATACTAATTGTAGCTGCTCCATTAGCTCCTGCATCAGTTAATGTAATACCTGATCCCGCAGCTAATGTTCGTTCAGACGTTAATGAACCATTAGTACTCAACGTGACATAAGTAGCATCATTAGGGGCATTTGTTTGCACACCCGTAGATATTATCTCCCCACGATAGTGAAGAAGTACCATCCTAGCATTTTGAGAAGTAACTAACGCTACAGGCTTAGAAACTTGACCAGCCGTGCTAGGTTCAGTCGCCGTTAACAGCCCTGCCGTAGTCTGGGACAAGAACAGAACCGTTCCCGCTGCTACGTTAGCTGCTGAAATGGCACCACCTGTAGCAATCTCTCCATTAAGAGTAATAGTAAAGTCATTACCCGATACTGAAGTTACTACTCCGACAACTTCAGAATTCGCTGCCGAATCAGCTTGTGCTTTAGCATAAGTATCATTACCAGTAACCTTTACGGCTTCGCCTACAGCTAATCCATGACTACTTTGAGTAACTGCAATCTGGAAATCGCCTGTAATTGCAGCCTGTACAAAGGCAGTAGTGGCGATTCTAGTCGAATCATTGCCAGAAGTTTGAGTTACAGCAGTAGCATTTCCAGTAATAGCCGGAGCAGTAAAAAGATTCGCAACAGTCATCTCTTTAACGGCCCCAGCCGACGAATCATGAACCAGTACACTATCACCTGTAGCAGGAGCAGCACCTAAATCAGTAGCATTAGTGATAGCTGTAGCAGTAATAGCATCCGCCATACTACTTATTCCGCCTACATCACCTAATTCCACTCCCCAGAAACTAGCACCAGCTAAAGGAGCAGATCCGAAAGTGATTGTAGAGCCAGAAACTGTGAAAGCAGACCCTGGTTCTTGCATTACACCATCAACAGCAATCATTAAGGTAGCATCACGAACAACATAAATATTAGAACTACTTACCTGAAGGGTAAAAGCAACAGTACTTCCGTTAAAGCCGGAAGAAATGTCATCTAATATTCGAAATGCACCTGATTTACTAGGTGCTCGTCCTATATAAGGCATTACTTATCCTCTTATCTCATCCTCATAAGCTCTTTCATCTCTTCAAACGTAATACTGTCATCTGCTAATTTAGCTTCTAAAATCTCTAGTCTTGCTATACGTTCATTTCGTACAATAGCAGCTTGAGCCTCTTCTTCTTCAGTCATTAATCATCCTTTATGCTACTAACATACCTTCCCACCTTGAGTGGATATTGGTTGAACCATTAATATCAACAGTCTTACTACCATTGCTAATTTTCAAGTCAACAACAACACCTTGTCCAGCATTCAAATCCATCATACAAGTGATTGATATTGGCGTGAAACTATTTGTTCCTGTAACCCCCGCATTGTAGGGGTCAAAATAATTTATATATTCTAACCACGGGGATGATGTTGTTTTAATTCTAATGTAACCTTCATCGTGACTAGATGAAATGCCTGTTAATGTTAATGCTGCTTCAAACCAGTATATTCCATCTACGGGAGCAGTAAAGGTAGAACCGCTTAAATTTGCACCGTAGTCCCAAAGCTCAGTATCCCAAACAACTACATAACCATCGTGATTTCCAGTTATATTAGAGATAGTAGAAGTAACTCTTGTTCCAAAACAAGGACTTTTAGGCTTATTAATAGAACCGTCCTCATTAAGAGTTAGTGCTAGTACTTCACCTGTTGCTCCATCTGGAACGGTATAAAAACGCATTTTTGAACCACGATTGCTTGCACTCCATGCGTTATCAACACTATCGACTCTAATTCTAGCCCCTAACTCAAATGAATCTCCATCAGATGCTAGAAAATCTATTGCTCCTAAAATCTCATTGGCCTCTAAAGTGGTATGACTACCTTTTGTAGCGTTATTAGATTTTTGTAAAACTAATCGAGCAGGATAATTGCTAGTAGTATATGCTTCGACTCTTAATCCAGTAGTAGCTGTTCCTGCTGTTCTAATGGCAAGAGCAGAAGCGTCCCAAGTAAAATCTGCACTTCCCCCGAAAGCACTACTGTTATTAAATTGAACATGTGTATTTGACCCACCTGGGCTTCCACCACCAGTAGCAGCAATAGTTAAATTATCTCCAGATGGAGTCAAAGTAATATTGGACCCAGCTACTATAGTTAGATCATCAGCACTACCAGTACTAGGGGTTAATCGTAAAATAGCATCATTAGTAGAATCTACCCAACTAGTGCTGTAAGTAGTATTAGTATCAGCAGAAACAGAGGCCCATTCTAATACGCCTGCTCCACCACTATAGGAAGTAACCTTCAGATAATCATTAGCTGAAGGGACCGCTGCCGGAAGAGCCATTGTATAAGACGTACTAACAGTGGCTGGAGACTCTAAAGCTATATAGTGGGACGAATCAGCATCTGAAAATCTAATCTCGCCCCGTGTAAGGAGAGTTAGATTACTACCATCACTAGTAATACCAGTTATATTTCCAAAACTACCCGCACTGGTATCACCCCAGCGTACTAAACCATTATTAGTCGTACTACCTGGGAGTGTTAAGGCAGATGCATGATCAAATGCCGTATTAGCCATTTATTACTCCCTTATTACCTACTAAACATTACGGATAAATTTACTGCTTCCCATCCAGTACTACCAGCAGTCCAATCTAATGAACACCCATCACTAGTAATAGTGCAAGTAGCTGATAATGACCATGTCCCATTAGAAATATGGACAATCTTTCCATTTCTAGCCCCATAATAGCCATTAGACTGTAAACTAGTACAGAACTCAGAATCATCTTCGTCAGAATGACCTATAGATGAGCCACCAGTAGTAGTGCCTGTAGAAGCAATAATCTCCACTTTTGTTGGCGTAAACCCTGCTCCTGTAATAGATTGGGGGTCACTAGTAGTTCCTTGAGTATAAGAGGTATAAACTCTCTTTGTACTTAAAGCACTACTAGCAGCAGCCCAAGTTAATCCACCAGTATTTCCCGATTGTGCTGATAAAAACTGTCCATTGGTAGGTGCGTTACTAACTTTTAAATTCGCTTCATCTATTATATTATCGGTGATTGAAACAACCCCAGCATTAGTCATAGTGGCCTCACCACTCAAAGCTGCTGCGGTAAATCCAGTACCATCACCAATAAGTATCTGTGTGTCAGCTACCGCTTTATCACTTGCATCACCAGAAGAGTTAGCATCTCTAACTTTAACCGTATTAGCTGCCATATTTGCTAATTTAGCATTAGTAACAGCATCATCAGCTATCGCAGCCGTACTAGCACCAATAACTTCACCACGATATGGAAGTAAAAGCATCTTAGCGTTCTGCGTAGTGACTATTCCGACAGGTTTAGAGATCTGTCCAGTGGTTGATGGCTCTGTAGCTGTTAAATCACCTGCCGCTGAAGCACTTAAGAAGACAACTGTACCTGCTGCTACATCTGGAACGGCTGCAGCGACATCAATCTCACCAGCTATGGTTAATGTGAAGTTATTAATATCCGCAACAACGGTCACAATACCAATAACTTCGGCATTTGCGGCTGAATCAGCCTGTGCAGTAGCATATGCACCAGCAGAACCACTGGATTTAAGTACTTTTCCTACCGCAAAACCATGACTAGACTGTGTCACAGCATAAGAAGTGCTATTAAATCCTGTTATAGTGCCACTATTCGCTAAAGTAGCCCCGGAATCAATGGATAAAGTGGACCCATTAAGCACATTTAGTGTATTTGCAGTGAATCTGAAGTCATCAGCACCCGAAATCTGTACATCGATCTGATCATCGGTGTTTGCATGTATAGATGTATCCCCATCTACATCTAAAATCAGTTCTGAACCATTCACATCCCATGATTCTGTTGCAGATGAGATAACTTCACCACGATAGTTAACCATCAACATCTCAGAATTAGCAGTAGTGACTACAGCAACGGGTTTGGAGATCTGAGCAGCCGTAGTAGGCTCAGTTGAGGTTAAATCCCCCGCACTAGAGGCAGATAAAAACAAAACAGACCCAGCAGTGACATTAGGAACAGCCCCATCAACGGTAATTCGGCCTGAAAGGGCCATAGTGAAGGTATTTGCATCAATAACCTGGACAACAATGCCTACAACTTCAGCATTTGCAGCAGTATTAGCTAAAGCAGTAGCATAAGTACCATCAGAGCCACTGGATTTCAGTACTTTTCCAACTGTAAACCCGTGGCTTGACTGTGTAATCGTGACTAAATCGGCCCCACCCGAAAGTGAGGCTCCAATCTTAGTTAGGGTCATGCAGAATGCTCCAAGTTATCACTTTAGCCTATCTATTTTACCATAAATAGAGTTTAATTACTCACGAATTAATGCCATCCCAAAGCAACACCAGTAATAGTCAAAGTGCCATTACCAAATGTAATTAGATCCGTATCAGCAGCCAATCCCATAGTAGTGGCACCGACAAGAATAGTAGAATCTTGAATCTGATTCCCACCGGTCCCATTCCAACGAACTAGAGCAGTACTAGTGCTACTCCCTGGAACTGTAAAAGGTGGTGCATGTGCTATTGCTGTAGGCATCTATCCTCCTAATGCAGTAACTTTAGCGTCCAATTCTTGGACTGCTTTCACTAGTGCCGTAGTAATTTGTGTCATAGTCACTGATTTAAGGTCAGGTATACCATTTGGGTCACGTTTACTGCCTGCTTGTTCTTCATCAATATCTATATCAGCAGTCTCAACCGCTTCAGGAATAATTGCCTCTACTTCTTGAGCTAGGAACCCATAGAATTTTTGACCAGGCTCTCCCCAACCTTTGCCAGCCATGAAATTATATTTCACAGGACGTAATTGAAGAACTTCAGCTAATCCTACTGTAGTATCTTCTATATTTTCCTTAATTCGTTGGTCTGAAATATCATTGGTCGCAGAACCGGAGAGAGTTCCATTTGCTGCAATTGTTAAACGGGTATATCCAGAAGTTCCAAAGGTCATCTCAGCAGCACTTTCATTTAGAACTTGGAAAGTTCCATTAGACGAACCTTTACCCATATATCCTACTTGAGTATTATTCTGGTCTTGTATCCGTACCGTACCGTTAGCACCTGTACCCGATTGACTAGTATGTTTAATGTCTATTAAAGCTCCAGCAGCACCTGTATGCTCTATGAGAAGTGTATTGCCTGCTGCCAAAGTAACGACAGAAGAAGAAATAGTAGTGCGAGTTGTGCCACTAGCACGTAATTGCAAGGTATTATTATTATGGTCATATAAAACCCCACCTTGCCTATTATCCTGGGGAGAACCAAAGGCTAACTGAGTAGTATTAGCATTTGGAGACATTATGGCAATTCCAGCATTACCACTATTTTCAACTACTAATTGCATATCTGTAGATGACGTTAATGAGCCAGCACTTCCTTCCCAAATATGTACTGATGTATGGTCAGGGGTAGGGGGAGAAGAAGCTAATCCTATCATCATAGCTGTTCCCGTATAGGTAAAAGTAGATTCAGCTTCTAAAGTGCTTGCGGTTCCAGAACCTGTTATAACAAAGTTATTAGCATTATTATTAATAGTTGTTCCGGCTGCAGCTGCCCAAGTCAGCACACCTGAGCCATTAGTCTGCAAAAATTCATCCGCTGCCCCATCGTTCAGAGGTAATGTAAACGTATAATCAGCACCCAAACCAGAAGGTGCAGCTATAGCAATATAATTTGCGCCTTCATAAAACCGTAATTCCTTCTCATCACCAGTTAAATGAAGATATCCAGTAGCCGTGACGTTATTTAGACCAGTAACGTTATTAGAACCATCAATAATGACTCCACTATCTAATAATGCGTTTCCACTGGTCCCAGACCACTTAACTACAGCAGTATTTGTACTACTGCCAGGAAAAGTAGCTACAGGATCATGATTTATTGCCGTATTAGCCATTGATTATCTCCGTAATCTCATAAGTTCTTTCATTTCGTCAAAAGAAATACTATCGTCAGCCAACTTAGCTTCTAAAACATCTTGTCTTGTTTGAAGTTCATCTCTAGCAGCCATATCGATAGCAACTTGAACTTCTTCAGCATCCCTTGTGGTTTCTTCTTCAGGGGTAAATTGAATCATTTCACCATCTATATTATGAAATCTAGGCATTATGTATGTTTCAACCCCCAAACAGTTAACCGTCCAGTAGCGACATTTCCTGAATTTGCCCTAATTTGAATACGGTCTATATCAATAGTTGTATTTCTAGCCCCGATAAATGTACCCCCAATCATATTAGCCCCGTAATAAGAAACTCCTTGACCTGTAAACGTAGCCATTGTTGAACCACCGCTTCCTCCATTTCTATATAACCAACAATGAAATCCTCCTCCATGCCAAGACTGAGACTGAGAACTCATATAATTAAGGACTAAAATAAATGTAGCCCCTTCACTAGAATACGCAGTATGGGCAGTACTCCCAGCTTGTAAATATTCTACTGAATACGAATAATCACTTGAACCACTATCTACACCGCTAGAATCTCCACACCTAAGTTGTAATTGTGCTGAATGAGTAGCTAATGTAATTTCAGAACCTACTATCAAAAAAGCATCATAGGTATTGGTTAAACCTGTAATAGTGACATCAGAAGCACTAGAGATAGTCGTGGTATTAACAAGTGTTAAAGCTCCACCGCCAGCAGCAGCCCAAGCGTTATCTCCTCTTAAAAAGGTAGAGTTAGACGCTGTCCCAGAAGCAGATAATTCCGCAACACCAATAGCATCATCAGCTACTTTTGCATTAGTAACAGCATTATCTGGCAGATCTGTAGCTTGTAATAATTGTCCAGCAGAATTGTATACTTGCCAGGGCATAAATTACTCCCTTGCCGGTAATTCGGCAGGCCACTTGGCCTTGAGTTTCTCCGGTGTATCCACGTCGGTAGTGATATCGAAGGTTGCAGGGATGTCTCTCAGAGTCTGCTTCTTGGTATTTACAGCCTCTTGTGCTGAACTATCTCCAGCTTCTAAAGCCTTGAGCATATTGAGGTCTTCCTTCACCAGTTCCGCGTTTCTGACTACCCGAATCTTGTCCATGTGGACGGCCCTGGCTTTCTCCATGTTGACCTTGGGAGTGCCGTCGGTGTCCATCTCCCAGGCTCCTCGTTCAGCACTCTGGTTGCCATTACTGTCTGGCATACCAGCATATCTGAAATCCTGGCCCGAACACTCAGCGTTGATTTTTGCTGTTTGGTCAGCACTTTCAACGTAATGGTGAGGATGGTCGATTGCGATACCATAGCCACCTACCGCAACTAGCCTGGCCCACACACGTTCCAAACATGCTTCTTCGGTTTCTCCCTCTTTATAGGCAGGGGATGTAACTCGATAACGTCCTTGCAAATCCACCCATGTAATTACTTTAGGCATTATGCTTGTTTTCCAAAACAGGCTACGAAAGCGATGGTGTCGATTCTAGTTCCATCATGCTCTCGACAAACGGTTGTAAAAGTACCAGCGGCTTGGGCAGGAGTAGTCGTGACATACATATACGCTCCATTAGTCTGCGTTTCTACTGTTGCTATAATCGAGTAGTATGCTGTGCTGAAATCGGTTGTAAGTATATGGTCAGTCTCACCAGTGTCCCCTCCATCAGTAACTGAATCGAAGTTCCATTCGTGTGTGCCTTCAGTAGTGCCGCCTTCATAACCGTGGGAGCCAGTCATTTCCCAGATAGCCCACGCCTTCGCCACCCCAGGTGAGTTCTTAACTAGGTCAGGCGGAACAAATAAAGACCCAGTTGCTTCCGCTTCCATATTGGCTTGTGTTGCTTCAGTTGGAGCAGTAACGGCAGCCCAAGTCAAACCTCCACCTTCTCCAGACTGCGCTTGAAGAAAATACCCATTTGTTGGAGCATTGCTTACATCGAGCTTACCTTCAACGATCGAATCGTCAGCAATAGCTAAACTCTGTAATAATTTTCCGTTAGAGTTATATACAGACCAAGGCATTAAGTAATCTCCATCCCATAGATGGTATATGTGATTGAGGTGGCTGCATCTGCTACACCTGACATCGTATCTGAGGCTTCCATGACTATTCCACCGCTGAATTCAGCCCATCCGCCAGCCTCAATAGTCATCGTAGGTAAGATAGCTTGAGCATCAGTAGTACCATCATGATAAAGCTTTGCGGTATGATTAGCTCCAGTATTATTTACTAGCCTAATATGCCCAATAAGAGCCGAAGTATTAGCAGGAACCGTATATAAAGTCCCAGTTGAATTGGCTAATTGGCCTTGAGCTAACTTTTTATAAGTTTCTGCCATTATTTATCCGCTCCACGTAAAGTAACCAAACGCTCTAGTACTTACAACAGTAGCTGCACCATTCGCACCTGCATCAGTTACTGCAATTCCATTACCACCAGTAAGGACACGTTCTCCTGATAAGGTTCCATTGACCCCTAAAGTTACATAAGTAGCATCAACTGGGGCAAAACTAGTTGCTCCACCACTGATAATTTCCCCACGAAATGGAACTAACACCATTTTATTGTTAGCTTCAGTAATAATTGCGACTGGTTTAGATATTTGGTTAGTAGTACTCGGTTCAGTAGTCTGTGTACCTCCAGCAGAAGATGTAGAAAGATAAACTATATCTCCAGCAGTTGTACTATTAGGCACGGCAGCAGCAACAGTGATCTCACCTGAAGTGGCATAAGTGAAATTATTAGAATCAGTTACATCTATCACAATTCCAATGACTTCTGCATTGGCAGCAGTATCAGCTAACGCTTTGGCATAAGTATTATTAGTAGTCGTCATGCGAATAACATCGCCTACTGCAAAACCATGACTACTCTGAGCGACATCAATGTTGTTATCACCCAGATTAGTGACTATATAATCCTCTAAAACGGAAATATCCATCCGTTTTAGGACCCCAGCATCGGAGATAATAAGTTCGTCAGTGGAAACTAATCCAGCAGTTAAAGCAGTTTGAGCCGATACAAGATCGGAATCAACAAAACCACCAGCAATCGTTGTCTGTGCCATTTAGTTATCTCCTATCGTAACCACATAATTGCGAATACTAAACTGGAAGATGGAGTATATTCGGGGTCAAATAATATTGTTGCCCCATCTACCGTAAAAGCCGTTACAGAAGCTTGCCACCCTTCTGTACTCCCTGCGGTTTGTCTATATATTTTGGTAGAATCACCCCTACCTAAGTCTGATGTACTGTAATAAACAGTAGAAGTGGCTTGAATTATCGTTCCATCCTCTTGTTCAGCAGCATATCCTCCACCAAACCCAAAATATTGGTTAGAGCCTACAAAAATACAAGCTACAGGAGTAAATCCTGCACCTGTGAGGGTGGCTGACCCATACCCCTCACCAGTAGTTCTCTCATAATATACTACTTTGGAACGAATGGAATGTTGGCTACCAACAATACCATCATCTGTTCCTGTTAATGTTACAAGTCCACTCATAATCACCTCATAAATAATGCAGACCATTCTAGATTAGAGGACTGCGTACCTACAGTTTCACAATGAAAGGTAGCCCCATCACTATCCCAGCTTTTTATGGATAAATACCAAGTATGGCTTGTTCCCATCGAACATTTATATACAACTGCTCCATCGGTTCCTGACACATTCGGTACTCCCTCAGTATTATTAAATCTACCAAACTCTGTGGACGTTCCAAACCCACTTCCACGTACAGCAAAACATGCTGCAAAATCTTCTACAGGGGTATTCATTAGCCCTTGCTTGGAAGCTATGCCCATACCGAAAGCATGTGGTTGATTTGCGCCAACGATGACACAGGCAGTAGGAGCAAAACCACATCCCGTAAGACTAATATCTGCATCACCCTGACCATAAGCATGTTGATACGCTATCAATTTGGTTTGAAGGGTGCGTACATCCCCAATTACTCCATCATATACCCCGTCTATTCCTACTAATCCGCTCATAATTACCTCAACATTAATGTTCGACAAAATCCTGTCGATGAAGTTGCTACTGGTCTGTGCCAATATATATCCACACCAGAAGTATTAAGAGCAGTTATCTTATATTGCCACATATAGTTAGAACCAGCAGTTTGTCTATACATTTGACCTTCATTGCTAGGGCTACTATCATTATGACTTATCCACGGGCCTTCCCATCTCCCCCAATCCGAAGTAGCATTTCGTACACTAGAAGTTGAATTTCCTATGCTATTATTACTGCCAGAAGCTAAAGGTGTACTAGAAAAGATGCCCCAGCCTACACCATAAATGGTAGAAGTGCCATTACAACCCATATTAACTCCTGCTTTGGGTTGAAAATCTAGACTATAGGAAACTGTCCCAGTACTTTCTGACTGTGTACGAGAAACATCAAGTGCATCTACTCGTACTCTTCCACCATCTCCCACCAATGCTGATTTAGAACCTTTATGTCCTACTAATGCACTCATGTTATGGCACCTGTCTTAACATACTACAGACGACATCCATTTCTACAGAAGCAGCTTGGTCAAATACCAATTCTTCATTAGCTACTAAAATAATTTTATCTGAATGCTCAAAGGTTGATGCTGCTGGAATAGATTGGTCTTCATAAATCTTAAATGCCGTACCACCACTATTTCTAACATATGCGTCAAATGTCGTTGCCGTATTTACATCTTTATTACACACAGTAAACGCTAATACTGTTTTAATGTCAGTTACGTTATCTGGCGTTATCGGTGCTGCACTTCCACTAGTATCGTGAAGAATAACCCTATCTAAATAATCAGAACCAGAAGAAGTGGCTACGGCAGTTTGCTTTAATGCACTGACAACCATATTGCAAGTAACAGCAGCACTTGTTTGGAATACTAAAGTATCATTCTGTTTTAAGACAATTTTAGAATTGTGAATGAAAGTACTTTTTGCTGGAAGGGATTGATTCAAATAAATATAGCCATCTGTGCCCCCCGATACATCTATACGCAAATCAAAGGTAGTATCCGTACTAGCATGAGTATTACAAATAGATATTGAGAGGACAGTTAGCACTTCAGCAGAACCTAAAGCATCAGTAATTGTCTCATCAGTGTTTGCTGAAGCTTCCGTACTAAATTTATTAACTAACGTATCTGCCATGTTAGCCTCCTAACGCTATTACCATGCCAAGTCCTACACCAGCCGAAGCGTACTTTAGACCAGTGGCTTCACCAGAATCAGCTACAAGGGCCAAACCATTAGCCCCTACAGCTAATACGCTTGGATTTCCAGTACCATCTCCAACCAACAATCCACCTTTAGTGGACATATCGACGGCTGTAACATCGTTTTGACCATTACCAATCAATGCACCATTCTGAGTTAACGTACTTACACCAGTACCGCCATCTGATACAGGAACATCAGTTCCTTGTGCTCGATAAACAGCATTTCCTTCAATAGTGATATCACCTGAGCTAGCTCTCGCAATAGTGGTGTCTGTAGCATGTCCTAATTCAATACCTGTAAATTGAGGACTATTGCCTGTACCAACCCCTATGCTAGTACGGAGCGTAGCACCAGATTCAGCTACCGGATCGGTCGTACCGTCACCAACAATCAATTCACCATCAGCAAGGACAGCCATAGCTGTTATTGCGCCTGTTCCACTTCCAAGCAGGACACCGCCATCAGTAAGGCTAGTGGCCCCAGTCCCGCCATCAGTAACAGCCTGCGTACCTCTTGCTTGTGATAGATAATTTCCATTTGAGTCATAAAAATACCAGGGCATTACGTTAACTCCATTCCATAAACTACATAATTGATATCACTAGCGTTTTCACATTGAATCTGAAGGAAATCAGCTGCTTCCATGATTATGGTCCCTTCAAATTCCGCCCAACCGCCAGCTTGTACTGTAGTTTGAGGTAAAATTTGATTCCCCGTGCCTGCCGTTCCTCCCGAATCTAAGTGATATAGCTTCACATGACAGCTATTGCCTGTATCAACATTAGTAAGCCTAATGTGCTTTACAATAGCACTCGTATTCGCTGGACAGGTATACATCGTATTAGCATTGGTATCGCCAATAAGAGCCTGACCCAATTTTTTATATGTTTCCGCCATATCCTTCTCCTATGAAATGAAGAACGAAAAGCTAGTTGTAGCTAGTTTTGCACTCGTCACCGTCCCATCAGATGGGACACCAATGTCTAGAGTATCTCCCAAAGAAACGGCCCAAAAATCAGTGTTAGCGACAGGAGCCGTAGTAAAGGTTATTGCTCCTGCACTTACGGTATATGCAGTAACTGGTTCCTGCACAACACCACCTAACGACACAATCATCGTAGATGGACTCGTAGGATATACAGCTACAGAATCCGCTGTAAGATTAAAAGTAGTGGTAGATCCATTAAAACTACTACTTATATCATCAAGCCTCTGATAATTTCCATGTTCTGGTTCTTTACCTATATATGGCATTCTATGTATTCTCCAATATGCTTAGGGTTACATCTAATGCACTAGCTGTATCACATCGTACCTGAACTGTATCTCCCGTGCCTGAGCCTGTATTAGCTACCACTACTTTACCCGAAATGATTTCAAGAGATGACCCAGCAGGTACTTGTACTCCCTTAACTAGATAAACATTCTCCCCTTGACCACTTTGAACTTCGATCATCACATCAGCATTAACACTTTGACCTATTTTATTGGTTAAAAGCATTCCGATAATTACAGTATCGCAATTAGCAGGAACAGTATACAAATCACTGTTAGCATTACTTGTATTAGGCAAAGCAGTAGTGATTACATCTGCCATTGTTGCTCGTTTAAACTCAGTTGCCATTTATATCTCCTTACAATGCAACTGCCATTGCGATGGCGAATGATTCCGAAGCTCCAGCAGCACTAGAAGCTTCCCATGTCATCCCACCAGTGTTACCTGACCTAGCAGTTAAGACATATCCATTAGTGGGAGCATTACTGACCTGCAATTTGGCTTCATTGATGGCCTGGTCTGCGATGTATGTTTGAGCAATCGCTGTACCTTGCCACACGCCAGTACCGATTGTACCAACTGTTACAAGATTCGCAGCAGCAGTAATAGCAGCTTGAGTACCGCCTGTAACCGTAGCTGCCGTACCTGAAGCGTTACCTGTGACGTTACCAGTCAATGGACCTGTAAATCCTGTTGCCGTAAGCATCCCAGTACCTGCATTGTAAGTAATTCCGGCATCAGTCTTGGGAGCTAGATCTCCGGTAGCACTCTCAAATAACGCTACGAAAGAAGTAGTATCAGTAGTATCAGCAACCGTAATCGTAGCGGGTACAATGTTCGCTGAACCGTCAAAGGATGTACCTCCAATCGTCCTAGCCGTCGCCAAAGCAGTCGCTGTGGCTGCCAAAGCCACTGATATATTTGCGGAACCATCAAAAGATGTTCCACCAATAGTCCTTGCTGTCTCTAAAGTGGTAGCGGTAGTAGCATTACCTTCTAATGCAGCTACTATTGTTCCCGCAGAACCAGAAAATACTTCAGAACTGTTCGTAGCATCGGGAATAAAAGTAAATTTGCCAGTAGAATCATCAAATCCGAAGAAACCTACTTTAGCTGCGCTCCCATTATGCCATCTAAATTCAATACCACGGTCTTTATTATCATCAGAACTAGGGGCAGAATCACCACCTATCGTAAAAATAGGGTCATCAACGGTTACTGTTGTAGAATTTACCGTCGTTGTAGTCCCATTAACCGTTAAATTACCCGCAGTAATGGTTCCTGTAGTAGTAATAGCACTGGAACCTACGTCAATAGACCCAAATCCACTAGTAATACTGCCTGCATCTAAGGCTCCTACAGTAGTTACGTTAGATAATGTATCTAAAGCAGACTCAAAATAGGTTTCAAAGTCTGTAAGAGCCACCTGAACCATTGTTCCGGCATCATTGACTACTACTCTATCCGCATCAGCTAATGTAGTAGAAGTAGCAGAAGTATTTCCATCTATAATATTTAATTCAGCGGTAGTTACTGAAGCTCCATCAAGGATTTCTAACTCCGCCTCAGTAATTACTGCACTTCCAATAGTAAAACCACCCGCAGTCACAACTCCTGAAGTGGTAATAGTCGAAGATCCAACGTTTATGGAGCCAAAATTAGAGGTAATCGATCCAGCATCTAAGGCTCCAACCGATGTAATATTGGTCTGAGAAGCAGTTTGCAGTGTTCCAGCTAGTTGAGTAGCAGTTAATCGTCCTGTGGAGGGATTATAGTGAAAATCCCCATCCATTTCTAAACCATGAGTGCCTGTAGCGGTAGCTGCACCTGCAACAAAGGAGATTAAATTATTTTCATTAGTATTTTCATTATCAGTAACTGTAACTGTCGATGAAGAAGAAGACGCTGCAATAGTAACTGTATCTGTACTAGCATTTGTAGTCAGAGTAATGTTAGTTCCTGCTGCCAACGTCAATGTATCAGTTTCAGCATCTGCTACTACAGTACTTTGCCCTGAAACGGCAACATTGGAGAAAGCGTTCTGGTTGGCTTCACCTCCTTCGGATTGACCTTCAGTTAAGTTATATTCCGTCCCACCATCATTTTTAAAGTAGATTTTACTATCGCTAGACTTAATATAAATAGCTCCAAACCCACTAGCAGGAGTACTTGGAGCCGAAATTTCCGCAACAGTCAGATGATCTGAAAAGGTCTTATTGCTTAATGTTTGGGCAATCGTATTACCAGCAACTATGTTCCACGAATCACTATCCCAGATGTATAAATCATCGGTATTAGTCTCATGGAACGTAGTACCCGTAATAAGGTTACTTGTAGGCTTAGTATCACTACTAAGCCCTGTCATTCGGTTTCCTGCGTATCTAGTTATTGCCATTTACAGGACTCCATTGCATAGGTACTTCAAAAGAATGTCCACACCAAAGGTCTAAGACCATAACTCCTCGTTCAAAATCATATAATGGGTCTTTCGCTCCGTCTTTACGCCCACATTGAGCACACACTGCTCTAGGAGAGGTGATTTCGACCTCTTGAATCGATCCACCCTTCTGTAATTTCACAGCCATAGCATTATTATTCGCATCAACCTGCTTTAAGTACATACGAGCATATTCAGTACTAGGATCGGCAGCAGCAGCTTTCTGTTGAAACTCTAAATACGCCCCATTATCCGCAGTACTGCCAATAATTACACCATCAGTTCCCTTACTCTTTAACGTAAGCGCAATATTCGTATCATCCCCAGTGGCTGAAACACTGGGACTGCCATTAGCTGCTGTATTTGCAACCGTAAGTTCATTAACTGCCGAAGAAACCGAATCAAATATCAGTACTTGAAGTCCCGCTGCATCGGCAATGAAGCCTCCATCAGCAAATTTAGGAGCAGTTAGAGTTTTAGCAGTCAATGTTTGCGTGGCTGACACTGTAACTATGTCTGCGCCACCTACGGTGCCAGCATCCGCAGTCAGAGTATCGATATTAGCAGTACCATCGATAAATAAATCTTGCCATTCTAAAGAAGCTGTGCCTAAATCTCTAGCACCATCACTAGATGGGACTAAATCACTATCAAATCTACCTGTAGCAGTGATTGTGTCACTAGTAGCGTTACCTAAATCAATGTCACCATTGAGAGTTGTAGCTCCTGATACTGTAATAGCTGATAAAGTTCCTACAGATGTGATGTTAGCTTGAGCAGCTGTAGTCAAAGTTCCAGCAATATCACCAAATGTGGCATTTATTACTGTTCCAGAGAACACTTCAGAGCTATTAGTCGCTCCGGTAAACCCTGTAAATACTCCTGCGGAGTCATCATAACCAAAGAAACCAACCGCTGCAGCCGATCCTGTATGATAACGGAACTCAATTCCCCTATCTTTATCATCATCTGAGCCAGGTGCAGAGTCTCCGCCAAGGGTAAGTACCGGATCATCAACTGTTGTTACTGTCGAATTTACCGTAGTAGTGGTTCCATTTACTATTAAATTACCAGTAACAGTTAGAACACCGCCTACTGTGACGTTATTAGGCAATCCAACAGTAACTGTTCCACCCGATTGAGCCACAGTAGTTTCATTTGCTGTAGCTGCGAAAGTTAATGTACCACCTGGAGCAATATTTGAAGCAGTAGACCCATCCGTAACTGCTATTGAAGGACCAGAAAGCTTACCATTAGCTATACTTCCCGCCAACATTGCATTAGTCACGCCCGAAGCTTTTACACGGATAGCATCACTATTGGTTTCAATAGAACTATCATCCACATTTATAGCTAAAACTTGGGAAGATAAAGCTAATCCATCACCTGCAACCGCAGATTTTAGCCTCAAACCACTAGAATCTTCTATAGCAGAGGTACTTGCAAGTTGAACGGCTGATCCTGAAACCTTATTTCCTGTAGTAATAGTAGCTAATTTAGTATCAACTATCGCTGCAGAAGCCTTAATATCTGCATTTACGATATTAGTAATAGTATTACTATCAGAATCTATAGTCTTATTCGTTAATGTGGCAGCAAACGCATTAAAAGTGAACGTGTCATTTCCCGTAAGCAACGGTAATGTTACTGTCCTATCAGCTGCTAGTTCATTAACTCCAAAAACATACTGATGATTAGCCGAAGTGTCATTAATCTGAGGGGTAGTCAGAACAGGACTAGTTAATGTTTTATTGGTTAATATATCAGTAGTGGCTTTACCGACTAAAGTATCAGTTGCATCAGGTATTGAAATTGTTCGATCACCTGTTGGATCTACAACAGTTAATATCGTTTCATTAGTATTGTCTGTAGCACCTTCAAATATGATGGTTGCATCTTCTAACATACTTAAAGATGTACCCACCGTAGGTGTATTTAGAACAGGACTAGTTAATGTTTTATTAGAAAGAGTTTGAGCAATTGTATCTCCAGCAATTACATTCCACGAATCCCCATCCCACTGATACATATCATCTGTATCAGTCTCAAGGAATGTAGTTCCGGTCAACAAATAGGTTGTTGTTAAACTAGCCCGATCACTGGCTAATCCCGCAATATTATTACCAGCTAGATACGTGATAGCCATTAACTAACCCTCCGCCATTCAGGTAAATCAATTTCGTATTCATGACCACACCACAAATTCACCCTCATGACACCTTTTTGGAAGTCATACGTGGGGTCCTTGGCTCCATCATCACTCCCACATTCAGCGCAAATCGCACCCGGAGAAGTGAGTTCAACTTCAACTATGTTTGAAGCTTTTTGTAATTTAATTGCTAAAGCATTATTAGCAGCATTCACCTCTTTCAGATAAAGCCGACCTTGTTCTCCACCTGGATTAGATGGAGCAGATATTTTTGAAAATTCTAAATAAGTCTGATTGACCCAAGCACTTCCTGTATACTGTAAAAAGTTATCATCAGCAGCAGAAGAGATGGTCACATCATCCATTTCAGCTAATGTATCCTGAGCAGCAGCGACTGTATCTACATACGCTTTAATACTTTGTTGTGAAGCTAAGTGTGTAGCTGAATTGGAAGCCATATTATCTTCATCTTTAATCGCCGTACCGCTAATGCCTGTAGCATTAAGAGTGAAGGCTGCAGTTGAAGATAAAGTCATTGCTCTCTGAAAGGCCATAATTCCATCAGTCCATACTAACTGACTAGTAGCCCCGACAGTAATTCCTAATGAATTGTCATTATGTGTATAGGTAATCTGTCCAACGTTATTATCTGCAGCATCTCCAAATAGAATTCCACCTTGTGTAGGAGCTAAGATGGAGATTAAAGCTGTGCCACTATCTTCTAAAGTTAATAGGGTATTAGTTGCAGCAACAACAGAACCAGCGGTAGCACCCCATAAATGTAAAAGAGTGTCAGGACTTGGAGCACCTGTACGACCTAGAATTACATCAGCCGTGCCTGGAACTATCCATTTTATATCAGTTCCATCAGACGATAAATCTGTATCGGCTCCACTATTTCCTAACTGGATAGAAACATTGTCAGGTAGAACAATATCTCCACTAGAAAAACTAGTGGTTACATTACCTGCAGAAGAAGAACTAATTTCCCATACGTCAGTTAGAGTATTACCTGTTTGAACCGCCCAAACTACTTTAGAATCTTTAGTATTAGAAGTAACATCATTCGCCGTCCAAGTCATACGAGCAAATTCAGATTGTGAACCGCCTGAATCTTCTAATGTATACGTTATATAACCATTATCCCCATCCGCAGCGGTGCCTCGATTAGCTCCCTTAAAAATAGCTACTTGATTAGATGCAGCATCATTAGCATTTTGTACCGATAAAGCTGCACCAGTTGAGTTAGCCGTAGCAGTTAATGATGGCTCACTATCAGCAAAGGAAAATACCCGTAAGGGATATATTTGTCGAAGTTCTGATGGCATTTATTAGCCCCTTATTAGAATGAACGGGCATCGTCAAAGCCTCGGTAGAAGACTCTACAGAATCCTAAATCTACTGTAGATGCTCCCCCGGCTTCTGATGCGTTATAAATCATGAAATACGGCTGGATATCAGGCAAATTAGTAGTATGCGTAGCTACCTGATTACCATTAATCCAAAATTCTACTTGATTCTCAGTAATAGAAATCTTAAATAGATTTCTATCAGTTAATGTAATAGACGAAGGTAAGTTAACTGTTTCAGTTCCAGCACTATCAGTAACTGTCTGAATAGCATCACTGGACAATCCAAAACCAATAAGATCATTGGTAGTACGTAGTCCCGAAGTAGAGTCACTAAATCCCATAAAAAACGTTGAATTATTGATATTAGCAACGTTAGCGAACTTCGCCTCCCATTCCGCAAACACACCACGAATCATAGATGTATTATTCTGATAGGAGAACTTACTAGGAGTAACTCTAAATTGAAATAAAGTACGTAAACGAGCAGTATCACTAGCTGGAACCGTCAATGCCACTTTAGGCATATCAGCGTCGCTAGTTACACGCTCAATAGTAGAATTAGATCCAGTGTCTCTATTCCACGCACCTGTAAACGTATTATCAGAAGAAGCCCATTGTTCCGTTAAATATTGGAAATAATCTGACAGATACGAATTAGACGTTGTATAAACGTTGAAAAAACCCATATCTATATTTTATACCCTACCTAAAATTAATTCTAGGACTAGATTCCTCGGACGTAACCTATTATGTTACAGGTTTCACCATTTGTATTATTTCTAAAACTAATACTATGTTTCACTATATGTCGTAAATTAATAGCGTTAGCTACGCCAGCTTTTAACACAAAACCAACAGCATCGCCTGTATTCGTAGCCGTTCTATTAAAGTCAATTACTGCATCGTTAGTTAACGAATACAAATAAATATCATGAATTTCCGACATACCAGGTTCACGAATCGATACTGACGCATCTTCCGTTCCTATCCAACGAGAAAATCGCTCAATAAGAGGATCTACAAACGTAGTAACCTGAGATGTGGGAGGGTTAGGATCATTTGTTCCTGCCATACCCATTACATACGCCCAGGCAGGTTCAACCTGAGCATCGTCTACCAAGAATGTAATATCTTGTTGAGAATCAGTAACAACATAAAAATCTAAAGTAGCATTATCTGTTGTAACTTGATGATTGACAGTAACTCTACCATTCCAGTTATTACCCATAGTGACTTGCGGACCATTAACAAAAGTAGTGCCACCGTCACTAGTAGCTCGTCCAATCACTGTTCCTCCGCCACTATGACGCACATAAGCGGAACATGAATACCATCCACGTGGTAAGCCTGTAACACTATAGTATGCGCCCTCGTTAGCAGCAGCGTCAGCAGTCACACATCTCATACTATAGGTACCAGTACGAGGTGTAGTAGTCTGACGGGTCATCGTTGAACCACTCGCTGTCCACCCAGTAGGAGGAGTTCCTATTTCCATGCTAGGATTTGTAATTAAATTCATAGCAGGAGGAGTATTATTCTCTAAACTAATCAAATCTTCTGCCGTATTAGCAGAAGCTAATGTCTTATTAATAGGAATAAACTTAGAAAGAGTACCTACGGACTCACGAACTGTTCGAAATTCATGCTCTGAAAACCTGTACTCAAATCCTCGGTCAATTGGCATTAGTATTCTCCTAAATTACAGGGCTAACGTCCCCAGATTGCCCCAATTATTCGTCCATTAGCTTGATTGGCCCGAATAACAGAAATAGATCCACTAAAAGAAATACCTGTTTCTGTATAACCAGTTCCAGCAGGCATTAACATAGAACTACCATCAGCAGTCGCATCGCCACCTAGATTGACATATAAGTCATCACGGTCAACCACAAGAGTAATGCGATTTGCTTCTTCCATATAATCAGACACTGTTAATATAGTAGAGGCATCAGCACTATTAGTCGTTAATGTAAAAGGTTTAAATTTAGTATACGGTTGAACTAATTCAATTGTTTGTCGTAATTTAGCCACTACCTGCCCCAAATAGACCCACGAATACGACTATTCGTAGTACCCGCTCTCATAACAGAGATAATTCCAGTAATTTTAATATTTTCTTCGGTGTAACCAGTACCTGCAGGAACTAACATAGAAGAACCATCACTAGTAGCTGTTCCACCAAAATTAATATACATATCCCCAAATTCTACAACAAACGTAATACGATTAGCTTCTTCCATTAAGCTGGATACTGTTAATACCGTAGCAGCATTAGCATCAGAAGTAGTAAACGTAAATCCTCTAAACTGAGGCAACGGTTGTTCTAATTCAATCTGGGACCTAAGTGACGCTATTGTTGTCATTATCTTGTCCTGATAGCCTAGCCAAAGTTAAAGAATCAACATAGAACAATTTAGGCTGCCCAATATGCTGATGTCGATATCCAACTATCGGCAACTCATGGTCGCCGAATTGAACTACGCCAAAATCATATTGCCCTAATTTCTCTCGTTTGACCCGAATCATGAACCAAGTAGCTAATTTACTTAGTAAATTCACTCTTAGTCCTCCAACTTGTCAAATACGCCCAATTGCTTTCCAATTCTTGCCCATTCGGTAGGTTTAATCTGCCCATCGCCCATCGCAGCAATAATAGAATTTAATAATTCATCTCGATTTTCCACATTCTTAAGTCTTTTAAGAACAGCCTTACCTAATTTAATTGCTGTAAATATTTCAAACATTCCTTACCTCTCTCCTGAACCACGCTCAGTCTCTAAAATTTTGCCTGCCAAATTGGAGATAGCAACGATACTACCAACACCAGCTGCGCTGATAATACCTTCCATTTCCATTTGCCAACCAATCCAAGATACCCCTAACCCCAACACCGCAATGATAATCATCCCTAACATTATGTTAGGTCTAATTCGCTTAAGTATGTCGCCTATACCATTTAAAATCGGACTCATAAGACCCCGCTGTACGTCTTTCTTCATAGAATTACTCCATGAAAAAAGGGTAGTCAAACTCGACTACCCTTCTCAATTACAGAATAAATTCTAAATTTTGAACAACAGTCGAGCTGACTCGTACTACCGTTTAAATTTTAAACTATTAAAAGCCGACTATCAATGCCCTGATACGAACACCAGTCAGGTCAACAGCGTTAGCAACCTGAATACTCGGACCGTCAGCCGAAGCGTTAAGGTCAGAATAGGTCATTATCAGTTTATTATTAGTGTAATCAAACGTAGGACTGTGTCCTAAGTCTGCAGCTGCATCCTCATCAGAAGTATTACTGATTGACTGAGGAGTTAGCAAGACTATGTCAAACCCAATCAATCCCATATCCGCAGGAGTCAAAGACTCACCAGCAGTGGGATAACTGGAATCCATATCAATGTCTGCAGTAACAATTCTCTTGTTACCGAAAACTGAACGGTGAATTTCCGTAATAGTTAGTGCCATGTTAATACTCCCTTACTGGATACCACCAATCCCGCCCTCAGAGGTTTCCCTCTTACTTCCAGCATCAGAATGTGTTTATAGATAAATAGGGAAGTCAGTACAAGACTAACTTCCCTATATTATGTACCGACTGAAGGACTAAATTAGGCGTTCAGGTCAGTAATCTTGGCGTGTGCGTCCAAACGCAAGGATCGTAGTTCACCGATGGTGTAGAACAATCCACGAAGGACGAATGCGTTTGCCTGGAAGAAGTCTCGGTTGTCGATATACTGCGTAGGAGCAGCAATAGCGAGTTCCAAGTACCGTGTATCCATGACATAGACATTGCTACCAAGGTTAGCATCTGCAGCCGTGAACGAACCCTGAACATCAGGATCGACAATGACTGGGATACCCCTATAAGTAGCCACCTGGAAGCCAGCGTGGGAACCTGGAAGAGTGGATTCGTCGCCGACTTTGACAACAAATTCGCCCCAGTCCAGATAACGTTGCTGAGCTTGCAACAGGGAAGATAGACGGTCAAACTGGTCATAACCCATCAGAATTACGTCAGGGTCAGCACCGTTTACACGAACTTCACGAATGGCCTGGTCTAGCAGGGCCAACGTGAGGTTACGCCCAGTACCACTATTACCAAGAACGGTAGCAGCAGCATTGTGCGCTCCAGCAGCACGAGTAGTTTGGTTATATACGTCTACGCCGTTAGTAACAGTCACGCCAGCTACGACACGAGCATCTTGTTCGACGATGTCGTCAAGAGAAGTGAAGCCAGCACGGCTCTTTACATAAACAATCTCACCGTCAGTCAAGTTTCCGCCACCTGTCCAAGTAGCGTCACTCTGAGCGTCAAGACCGCTATAAGTAAGAGCAGTATCACCGATGGTGGTTCCACCGAAAGTGTCACCAACACGGAGAGTGTTACCAGCGGAGATTATTTCACCAGTACCAGAGGCACCAGCAGTCGAGGCGATGGTCATCGAGCGAAGCAGGAGTTCCTGGTTCAACTCTTTTATGTGGTCCCTAGCAGCAGCTTCTTGCTCAACTGCCAGGTTGTCCCCCATACCACCTTCCAGACCGCTCATGATCTGGGACTTGAGTGAGACACCGAAGTCAGTAGCTACGATACGAGGAGCAGAGTCCACGTTGACGTAATTGCTGACATCGACAGTGGGAAGCGCACCAGTTTCAGTTACGGGACGGGAACGGCTATCGCCCCTATCTGACCGCAAACGCCAACCAGTGGTGGGTCCCCATTGTACTTTCCGAAGAATGTTCCAAAATCGTGTCTGGTTGTTCAATGCGTCCCAGACTTTACGTCCGTAAGTTGCAGTGAACACATCTGATACCTGAAGGTACGTTTGCTTAGCAAAGTAACCAGGTGGCATCAGTGAGCTACGCAGATTTCGCTCCGCAGAAGATATATACTGCGCTATGCTTAGATCAGCCATTAGCTAGACCTCCCATTTGAAGGTCGTGGATAGTAATACAAGGTCTGAGGAGTAAGCTCACCAGACTGATTACGCATCCCGTTTACCAGTTTGAAATGCCCTCGGAGGTCATTAGCATCCGTCTGTTTGACGATTTGTTCGATGCCGTCAACGAATTGTTCAGCAACTTGCTCTTCATCAGACTTTTGGAAAGACTCACCTTCTACACCGATGCGCTGGTCTGGCATCATTTGTGTAGAAACGGCTTCAGCTTGCTGCTCTTCACCATAAATGGGAGTGCGAGTAGCCATATCACCGTGAGAAGGATTAAGATTGAAGCTCTTCAAGCCTTTGCGTATGCCATCTTTGACATCTTTAGCAACGGACTTTTTGAGTTCAGAAATCTCGCCTTGCATTGAAGCATAATGTTGCTTTTCTTGCTCACGAGAACTTAGAAGACCTTTGATGTCCTTTAGAAGTTCGTTGATGCCATCGGCACTGCGGGCCATGTAATTCTTTTCCATGTCCTCGTCTTCTTCGTCCATCATTTCTTCATCGTCGGCAACATCTTCTTCGATATCTTCGACTTCGTCTTCCATTATGTCTTCGTCATCACCATTCTCATGATGATCTTTTTCTAGACCTTCTGGAATCCGACTGGAATCGCCAGGATACGAGTATCCTCCGGCTCCATGCATGCCATCAGCCCGTGGGCCACCAGCTTGCACTGCTTGTCCATCAACCATATGTTTTGCGAAGTCAGCCAAAATAGCTTCAAGATCGCTCTTATGGAGGTATGGATCAGTTCCCTGAGCACCAGCTTTGGTAGAATTGGTACCAGATGAACCCATCTGATTCCGACCTACTGTATCGCCACCACTAAGGGGATTTAACTTGTCCACCCAATCATCCGGCAATGCTTTCTGAGAGGCATCTTCGCCACGAACATGGGGTGGATAATTCACTCCATACTCTTTGACGATATACTCTCGCAAAGCCTTCAAGATGGGCAGAAGTTCTGAAGTATTGGAAGCCATACTTTGCCCCTCCTAATAGGACTAACTATTATAATAGTATAAAATATTATAGGTGTCTATATTTTTACCAAAAAATTGCAATAATTATTTTTATCTAGGTCGTAAACTTGAATCAAACTCTAATTCTTTAATGTTATAACATTCTGGACAAATCATAGGATCTGGTTTTTGTATGATATCTGTAATATATGATTTAGGATTCATTGGAGTAACACACAACGTTACTTCATAAATCTCCAAATCAGTTACTTCCGTCCAACATTTACCATGTTCACAAATAGTTTTCTTATCTTTTGCATTACCTGCAATAGAAAATCCTCGCATTCCGCCTTTTAAGACCTCAGCCATAGCTTTTCTAGAAACTTCTAAATCAGTTCTAAACGCTGCAACCACAAACAGTCCTTCAGGTCGAACCTCGGTTTTCCATTCTTTCCCCGTGGCATCTACAAATCTACGTAGAATTTGACCAACCTGGATGCCCGAATGGAAAATGTTCATATTGGCAAATTCTTTTTTACCTAAGAATTTATTCATAGCCCGTCGCATGCCATCCAAACCAATACGATGACCTTCACGGTCTACAATATAATAATTACCCCATCCAGCAACCACTAAAGTACGACCTGTATCCATTTTTTGAATGGAATTCTCAGTTAATACTTTAAACGCTTCATGCTCTCCCAAAGATTCTGGCGTATCACCCTTACCTAACACATAGCTACCTAAATCTTGAGACAATAACGCCAAATTGGTGTATTGTTCCGCTGCATTATCATTAATACTGCGTAATCGATGGTCTTCATCTATAAATTGTCTAGTAGCTCGTTCATGTTCTGGTTTCTGAGATATTGCCGTAGGAGCATATGCTTCTTCATCGTCAGCAATCACATAACTACTAGCTTGATCTAGTCCAATAGGCTGCTGTTCTTTCGGAATTTGATGTTCCTGATCTGAAGCTCTTTGCTCCGCATCATCATCTTCGGAATCTCCAGGCTTATGTCGCTCTACAGAACGAGGAGGACGAGTATTATCATCAGATGGATATGGAAGTTGAGATACACCTTCATAAGATCCAGCATCCATTGAGTCTTTCAATTGTAAAGCTGAATTATATTTACGTTCTCGTCCAGTACGTCCACCATGTGTAGCGGTATGAGTTGCATCTCCTCCGCTTCCTCCAGTGGACATAGCAGTACCTCCACTAAATCCTCCACCGCCTCCGTCGCCTCCAGCACCTCCGCCTCCACCTGCGCCACCTCCGCCCCCACCTTCTTTCAAAACAGGAGTACGATTAATAGGCTTTAAATTAGAATCATAATCAGATTCTAAATCGGTATCTGTAGCATCAGCAGGAGCAATCATGGTAACACTGCCATCACCTCCGCCTTCAACCCCCTCTCCGCCCGTACCACCAGAAGCTTTCGTATTTACATCTACTCCATCAGTTTCTTCAGGAGAAATATCTATAACAGCACCAGATGAAAAAGCTTGTGTTCCTGTACCAGTTTCTGCACTGGAAAGAGCTTCTCGTCCATCCTCATCAGGATCAATAGGCTTTTGAGCATCCCTTTCATTATTAGCATATGCCTTCATAGCTAAGGAGGATTTTTTATTTTCCTCCTCTTCTTTTATCCGACGATAATGCTGAGAAGAAGCCATTGTTCCGTCATTTAAAGCTTCAGGATCGTCTACGCCTAATCCACCTTCATTAGATTGCTTTTGTATAGGCTTAGAAGGAACCCGACCTTCATCTATATCTGAATATTCCAGATTTTTAAAGTTATCATGTTGAGCTTTAATACGACTCGGAACGGTAGCAGTGCCTAATTGATTAGGTTTACGGTCATTTTTATTTGATTGCTGGATGCCCTGATCATCATCTCCTGTGCTGAAAGAAGAAGTTGCTCCCTCAACAACATTACCAACTGCACTGCCAATACCTGATGCAACAGCCCCGACTCCACGAGCTACTCCTCCAGCAATTGCACCCAAAGCAGGAAGAATCTTTTCTATTTCTTGTCCACGGACCTGATGAAGCTTATCTTGCCCCTCTACATCATCGCCTTCTTTAAGCTTTACTTTATTAGGAGTAAATACATCCCCAACAGAACTAAAAGGATCTCCTAAATCAGAAACATCTCGCTGTTTACTAAAAGCGAACCATTCTCCATCTTGTTGAGTTAATCTAATCTCAACTCCGCCAGCATCAGCATTCTTAACTAAGAAAGCAAAACCTTCTTCCGCATCATTAGGAATATATTCCCGCATGATAACGTTAGGTTTCTTTTCATCAGTTTTATAATTAGCAGGACTCTCTAAATCTTCGTCACTGGTATAGATAAGGTCACGTACATCTTTTTGTACGCCCTCTATTTCTTCTTCTTTATGTTCTCCGGCTTCCCACGGCTGTTCAGAAACTTCTGCCCATTTTTCGTTCCTCTCAGCCATAGGTACAGGCTTAAAAAGATCACAATACATCTCTTCTTTGACAGGAAGGTCTATCTTTGTACAATATCCGCCTGCAGCAAAAAAGATACAGGTATGACATTCTTCAGCTTCTTTCTCAGAAGGACGATAATTAATAAAATCTAAAACGTCTAAATTACTACGATTATGTTTAATTAGGTTGAGAAAACTCTCTTCAGAAAATTCTTTAACTAATTCAATACCATCTAAAGACGAAGCTAAATGATCATGTCCTATAGCTGCTAGCATATCCCTAACATGGTCATTACGTGCCTGAAGAATTTCCCTTAACGCAGCAAAAGAAGGATCAGAACCTTTCTCTTCATCGTCATGAATCTGAGCAACTTGATTATAAAATACAGAAGCTGCTTTCTCCCCATCAGGACCAGCATAAAGATTATTTCCGTCTAGACGCACAAAAAACACATCATTATGATGTGCTAATTCCACAGCATGGGATTGATCTTGATAAAGACTGAGGATATCAATATCCTCTAATTCTTTTATTAATGCATCTAAAGCGTTTAAGTCAGTCATTAACTAAAGTCATCCTATACTTGGTTGGATGGCACGTTGTGTGGGAGCCGATGGACTAGAACCCCCAAATAGCGGAGCATGACGTGCGCCTGTCTCTCTCATTGCGGTAGCTTCATTTACATTACCAGGAAGAGCACGTGATCCTCCGCCTGGAGTCATAGCATAGACCTGCTCGCCTCCCGTCTGCTTCTCTATTCCCTCTTGTTCAGGAGACTCCTGAACATTATGAGAGGGTCATTTATCGCAGTCTTCGTCTTCAGGACCTGTCTCCAGACCATCGGCAGACATGCCCAAACCATCTATGGCGGAGCCTCCACTACTATTAGGCATCATTTCCAAATCTTGAGAGACAGCGTTAGCTTTTTCCACCGACAAAAAATCAGATAATTCAAAAACATCTGGCTCATAGTATAGGAAGGCGGATAAAAAGGCAGGTTCGTTCACTGTATCTATACTTTTCGCTATATTCATACTAGATTCCCACCAATCTTTAGTAGGACGTGTCGATCGATTTGTTAGCATCTGATGAACTATTGTTCCTTCGACCAAATCTTCTGCATTAATACTTTCATCTAAATCAAATGATTTTAAAATACTAATATCATCAACTAAAGCAGTATCGCCATCCTGTTTAGGCAATACACGATCCACGGAACCCCAAATTTTCAGAATATCAATAGATTTAGCATGAGTACGGACTACAGAACTCACAAAATCATTTGATTTTGTAACATCATTCGTCTCATCTTCGTCATCTTCAGTAGTAGCGTATCGATTTAAAAAGGGTTCAGCAATACTGGATTCAGAATTTTCCTGCTCATGTCTCTCTAAGTTAGTATTCTGATCATATTCCCCTTTTTCTACATCATCACCTTGAATCTTTGAAGATATTTTATCTCCAATAGCTTCTCCAATAGCAGGAGCAGCTGCTCTAGCTACTGTACCCATTAAGCCAGATTTCTCTACTTCGTTTTCAGACTGATAAGGATCATCCCCGTTAGTACTATCCACATTTACATGCACAGACGGAGCTTTAGCAGGCTGGTGGTCTGACGTATGCCAGTGCATAACATCAGGACACCAATGGTCAGCCTCAGGCAATTCATCTTCGGTCTTCTGCAAATGCGAAGACTCAATAGAATCAATCATTAAATGTAGGCCATTTACGAAATCTAAATCAGCTTGGGACTGCGTCATTTTGCCAAACCTCCGGCGGTGCCACCAATATCACAGGTGGATGATATGCATTACAAAGATGATAAATAGTAGAAGACGATGCTTCTCTCATAGCCATTATCTTGAATACTTCAAATAATTCAATATCCACAAATTGTACTGCTGGGCCATCAACACCTACATCAATCGCTGCCCAACGATTTGGATAATTCTCAATTAAATCAGACCTATTGCTCAATAACCATTGCACATTTGCTGACCGATTAATTTCAACTTCTGCTTTCATTTTAGCCTTACCTATCTCCTTCCTTACCTTTGACAAAACCATACCTTACCTTACCATTACCCAAGATATTCTTGATTATAAGAATTTAAAGACTGTAGTCCAGGATCTGGACACGTATTATTTATCGGTGTCGAATTCTTAGGAATATAATATTTATTAGTCGCATCTAAAAATCGTTCATATAAATAATACCAAAGATTCTCAGAAAATTCCTCTACTGTACAACCACGTGTTTGAGCATCTCGTCCGGCTTCTGCCTTCCAACGTTCTAAAACTCGTAATTTCCAATCATTAAAATCTAAATTATATGAGTTCTTTGGTTCAATAACTTTACCTGGCGTAGGCATACGAGTTTCTCCATAGCCTCCTACGTCAGCATAATAAAAATCATCAAACGCATCCCATAATGCGTCTTGAAATTCATTGTAATTATGGAATTGTCTAGAAACAACTAATCCAGGCTGATGCTTAGTCTGTTTCATTTACGGCTCTATAGGAGCTATTTTCTCTATTTGGTTTGGACACCAACGAGCAGGCTCAAAATTAGGTTCCGGATCCGGCTGAATCCGTGGATTCGTCTTTGGTACTACTGTCGGTTTCGTCTTCGGTGATGTTGGCATCTATCTCTATCTCCTTAGCAAGGAATTTATATAGTTTTAATTTTAAATCGTATCCCGCATCTGATCCTGTTCCCCAACGAAAAGTCGTAGGAACAATAGCTAACAGTGTTCTTGCTAAAAATTCATCAATGGGCAAAGACTCAGTAAGTGAAGAAATCTGAGTAGGTTGCCCTTTCTTTTGTCTAGTTAAAGAACTAATTCCTCTCCAAACATCATATCTAAAAGATGACCAATTGGTGACTAAATCTTCTAGAGGAGCATTCGGTATTAGTCCTGAGCCAGAACACATAACCCAATCCAAAAGAAGAAGCTCTTCTTCTGTAACCGTAATGTTTTCTACAACTGGAAGTTCCCAGCCGTCATCCCCTAGTACCATATACTACCTCGCATGCCTACGGCAGCTAAATACCGCCTCAAGCAGCTTCTAAATGACTTGGATCGCCTTTTTTATGCTTACATTTAGCACGAGATTGTTTATCCAAATATCTATTAATTAACGTAACAGGGTCAGCAGATCGATTAAAACCGCCTTCCTGTGGGCCATAGGTCGCAAATGAAGCAGCAGATGGACCCGTACTGCCTCCCCCTGATCCCGGCTGTGAGGTAGCATGGATACCCATTGAGCCGCCACCAGGAGCACTACCCCAATTAGTAGTAGGAGCCTGATATACAGTACCAGAACGTCCAATAGTGCCTGAAGCTCCTACTGCCCCACACATATTCTGAGTACACGCTTTGCCTATTTCAGAGCCTTTTTCATGCCCACAAGGAAAAGTATGTTCATGTTTTTCTACATAACCATCGATAGCTTTCTTAATTAATGAAACTATCATAGATTTAGACGCAAAATCACTAAGCTTGTCTTCACTCATGCTAGTTTTAGTCTTCTTACCAGCACGAGCACGAGCAAGCTCAGCACCCATAAATCGACGTTGTTTCTCTGATTTAGCTGGCATTTATCCTTGATAAGACCAAGAGCGAGAACCTTCTTCTAAATCATCACTCTTAAGTATTTTACGAGAAGCTACATCACTAGTAGGAGTACGAGGAGGTGTCAAAAAACGTTCACCTGTCTCAGTGTCTACCGCATGTCCCATCTCACTCTGATGGCCTTCACCGATATTAGTTTTAGCCTCTTCCTCATCGGCAGCACTCATCATGCCATGAGCTTGTGAAATTTTTCTAGATTCCGGCGGGCCTGAGCGATTCCGTTTGAAATCAGGAGCCATCTTCGGAGATCTAACACCACGTGTCTCGCTACCCATCTGAGCGTCATATGGCTCTTGCAAATGACCATATTCCGCATCGTAGTCAGTTTCTTTCTCTACATATTGTTCAATGGCTTTGATTAAAGTAGCTTCTTCCGACTCATCATCAGAGAGAACTATTACAGGCTGTTGAGAAAGAATCGGAGAATCATAATTATTAGTTGCGCCCTTTACAGGCTCCAATATCTGATCTTTAAGACCAGGTTCTCCTTTAGGAGAATAAATATCAGTAACAGCTAAACGATTCATACCGCTGTAATCACCGATACGAATCTTGTCATCCGCCACTTCGGGAAAATCCTTCCTTCCTTTAAAATCAGGCATCATTCTCCTCCACGCTAAACTCTTCCACAAGTTCTCTTTTTAAATTATCCGTAATATTATAGATAGATTTACGAATTAGCCGTCGCAATGCATTACGCTGACCCGATTCAACGTAAAAACCTTCTACAATAGTTAAGGTTTCCCTAACTATAGCAGAAACAGCCTTATCGTACTTAGCGTCCCAGCTATTCGTATCTTCCATTAATTTAACTCATGTAAAACAATTTTACCACATTCTGAGAATTAATTCACGTAAAACTCAGATTGGCAGTCTTCAGAGCAAAAGGTTTCTCCAGAATCTCCATCTACCACACATATATCACATACCATAGACTCACAGTAATCACATTCTATGGCATCTTCTGTCCAATCGCTACAAATTGTACATCTCATCGTATAAGCTTGACCACTGAGGTAACATTACCTCTAACTCGACTAGAATATTTAGGCAATGCTGATTGGTTATGCTGAATAAAAGAACGTACATGCTCACAACGTTTACGTTGTGTAACGTTTATATCGCAATCTAAATGATGTACTACTAACTTATGTTTTACATCCATATATTTAAAAAGCCGATATACATATTCAAAATCTTGAGTTAATACTGTAATCTCTCGTAATTGGTACGTATCATAAAATGGACGACTAGACTTAGTCTTAGATACCGTACACGGCATACAATACGTCTTATCTACTTTAATTAATTTCCCACACTCACAATAGTTATCAGGAACTTTAACCGTAACCCATAATTCTTCTTGAGTAGGATTATGCCTAATTAGACATTTAGCTCCTTTCCAAGTTTGAAATTTATGTTTAATACGAGTATGTAATCGACATTTAGAAGAAGAATTACCCGATGTGTGCCACTTATCTAAATCATGCCTAATTACATAAGTTTTATTTTCTACAGCCCTATACCATTTTTTCCATTCAGGATCTGTATCAATATTCACAGTAGTTAATTCAGGCAATTACCATTCCTCAATGTCTGAATCTACAGCTACTTCTTCGAATATTTCCTCATTGTGGTCAGTAAATATATCACATACTGTCAACTCTAAGGATAATAAATCATCACTATTTGATTTTTGTAGCTGAGTGAACATAGTAGCAATTCTAGAAAGCTTACTTTGTTTCACATTCTTAGAAATTTCTTTTAATCGTTCAACCGTATCAGATGGGCGATAAACTGTCAATTCATTCATAATATACATACAATCTGCTGCCAATTTAACCATAAATTCAGCAACTTCTACCGGATTAGCCCCTAAATCCCATAATTGTCTAATAAGTAAGAACCCTTCAGTTAATGTACCAGTACAGCAAATTTGAAACAATTCAAGCGATACTTGCTCAATTTCACCATATAAAAACTTAATTACCTGCTCTGGAGGCTCTGAATCAGATAACGTAAGCACCATATCTAAAATATTTTCCGCATCTCTTAAAGAACCATCAGATTTTCCGATAATACTAATTAAAATATCACGAGACACAGTTCGTTGCTCTGATACGCAAATTCTAGCCAACTTATCTAACATTGCTTTAGGTAGAACTTTTTTAAACAAAAGAATCTGGCATCTAGAAGATAATGTAACGAATGCTTTATCAGTATCTGTCTCCGACGAAGGATTCTCTGTTGTGCAGAAGACAAAATGAACATGCTTAGGAGGCTCTTCAACTATTTTTAATAGAGCATTTAATGCTGCTGCAGTTAATTGATGAGCTTCATCGATAATAATAAATTTCTTATCAACATGCTGGGGGCGAAGATGTACAGTCTCGATTAACTCACGAACTGCTTCTATTCCTCTATTCGATGCTGCATCTATTTCCATAGCGTCGTGTATTGCGAATTTACATCCCACACATGTACCACATGCTGTAAATCCTTTTAATTGCTCGCAGTTTGCAACTTTGCACAATATTCTAGCTATTGATGTTTTCCCACTTCCACGTGGCCCACGAAATAAGTACGCACCTGCAAGTCGTTGTTTTAAAACAGCATTGGATAGAACACGAGAAATTGCATCTTGTCCAACAATTTCATTTAAATTCTGAGGTCTATATCTATTAAATAAGTTTACCTGGGTGACCATCATCAATCTCAATTATTTGACGTTTAAATTCTTCAACCTTATCTAATACTTCAGTATTTTGACCGATGCGAGCAATATGTTCTAAATGATCAATACGTTCATACATTTTATTAAGACGTTTTGTGTACCCCCGCTTAGTCTTCATATCAGTGGCTGAAGCTTTAGCATCTTCCAAAGCTTCTAATTTCACGTTAACTTCTCGCATCACATCGGAGATAAATATGTTGTACGCTTCCACCAATTCCTCAATATCGTCTTCTTCAACATCGGCTTTAACCACGAATAGATTTTTATCCAATGTTTTAAGGGACTTAAAACTATTCGACGAATACGGCATGCAGTACACGCTTTGATTACGTAAGGCTGCGCCAACACGCCGTAAACCACGAAGCAACCGCACCCTACGGGCCGATTCTTTTGACCCCATGTCGAAAAAGACAAAGCTCCACTCCTTTAATTGTGTGTCCATACCTTTACCTTGTACCTTTCTTTGATTAGATGTTATAAGTATACCAAATTTAAATCACGAAGTCAATACTGAGTTTAATCGTTCTAGAGGGGTAGTCCCCGCAGAAAAGGTACATCCGTCCCATTTCCAATCACAGCGTAAACATCGATGAGGAAGATTGGGAGTCATAGTAGCATCCTCAAAATGTGTGACTCCAATTGAACCACACTGAGGACAACATTCGTGCTGAGTAGTACCGTCTGTATTCTCATTTACCGAAAAATAAACCTGAACCATACCATTTCTCCTTTTACCATAACCTAAGATTGTATCTATATATATTAACTATATATTACTCATTTAAAGACATATATCTTTATATATCTACATAACGCACTTGATAATTTCTACAAAAAGTTAGATGATATATCAAGTGCGTATAATTTAACGCATTTGGAGGTATATATGAGAATAGCATCGTTTGATATTGAAACGACGGACTTGAAAGCTAACATGGGAATTGTACTGTGTGCAAGTTTTCATGAAATTGTTCCACCTGGTTATTATTCTAATCATCACGATACCCCAAATAAACCCTATACCTTAAAACTAAAAATAGAGGACCCCTACGATCCTAATCCTGATAAAGCGTTAGTAATAGCTATTAGAGATGAAGTAGAGAAATATAACGGTATCGTTACATGGAATGGGAAAATGTTTGATGTTCCTTTCATCAACTCCCGTTTAATGTTCCACGGCGAGCGTCCGGTAAAACCACAATTTCACATAGACGCAATGTACTATGCCGGAGGTACTGCAAATAGAATTGGTAGCCGACGATTAATATCAGTTCAACAATTCTTAGGTATTAATCCTGAAGAAGGTAAAACTCCGCTAACTTGGGATACATGGAAATCCGCCATGCGGGGCAGTCCTAAAGCTATGAAAGATGTTGTTAAACATTGTGAAATGGACGTAGTCGTTCTTACTAAGGCGTATTGGGCCTTACTGCCTTATATAGCTAACATACACAGATAGGGATTGCATTTCAAGTTTACGCTTGGTATAATTATACAAACTCACTGTTTTAAGTAAGATACTAAAAGTATCACAAGGTGAAAGGTGGCATTTTTGGTAGAGCTAAACACACGCCAAAGTTTAGAAAAATACCTAGTTGATAACCCTACAGGAAGAATAAATACCGCAGAACTTAGCAGAGCATTGGGAGTTTCTCGTCAACGTATATGTAATCTATTAGATACAATGGGAGAAGATAGACATCATAGACTCCCTGCTCTGATTAATCATTGTAAAACTTGCAAAAAACCTATCAGTAAGCATGCAACGTTCTGTAGAACTCACGCTAAAATTATTGAACGACATCCTGGCGCATACTACCAATGTAGAGTATGTCAACAACATAAAGTATTAGAACAATTTGCTAAGAGTAATATTTCATCATCAGGATATGAAACTCGTTGTTTAGATTGCAGAGCTAAGTGGCAACGTAATTATTACAAAACGGAGAGAGGTAAACAGAGTCACATTAAAACAACTCGTGCTCTATCTCAGAAACATCCTGAACGACAACGAGCATATTATCAAGTTTACAAAGCATTAAAAAATGGAATTATCTCTAAGCAACCTTGTTTTAGATGTAACGCTTCAAAAACCCAAGCAGTACATTCAGATTACCGTAATCCTTTAGACATTACTTGGGCATGTTTAACATGCCGTAGTGAATTACCTACTCCTGAAACCTATACTGCAAATCCGCTAGAAGATGGATTCAGGGAATTTATTCGAACTAGAATAGGTAAAACTAATGGACTAGGAAGATGGTTAGAAATTATTAAACAGCATTACAACATTACATTCTTAACCACTAATATCTTCTTAACGTCCATTAAAGAATATAAAGAAATCGAAGGATTAGGCCGACAGTACAGAGTCTTAGCATCTCAATATGCTAATGAACTTCTCATCGAATTATCTCCCGAAAACCATACCTAAATGACGTATTGACTTCATCGATTATATTTGGTATACTACTGCCATGTCCTCAGAAATGGGGTCAAATTCAAAAGTCAATGTAAGACTATAACTGCATGGAGAAAGGTATGGTAAAAGCACAGGAGATGGTTACCGATATCATGGGAGACGATGAAGAGTTTTCTCTGGATATGAATAGTATTCGATCCTTTCAGATAGAACTTGTAAATCGAATCACTAAGGATGCTCTCGATAAAATTGGTTCGAATCCTCAAGGTATGTCAAAGGATGAAATTCGTTTTCTAGTTAGTTCTTATTATGGCGTTCAAGAACTACGTAAGCTACTAAAGAATCGAGTTTCGGCTCTCTCAAAGCAAGATGATCCTGCTTCTATGTTCTCTTTTGTTTCTGATGGTATTGAAACTACCGAGAAAAATATTCAAAAATTCCTAGCAGTTGCTAGCGGTCAGGAAGTAATCGGACAGTGGGCAGAGTCTATACGAGGCATTGGGCCAGTTATTTCCGCAGGTTTACTTGCTCATATTGATATGAATAAAGCTCCTACGGTTGGACATATATGGCGGTTTGCGGGATTAGACCCAACATTGGAATGGCTAGGACGAGATAAGTCCTCCAAGTTGGTATCTGAACTCATAGAAGGCCGTGGAGCCGAAGTTACTGAAGAACAGTTTGCTCAGATTGCTACTGCAGCTAATCGCAAAGCAGATACTTTCATGGAACAAGTTCAGAATTTTGCTACTTCAACAGGAAAGGGTTCTTACTTAACCAAAGATAATATAGTTAAAACCCTTTCAAAGCGTCCTTGGAATGCTGATTTGAAATTAATATGTTGGAAGTTGGGTGAATCCTTTGTAAAGGTTTCAAACCATCCAGAAGATATATACGGTAAAGTCTACCAAGCACGAAAAATGCTAGAGACTCAGAATAACGAATCGGGTAAGTATGCAGAACAAGCTGCTAAGAAACTGGAACGTGTAGGACGTTCTACCGATGCATATAAGTCGTATGTATTAGGTAAACTACCTCCTGCTCACTTACATGCACGAGCTAAACGGTATGCTGTAAAACTATTCTTGGCACATTGGCATCATGTAAACCATGAAGCAACATTCGGCACACCTCCGCCAAAGCCATATATCTTGAACCAAGAAGGCCATACGCATTATATTGCTCCCCCTAATTGGCCTATGGCGTAAATCAATAGGCCACCTCATTGAAAGGTGGGGTGGCCTAGCTAGGATTAACTATGGCTGAGAAAAAAGAATATCAATGTCCAAGAGGACATACTTTTGCAACGGAATCTCCAATTATCATCGCAGTAGAAGATGACCCTGAATACAATTCAGGAGTAGTGTGTCCATACTGTTATGTGAATTGGTTTAGATTAAATATAAGTGCAGAGGAATCCTCTAGCCACTCCGCCTGATTGGTCAGAAAGAATGAGTGACCCTAGAGAAACTAGAGTACCATTTGAATCGAGTCAGTATTGACTTAGTCTAGAAAATATGGTATAGTACTAAATACAAACTAAAGTAAAGGAGTTTTCGCATAAATGCTATCACGTAGACAAACTTTTCCTAGAAGACGGCCTCTCTTTTCTAATCTAATTGAAGAATTTCTATCTCCGACGGTCAACAAGGACTCATATACGTCTCAACCTTCTGTCTTTGATGTAGTTCAAAAATTAGATGAAGAACGAGATATAGCACTTACATATATGTTCCTACCAGGTGTTACATCCGATCAAGTTGATGTCTCAGTAAATTCAACTGCTCACGTTATTAATATAGTAGTTAATGTGAATGAGACAGATACTAATGACGTACTAACGCATGTATATGCTAATCGAGTACAAAAGTCATTTCGTATGACCTCAGATTATGATATCGAACAGACGACGGTAGATTTGTCTAATGGAATATTAACCCTTACGACACCTCGTCTATCGAAATCCCCCGAATCTATAAAACTACCTATCAATACAAAAACAGAAAAGAAAAAGTAAGGTTAAGAAACATCCCCCCGAAGGCGGAAGCCGTGCTCCTGTGCGGATTGATTGAATATATGACGAAGCCTAGGGGGGTCTAAAATATTATTATGTCACTACTAATACTAGCTCTAACAATAATTTTAATAGTCATTCTTTGGTCAACTTTTTGGAAAATTCTAGGATTTATGATATCCTTATTTAGAGGACTTATAGGACTTCCATATCGTTGGTTAATGAATAAAACAGAATGGGGACGCTTTGATAGAGAGCCTTCGCCATTTACTCCAGAAGATCCATCCTCTATATGGGTATCGGGCAATAACGGAACCTATTTTAGATATAACATATTAGCTGAAGGAGATGATTGGGATAATCAGGTAGATAATCTCAATTCATTTTATAGGGAAAACGGTAAATAAAGGTTAGGAGAACGACGATGTTCGGACTATTTGGCGGAAAAAAGGCTACTACTACTACGGAATCCCCTCTCAAAGATAATGCATACGCATTACGCAACGAAATTCACCGCATACAAGAAGAACTGTCCACAGTCTTAGAATCTAAGGGACGTGCAACGAAAGATGAACGTACTGTTATCGTTACGTCTTCTTTAGATGCGTTTAAGAAAGTAGACAACTTCCTTCTTAAATACATGACAGTAAAGTAGCTCACTAATGTTTGAATATTTTTGTAAAGTTACTCGTGTTGTAGATGGCGACACTATCGATGTGAATATCGATTTAGGATTTCAAATCTGGCATAAAGCTCGTGTGCGAATGCTAGGGATAGACACTCCTGAAAGCAGAACACGTAACAAAGCAGAAAAAGCACTAGGCTTGGCGAGCAAGCAGCGTCTAAAAGACATGCTTAAAGGCCAAAAAGTTAAGATTGCATGTAGCAAAGAAAAAGGTAAATTTGGTCGAGTTTTAGCTACCGTTATTACTGTAGCTGAAGATGGTACGGAAACTGATTGTAATAATCAATTATGTATCGAAGGACATGCTCGACCTTATTTTGGTGGTAAAAAAATCCCGTGGGTATAAGGTAAAAGATTAATGACTAGAATAACTCCACAATATTATCAAGAGAATAGCGCATCTAGAAGTAGATTAGAATGGCTTAAAAAGTTAGTAGAAAATCAGGGACGTACTATTCCTGATGATTTTGATGTTGATGAAATTAGTTGGGTAACAGATCGCCTAGGAATAACGGATTTTGAAGGTAGTGAAGAATCTGTACTACAAAACTATTTCACTATTTGTGTTGCTGGAGAATTAGATTCTTCTGCCCAAATAAAAGCTGACTTAGATCCGTATTCAGGACGAGTTACCGACGATTTAACAGAATTAGCAGCATTGATACATAAAGTACTTACAGAATCTGATGATTCAAAAGTAGTTGTACACTGCGCTATGGGAATGGAACGCAGTCCTCTCACAGTAGTGTGGTATTTACACACTTATCATGACATGTCTATTGATGACGCATACGACCTAGCCATTCAAGCTAGACCAGTAGTGTGTGATCGTCGTGAGTGGATTGATTCTTAGAGCAGGAGAAGAATGGGTAAATTAATTGAAGCAACATGTCCATATTGTAAAGAGATACGTACTATTCAAAAAAGAAATCAATATGACAATGCAGAACGACCCTGTAGACCCTGTTCTATACAAAGAGCAAAGCATTTTCTAAATAAAAATATGTTTAGGAAAAATGACCGCTGATATTATAAATATCAAACGTATTGAATTTAAAGATGGTACTTTTATAACGTTTGAGCAAGCAGCTAGACGCATACAAAAAGAAAATAGACTCGCTAAAGGCTATTGGATTAAAAATGATTTACGTCCTGCAACAGGTGTACTAGAAGAATGGACTCGATGTGGAGATGAAGACTGCATCGAGCCTTATCTTTGTTACACCCCTGTGAAAAAACGTAGACTTGCTAATAGCTGGTTTGCAGTGTCTATATCAGCTAACAATGATAAAGGCATCGAGGAAACAGCTGAAGAGCATTGTGTTCGAATGTCTCAATGGTTAAGAAGCTTTAAACGAGGATAATAATGTTTGCATTAGTAAAATTCGTTGTAGCAATTCTTATAATGTTTAAGTTGATTCCTAAAAGTCAGTTAATGACTCAACATGATATCACTATTCTAGAAGATGAATTACAACAATTAAGTAAAGTAAACCTTCGGCATTCTGAAAACTTAACGAATGCTAAAAAAGAATTAAAAGATATGGAAAAACGATATCAAGATTCTTTTCTCGCAGAAAATGAAGCGAAAGAAAACTTGAAAGCTGCAGAAAGTCGAATTAAAACTCTTTACCAAGAAAAAACAGAAGCTGTAACAGCAGAAGAAGTAGCTACCCAACAATATTCAGCATTACAAACAGAAATGTTAACTGCGACAGAGTTATCCACTAAACTAAAAGAGGCATTATCGAAATGGATGAGTTAATAAGTAACTTAGAACATTGTCTAAGTATATTTGAGGCTCCTACGGTTGCCTCTACAGAACAAAATGGATTCTTTGTTCGTTCCAGTATTACTCAATTCGGATTAAATTATGCGAATAAAAAAGGCATTACATATGGAATGGACATCTTTGCACTAGACAATAAGTATCAAGTAACCACCCAAAAAGATATGAGAAAGATTATTGATTGGGATTGGACAGATAATAAAAAATACGTCGCAGAAAAATACGACTGTGACAACTTCGCATTTAGTTTCAAAGCAATGGTTGACAGAAGATTTGGAATAAATAATGTTGGACTAGTTGTGGACTATTCTGGTGGACATGCTTACAACATTATGGTCTTTAATGACGGCTCAGTGCGTTTATTTGAGCCACAAACGGATCGATGGGCGAGGGTTGGGACAGGTCAATATAAATTTGAAGAAGGAAAGATTTTAATCTAATGCCTATTGTTGGTGATGAAATAAGAGGAAACGAAATAGGGTATACCACTAAGGGTTCTGCACGAATTTGGTTTGTTTGGGTTCAATGTCCTGGTTGTTTAGAAGAACGATGGGCTAGAAAAAAATCAGCATTGAATCCAGTAAATAATACGAAAAGACTATGCTCTCCTTGTGCTGTCAAACAAGCTAAGACTTTCCGTCTTAATACGGCAAAAGCAGCCGTAGAGGGACGCATTTAAATGAGCAAAGGTAAACACCAAGATCCTACACCTGATGTGGTAGATGTAATCTTATATTATTTTGACGAAGGTAAGTGGTTCACTCAGGAGCCTCAACCTCGTCCAATTAGGTTCCATATCATAGGGAAAACTATGGGTTCAGCTAGATGGCGACCTCATCTAATACAACATAAAGACCCATTGCCTCCTATGAGAAAGAAAAAAGAATATGATGGAATGCTTGAAATACTAAGAGAGGGAATCTCTCATCAAGTATCGTTAGATTGTGCAACAATAACTAAAGACTTACTTGATGATATTAGCGGAGAGGATGAATAAATGCCCGATAGGCAAGGTAGGATTCCAGAAGTATATAAATGTATATGCGGAGTAACCATTGCGGATAAACGTAAAAGTTTAAAAAAACATCTTACAACTAAAGCACATTTAGCTTTTGCTGATTGTCCTCCACATCATTTTCAAATTGGTGTGTCTAATGGGCCACTAAGTGCAGGTTCTTGTATAAAATGCGGTCTAACTAAACAATTTGAAAATTCCATAAATTATGGATGGGGTGGCTACCAGCAACGTCAATATGAAGAAGAACAAAAACAGAAAGAACAACAAGAACAATTAGTAGAACAATTAGTAGCTACGGAATGAACGTGAGGGAATTATGCTATCAGTACAAGAGGTACACGATAAAGTTTTATACCCCGTAGTCAGAGTACGAACTGGAAATTCTGGCGGAAGTGGAGTTTTAGTATATAGTGAGCCGGATCCAAAAGACCCCTCACGATATATTAATATTGCATTAACATGTCAACACGTAATAGATGCTGCTATTAAAATCAGAGAAGAATTTGATCCCGTCTTAAAACAACAACGAAAAACTGACCACTTTGAAGAAGTTTCAGTTGAAATATTTGATTATGAGGGATCTACGTTAATATCAAGCAATTCGTCACAAGCTGATATTATCGCCTATGATAAGAATCATGATTTAGCTGCAGTTCGTTTAAAGAATTTTAGAAAAATAGAACACATAGCATCCGTAATTCCAAATGATGAAATTAAAGATATGAGGGTTTGGGAACCAGCAATTACCTGCGGATGCAGTCTTTTACATGACCCATTCCCTAATCCAGGAAATATCACTTACCTTAGAGAAATTATTGAACAAAAAGCATACGTAATGGCGAATGCTCCTAGCATCTTTGGAAATAGTGGTGGCGGATTATTTCATGGAGATACTGGACATTTGTTAGGATTAACCAGTCGTGTCACTGTGAATCAACTAGGATTCGGATTAGATGTCCAAACATGGATGAATTTTTCTACACACCCTGATAGATTGTATGAATTTTTCGAACATCAAGAATTACAATTTCTATATGATGATTCTGATGATTATTATTCAGCGATTGACCGTAGAGAAGTTAAAAGGAAGAACGCATTGCGTTCAATCTTATTTGAAGATTATGGCGTAGAGCCATCTCCTAATATCTAATTGGTTAAGTTACGAAGGAGTAATGCATGCCAGTATATGATTACCGAAGGACCGAGATGAATGCCAGCGATTTGCCGGATCAAATATGCATTGTATTAACGCCACAAGCATCAAAATCAGGTGATGGACAGATAGGACAGTCAGGCGCAGTTACTCTAGAGACTATAGATATAACTGCGTATTTACCTATTTACACAGATTATCAAATAGCCCTGCAAGAAAACCCAAACTGCCCGATATATGTAATGAGCTTAGTAGACTTTAAACGTAGATTAGGCATGCCCATATAAACTAAATATATAAAGAGGTGCGAGCATGGATTCCCAATTTAGCATAATTACGGTAGCCGAGCGTCAACACGCTATGAAAATACTACATGATTATGCAGATACTACTCATTTTCCAGAACAGCTGGATAGGATATTACATCATCTTTTGCAGAAACAAATGCTCCACACCTTACATGAAATTACCGACAAAATCTTACATTGCGGATACGTGATAGACCAAGTTAAACATATAGCCAATGAATTAACCGATCAACATGATACACACTTGACTTCACTCACTTAAATATGGTATACTACTAGTATCATATTAAAGGAGTACATAAGTGAGTCACCCAGAGACTTTCGAACAAGCCATGGATCTCATACTCGCAGAAATGCGAGAACTAATGTTAGATAGGCAGTATAAGTACGGGCCAGAAAACATTAGGGGTATGGGTATTCATGGCTTAATTGTTCGTATTAATGATAAATTAGCTAGGATTAAAGAAGACCATAAAAATTGCTCTTTCTTAGGTGAATGTTCATTACGAGAATTACCTGACGAAGCTCGTGAAGACGCATGGAAAGACTTAGGAAACTATGCAGGAATTATCGCCTTAATGGTGATGCGAGATACTTGGGGATTACCGTTAGAGTATGACCCTACGATGGGTGCAGAAAATGACTCCCACTCCGACTAATCTCTCATTATTTAGTGGTGCAGGTGGATTAGATATAGGCTTACATCAAGCAGGTTTTACAACACGTCAGTACGTAGAATCTGATGAAAAATGTAGAGATACATTACGTACTAATATACCCAATCCCATGCTATTCACAGATGTAAAACTGTATCAAGGACAAAAGGGGCTATTTGACGTAGTATCTGGTGGGCCTCCGTGTCAATCTTTTAGTACAGCAGGAAAACGTGAAGCATTAGAAGACCCACGGGGAAGTTTAATATTTGATTTTATTAGAATCGTATCTGAAACTAAACCACGATTTTTCGTTATGGAAAATGTACGTGGATTAGAGTCAGCTAGTTTACCAGATAAACCAATGGGGAGCGTTCTACAAGAAGCCATTTATCCTAGATTCAATGAATTAGGATATGAATTAGCTACAGGCTTAGTTAGTTCATTAGATTACGGAATAGCTCAAGATAGAAAACGTTTTTTAATCATAGGCAGTCGTGACCATGAATTTGGCAGTTGGCCTGAACGTATGCCAATTTTACGTCTACTACCACCTACTCATGGAACAACAGGCTCCTTACTTGATAAGCCCTATAAAGTACTGTGCGAAGTACTTACAGACTTACCTGATGAGGAAGAATGTATGTCGTACAGTGAGGCACGAGCCAAAATATATAGTGAAGTACCTGCAGGAGAGAACTGGAGATACTTTAGAGATTCCCCTAAATACACTACGGAATATGTACAAGAAGTGTTAGGCGGAGCATATAATTCTAGTGGTGGTCGTGTTGGATTTTGGCGAAGGTTAGCATGGGATAAATGGTCACCTACTTTAACTACTAGTCCAATCCAAAAGGCAACAGGGTTGTGTCATCCCGATGAGACACGTCCACTTAGTGTCCGAGAGTATGCCCGTATACAGGGATTCCCTGATGATTGGAAATTCGCAGGAAGTATCGCAGCCAAATATCGTCAAATAGGCAATGCCGTGCCAGTGATGTTGGGTAAAGTGATAGGAAATAAATTAAAAGAATATATGGAGTAACGGTATGGCCTCATTAAAAGGAGAGTGTTCAGTATCATGCAAAGCTGATAAACGATCATGCTGGCATATGGACTGCACTATTGTACGAAGATTCACAACAGGAAGATTTTTAATAGAAAATAAACATGGATATGTGAGAGCAGCTTCTCCAATAGAAATGTACTTTTCTGTTGATGAAGCTAAATTGTATGATAAATATAATTTAAATGCAGATGATTTAGAATTAAATGCTGAACTAGAAAGAAAGTTTTTAAGAGATAAATATAAAAATGTAAAATTTCATTAATCGTAAGATGTGAGAGTACCAGACCAACAAATGAACCATCTGCTATCACAGTAACAGACAGTTGAGCTAATCGTAGAGCGGTAGTAGTAACAAATTTGAAGAATGACCCAACAGCAAATAATAGAAACAATTCAGGAAATACGCAAATTAGTAGAAGAAGTACATGACATATCATTCACTACGACTAAATTCAACACTACAGAACGTACCGCAGAAGGTAAAAAATTAGCCCGTGTATTATTTGGCCTAGATATAATACGTAAAGGAATAAAGGACAGTGAGACTTGAGATAGACGAATACTTCCTTAAAATGGCACAACTCGCATCCTTACGAAGTACATGTGTACGCAGACAAGTAGGATGCGTTTTAGTTGATAGCAACAATCATGTTGCAGCTACAGGATATAACGGAGTACCTGCAGGATTTACGCATTGTCTGGATATTCCTTGTAAAGGAGCTAATGCGCCCTCAGGAACCCGTTTAAACGAATGTAAAGCTGTTCACGCAGAGATGAATGCTTTACTACAATTACAGTCCACAGATACGCTTACAGCATACTTAACAGTCACTCCGTGTTTTGACTGCGCTAAAGTTCTTGCTAATAGCAGAGTTAAACGTATTGTAGCTTCAGTCTGGTATCCTCAGCCTGAAGTTAAAGAGATTTTAGAAGAAGCTAATATTAAAGTACATATCACTGCTGACATAGATGAAAAATGGGACTGTCAGCCATAATGTTCCCAGACCCTGATATAACTAGGTATAGTCTTACGGATGACGATATCCTTGCTATTAATGAAATGATGGACATCACATATGGCTATCACCTGAAGTGTTATACAGATCACGGGGAACATGCGACAAAATCATTTTTTGTATTTGCTGTGAATCCTAGAAATAATACATGGTATACCGGACAAGGAGAAACAATTTGTGAAGCTGTAGATAGTTGGTTTGAGCAAGTAGCTAAACGTGCAATTCCACTTAGACGTTGGGATGTAGCAGTAGTACGACTAGAGAATAAACATCCTAAAGAACAGTTTTTCCAACAGTATCTCCCAGGCTTAGCACCGCATCACTCTTCAGGCTTTTAATATGGAAATCATTTATACATTAGCAGGATTAATTTTATTAGGGTGTACTGGTATTTTAATATGGATAAATTGGAAAATACTAAGAGTATCCGAAGATTTATTAGTTGTTAGTAAGATTCTATTAGATGAAACTATAATAATACGTAAAAAAATAGAACCAGATGTACCATCTACTCCTATCCAAGTTATTAAAGGTTTTCCAGACCTTAGAAAGTTAAAAAAATAGAGCAATGTTTAATTTATTCAAGAAAAAAACTTCATACATACTACGTAGAAAAGAGAAAATATATAAATTATTAGGCAATAGATGTAAAAAATGTAAAATAAAAGATTCTAGAGTATTACAAATAGACCATGTTAATAGTGATGGATACTTAGAGCGTCAGTTATCTCGCTCACAATTGTATGCAAAAATCCTGAAAGAACCTAAAAGATATCAATTACTGTGTGCGAATTGTAATTGGAAGAAACGTTCTCAAGATTTTAAAAAGCAAAAACGTCGTCAAAGAGGATTTTGGAAACGATTATTGCTGCCTTTTCTATTGACTTATGTATTTAAATAAGGTATAGTACTAATACTATGTTTGCTAAGAGACTTACACTTTCTTTGCTAGGATTAGCTTTAATCACTTTGATGGCGCAAGCAATAGTATTCACGTTAGCCTCTGAAGGTTCTCAAGAATTCATTGCTATTTGCCCACTACATTAATGAACCAAAGAACCAGAGAGTTCCAATTTTTACGAGTTAATCAATGGATGACAAAGAAAAAATCAAGAGAATGGAAAAAACCCTAAGATACGCCTACAAAGATTTAAATACTTTATTAAAAATGAATCATAATACAAATGCTGAGACATTAATCACTCGTTGTTACAGCAGTATCAATAGTGGAGAATTAGAATCAGTGGCAAATACATTAGCAGATATCCGAGATTTAATAGGACGTATTGAGTAAATCAACAAAAAATAAAAAGAAAGAACTTCCTACATGTATTTGTGGCTTAAAAGCTAAAGATCAAGTACATTCTACGTACTTTTCATGGCAAAATATTGAAGGCGACGTTAAATTATTATGCTGGAATTGTGCAGATAAATTACACAAAGAAACTCTAGCAAATGAATCACAAAGTATGGAAAAGTATCATAGACAAGAAATGAATCAATAAGGCCGATAGTATCAACCAGTAAGAATGATCCATCCAGGTTGAAGCGTGACAAATAAAACAAGAGCAATCAACAGTATAGCGAGTTCCAACATAACGTAATGAATCAACGCAATGTAGCGTATCAGAGACTACGAATGAACCATCGATGGCTAGAGTACCACGGTGCTGGAGTAAACCACAGAAGAGCGAGAGTATCAGAGTCCACGAGTAAATCATCACGCATGAGAGTACCCACTTTCGCAAATGAATTAATCACGGTTCGTGAAAGTATCAGGATAAACAAATGAATCATTGCCTAAAGGAGTGCCATTCTATAAGAGTGAATCACCCATATTGCGAGTACCAATCAACAATAATGAATCATTTTATGAGACAGTATCACGTTGACTAAATGAATCATGGCCCACGATAGTGACATACTCCCCGAATAAATCAGGACTCATCACAGTAACATCATCCAAGAATGAATCAGGAGCAGGAAGAGTATCACTTGAATTGAATGAATCACAAATGCCGATAGTACCATTTCACCCGAATTAATTTTAACCACAAATAGTAACAAATCCGTCGAATTAATCAATGTCTTCGATAGTAACAATTATCAGGAATGAATCAACAAGCCACGAGAGTACCTAAGGTTTGGAATGAACCAATAAAAGGAACAGTCTCAATTAGGGTAAGTGAATTATTTACTTCGATAGTAACAAGTGGATTGAATGAGCCTATAAGGAGAAGATTATTCGTAGATTAATAATAAGAACTACATTAATTCTTACACTATGTTTATGGGTACCGATAGCTTATTTAACGGCGGTCACTATGTGTTTAAAATCAAAGATATTTAGAAATTGAATTAACCAGACTATCTGATCGGGCAATAATAGCGAGTCAATCACAGGTATGAAAAGTTCCACAAACATAGAATGAACCAGAACCGCACAGCGTACCACCAAACATGAGCATCTATTTTCCCAAAATTTTTTCTAATAAATACTATGTATTTTGTCAATCATTCCCAGTGATAGTATCACGGATATAGAGTGAATCAGGAAGATAGAGAGTAACAGTCCTGTCAAATGAATCATGGAAAAGAAGAGTACCAGTGTTTATGAATGAATCCGCTCTTGGTAGAGTACCATGCATCATGAATGAATCAAATCTACGAACAGTATCACAAAATGTGAATGAATCATTGATAGGGAGAGTATCACTAAACGCTAATGACCCACGTTGCCCGAAAGTACCTAATGGAACGAGGAAATCAGTATGACTGTGTGTGCCGTAAAAATTGAATGAATCTTGCGATTAGATAGTTACACGATTGATGAATGAATCATATTTGGTAAAAAGTACCACATAAGGAAAATGAATCAATACCACAGATAGTAACGATGACCTGGAATGAATCATTGGTAGAAAAAAGTATCACAGAGTATGAATGAATCCTTACCAACGGACAGTAACATCTCATTAGAGTGAATCAACACGGGCAAGAGTACCACGGTTGTGAAATGAATCATATACCAGTGAATAGTACCAATACTTATCAATTAATTATCAGAAGGAAGAGTACCAGCTTAGAAAAATGAATCGAGCATGGCAACAGTACCACTAGAAATGAATGAATCACTTTAACAGACAGTACCAAAAAGCCCGAATGAATCGTTGAAGCCTATAGTATCAAATATGAAGAATGAATCAAAATCAGCAAGAGTACCAGCCAGTTGGAATGAATCACAACGCTAAAGAGTATCAAACGGACTAAATGAATCGTCCACTCCGATAATTACATATAGAGTAAATGAATCACCTTGATGGAGAGTATCACAGTAAGCAAATGAATCAGTTCCACAGATAGTACCTATAATCTAGAATGAATCACTCTACATGACAGTACATATAATACGAATGAATCAATGTAGCCGAAAGTATCAACCAAGTGTAATGAATCATAGACTACGATAGTATCATTTCCATCAAATGAATCACTCCTCCTGAACCCACAATGAAGAAGAATGAATCACGTTCCTCGATAGTAGCAAATAGCCAGAATGAATCACCCATCCCGATAGTTTCAAAGGCTTTGAATGAATCAGGCTCCCCAAAAGTACCAATAGACGAGAATGAATCAGAGGATCGAAGAGTACCATGCGAATGGAATGAATCAATTGGATGAAGAATATCAGAATAACTAAATGAATAAATCAACAAGGAGCAACATGATGGAAACCAACGTTACGATGGACATGAATGTCCAAAAAGACTCTATCAAGAACCTACTTCGTATGGCAGATTGGGCAACCCTTTGCATCGAATCATGGCATGAGCAATGCCCTAAAGAGATCTCTGGCATCGATTCATCTCTCCCCCAGTTCAAAGAAGCTATAACTCAACTGTGTACTGAGATGAATATAGATCCTCCCCGATGGTGTTAAATCCCTATAATTTTTATATCGCCTCTTTACCCTCGAAAAGGAGTCTCTTTCTGGGACTCCTAAACAAAAAAAAATAAAAAGATCATTTATATTCCACCCCTTTACCCGTGAAAAAGGAGTCTCTTTAGGAGTCCCCTATAAAATAGAGCATCAGGCATAGGGCAGGGCATATACCGATATCTGGAATCCTGATTTATATGTCAGATTCTTATTCTGAAAGTTTGATAGAATATAGTGATGAAAAGTATTAAAGGTTACATAACCACACTATTCAGTGGTGCGATGATAGGGTTTGTGGGGATACACACCCTGGAAGACATAGTACTACTTAGTATAGGTAGGTTTGCTCCCGTTCACTGGTTAGCGATGTATGCTATAGGGTTACTCGCCTCATGGCTAGTGATGGGTGCATTGTTACACAAAGTACTAGGTCGTCGATCACATAATAGCCATCATCCCCTTGACCATTAATGTACCTGTACGCCTAGTCCATAGGTGTACATGTGTATGTGTATACATGTAACGATATCAGAATCATGTACTGGTACAGTAGTATAGTGTGTATAACTATTGACACTGTACATAGCATGTGATACAATAGTAGTATTAACTATGTATGTATCACAGCACATGGCAGAACAACACGAACATATAGACTCACTGCCACTCAGTACTATACAACAGTACCTAGTGAAGCATAACGCACGGTACGTAGATAGCTACTTAGATAACACTGTAGATACATTACTAGAAGCCTTTGACTACTTAACTATAACGTTTAGCCGTAAGATACGTGGCAAGTACAACTGTGAGGCTGTCACCTACTGGGGCGAAGTATTCACCTCCAAGGGAGTAACTCACATTGAAGCTGGGTGTCGTGCTATATTTAAAGCATTAAATCATATTGGCGGGAGAGTGAGGGTTGATTACTACCAACAGTATTTGTAACGCAGTAGCCTCAGTGATAGACGAACTACAGATACCCTGTATGCATTGTATGGGGTTGAATAGTTATAAGCTGAAGCCCTGTCAACATTGCGAGGGTAGAGGCTGGAATCACACCAAATCACTTCACAACATTATCACAAATATTAAATATCCTTTGACATTAGTATTGAAGAATGATATGATAGGTTGGAGTGCTGAGATTGCCATAGACGGTACTAGTTTAAAGGTGGATAGCGATAGACACGCATATAACGACCCTGTCGATGCAGTCTACGAGGCACTATTCGAAGCGTTAACTGATAAGTTAGGCGCAAGCAAGGTTGGGGAATTTGAGTCAAAGGCACAACACCCTAGACAACATAATAAGCCCAAAAGGACTACTAGAGGCCGAGGCAGACCAATTAAGTCAGTAATGACTGTTCAGGAGTCTGTTAAATGGCTACAACCAGGGAGCGAATCGTAACACTACGATCCAATCATCCAGACCTACCCGCTGTACGGATAGCCGAATTACTATCGGTAAGTCGAGAACGAGTACGACAGATACTAAAGACTGAAGGACTACCCACTAGAGTACGACCAGACTATGGGAATTGTACGGTATGTGGCGAGGCTTTGAAGTCAGGCAGAAAAGCCTACTGTTCTACTACCTGCAGGTCAGTAGATTGCAGAGTATCATTCCGGTGTGATTATTGTGGACAGAGTAAAGAAATTCTTCAGTCTATCTACAATGCTCAGAAGACACGAGGATATAAGTTCATGTACTGTAGTATTCAGTGCCGGAATTTTGGAAAATGGAATGTGGCTAAAATCAGCCAACCCGCAGTTAGCGTTTCATAAATTTATTTATGGGACAGGTAAGATTACATCATGGAATCCACTCTTGCATCGGTACTACTAGTGGCAGGTTTTGGAAGTTACATCTCAGGGATAGTTTACTTAGTAACTCATCCCACTTGTGGTTACACATACGATAAAGCATATCAAAAGCATCTCTCAGTGAATGATAAGTATCGAACACATTTACCATTATTTTAAATAAATACCTCCTCACTAAGCCCTCAGTAGTCTACCCACCACTACTGGGGGCTTTTATTTACTCTAGCCCGCAAATACCTCAAATCTAGCTTTTCCTTACAGCCTCCATGCCTCCAGGCACGAGAAATAGGGGATTGACAAATGGCTGTGGATAGGGTAGACTATGTTCATCAAGTTAAACAGGAGTATACGAAATGACCTCACAACTCTGGACTAAGAAAGCAACCCAGGGAACCCTCAAGGAACTCCGACACGCAGGATTCATCGTAAACAAGGTCAATAGCGGGTACGAAGCATTCGACACGGACTTCGACGGCAACCAAGAAGAATTGGTACTCAAGGCAATGATGGGTCTGGGTGGATACCTGGTACGCTACGAGCCACGACTATTCGCTGAGTAGTAGCACACCAACAACCGAGCAGCGTCAAGTCCCTAGAACAATCGTTCTAGGGATTTTTTTTGGCATGACGACGCAGCGCACTCCTCCATCCCGCAGCGCGATCCCCCTACAGCTTTTCCTTATGGACCCTGGTCCTGTGTGGACCCGCAGATGGACCTGCAGTAATACTTGACAACTAGGTAACACTGTGCTATACTATGTTCATCAAGTTTAACAGAGGTGACCCAATGCTAGCCGAAACCAACATCAACCCTTCCAATATCTGCTCCGAGTGCGAGGCCGACACCTTTCCAGTTCGCTGGCACGGTGGCGACTCCCGCCGTGCGGATGGCTCCGAAATCATGGAGGTCTGCTTCTGCGACTGCCATGAGGAGGACGACGACCTCCCGCAGTATCCCGCTCACGGCGTGGACGGGTTCCACTTCCTTGAGGACTTCGGGGACGGCCCTCAAGGCTGGTAAGCCTCGCTCCTCCCGATGCCCCCTATCCTCTCACAATGTGGGAGGATTTTTTTTGTGCAACAAATTATCCTTTATAGTAGCTTTTCCTTATTGCCAACACTGTTCCGCCTCCTCTATACTCCTGCCAGCAGAAGGATGTAACTACAAACGGGGAAGGGGAGCGGGGTTCACATCCTTCTGCTACTTTTTTGTGATATAGTTAACACTCTTCGGGACTTCTACATCACCTTTCAGACTTGAGTGGCCTTAAAACGACTTACAGAACGATTTCTAGTATTTTGAACGTGGAATAAACGTGATATAGTTAGTTGACACGGCTCCTAGGCTAAGGTATACTAAGAATATCAAACTATATAGGAGCATCACTATGACTGACTCACAACTAATCGCTAGCATCTCCACCACGGAATCCCACAACGACCCAGCTACCGTAGACTCTGTCTACAACCACTGCGCCACAGTGATGGCAAAATACGACTCCGAAGTCGTAGCACAGGAAATCCACGGATGGGAATGGGAAGCGGTACTACTGCTACTCACGGACACTCATCCTGAGTACCAAATCCTCGCAGAGGAAGCACAGCATCGAGTAGCTGAGGACATTCGTGGATTCTACGCCTAATCCACGGTAACTCTCCCGAACCTCCACGTTTCACCTCCGTGGAGGTTTTTTTGTGCCTCACACCGCCTGCGGGTCCTGCAGCAGCTTTTCCTTAAGGGTCCTTACTATATCACACCACCAGTAGAGCGCAGGCAACGCCTTGACAGACGCAGAATACTCTGGTATACTAAGAGCATCAAATCAAACAGGAAGTGACTGGAATGAATCCCAACATCGACGGCATCTCTGAACTGGCAATCATCCTCAACGGTGAGTGCGTAGAGGATGCCTCTCACACGGGAATCTCCGCAGACCTACAGTACGATGCCGAGAATAGGCTAGAACATCTGACTTACACTTGTGCGGAATGTCTGGAAATTCTCAACGCTCCTTGGCAAGCAGAGCAGTGGGAAGGAGTGGTGATTCCCACAGAGCGACACTACACATGGCTATACGATATAAATGTCCCACGGGACATTAGTTCCACAGAGCGTGAGGCTCTGGACTATCTCAATCCTAAATGGTGGACACGGGAGGTGACCTGGTAAAACTTACAATAGGCCGTGCCTGAGGCACTCTCAAATAATGGTCGGGCATTATGCGTACCCTGTCACTTCGACAGGGTATTTTTTTGCCTCCCGCGCTCTGCTAGTGGTGTGTTAGCTTTTCCTTACTATACTAGAGATTATATTGGTACTTGACAGATGTCTAGAAGTATGCTATAATGATTACATCAAATAAAGACAGGGCGGTGGTCACAGATGGCAAGGAACATTCACACAGCAGTAGAATTCAGAGGCACACCAGACGCTATTCGTAAAGCGAAAAAAGACCTGAAGCAAATTCGCAATCGTTGGCTACACGAAGCTACTAACATCCTAGTCATCCGACGAGACAAGCACGACCTATGGCGTAAGATAGCACGAGACTTTAAATTGAAAGTACGGATTGTGCCTTGGGACATATAAGCTAGGCACAGACCTACAAATGCCGCGATGACACGTATAATAGATATATAAGAAATTAAGTTTGAAAGTGTGGAGGTACTTTCAGACTGGCACATTAACAATAGAATAGGCAATCTGTTGGCAATCATAAAACGTACTCTGACCAAACTTTAATTTAAATTAATATCGGAGATTACGAATATGACCAACAAAAAAACCATCCGTGGTATCGAACTAGGAACAGCCTTACAGGCTCACCTAGAGGCCATACGCCTACTCGGAACAGATGGCGTGGAAGACCGCCTGAAAGACATCCGTGAGGCCACATTCAAGCGCATGGCAGAGCACAAGAACAATTCCCTAACATGGGAACAAATCTGTGCTCACGTGCCAGAGCGTTACGAGTGTCACGGACACTGTGACGGTGTCACATGCACCAATAGGTGCAAAATGACTCCAGCGTAAGCTGGAGTTTTTTTTAACCTGCTGTATAGCTTTTCCTTACGCCTATAGACCTTGACAGATGTTTAGAAGTATGGTAAAATAAGTTATCAAATCAAAAGAGGCAGGAGAAACAACATGAACGGAACGACTAACTGGGAAGGCTTGGTAGAGTTAGCAGTCGAAGCATACATCGACAAGTACTACTCTGACCTGAAGGAGGAGGAGGCACTCTCCACGACACACCTCTACGAGGCCAAGCAGGACATCATCAAGCACCTGCTCTCCGTTGGTGTACGCTGGGGGCAGGTGGCATCTCTGAAAGGGATGTAACCTCACCTGGCATAAACCTCCATCCGGCACTACAAAACCACTGTATTTTTCACAGTGGTTTTTTTGTTACCTTTTTTACTCAATTCTAGCTTTTCCTTACCCCTTCCTGGTTGACTTATATCATAACATATGCTATACTACTAGTAGATTAAATACACAGGAGATATCACAGAAATGTCCAACATTAAAGTAAATACCATTCACATCGAAGGCAAGACTTGGCTAGGTTGTACATCCGCTGAAGAATACATGAAGGATATGCTACGTTACGATAACGGAATCATAGCTGAACTTCAGCAGGAAGAAGGCAACTCTGAATTTACAGCCACGATAGTTGCCACACGATATACGCCAGAACGTTGGCTGTCATTCGGCCTCTGTCCTACACTAGTAGAAGGAACTCCTAAAGCGTGGCGAACTCAAATGGGACTAACGCAACGTATTCCTCTAAAGGATGTGCAAACGTGGGTGGATAATTCAGATAACGTTTCTGTGATATAGTTTCCACATTTGAAGCTAAAGGATTGACTTGCCACCGATATTCGTGGTAAAGTTATCACACTGTTCTCCACAAAATCCCCGCTTGACGGGGATTTTTTTTATACACGCTGCAGCGATCCCCGGCAGCTTTTCCTTAACAGTCCTGGGGTCCCGCACTTCCTCCAGGTAGTTCTTCAGGGATACTTGACATCACTACTACTGTGTGGTATACTATTAGTACGTTGAGAGACACCCAGATGCCTGAGGGCTTCACTCTACACTCAAGCTAGCGGGTGACGAGTCCCACGGTGTGAAGGCAGTCTCTCAGCAACCCAAGGCCGGAGATAAGAAATGACTAAAGCAGACAAGCGAGCGAATAAACGCTTCAAAGACCGTTACGGTCATTTCGGAGCCGGAGCATCTCACACTCGTGAGGCTAGCGAGGCCGAGGTGCTAAAGCACATCGAGAAAGCCAAGAAGAATCATCGTCCACGACGGTGATTTTTTTTATCCCACTCACGACGGGAGATTTTGTCTCCCGTTTTTTTTTGCCTGCAGCAGTAGCTTTTCCTTAATGTAGGGGATCTCGTACAACCTTGACATCAACATAGATATCTGCTATACTGTAAGTATCAAATAAAAAGCAGGAGAACTAGAATGTTTCCAATAACTTTTATTAAAGACGAAGAAGGATATGTATCCGAGTGCTGTTTCGCATATCCGGCATTTGAACTGGATATGTCATCAGTCCCTTACGGAGGCCCATCAGGGTTCTGTAGTCGCTGTCAGGACAACGCCATATTCTTAGTAGAAGACACTGGAGAACCATTCGACACCAAGGGGGAAAAATATGGTGAAAGGTGAACTGATTACAATATCAATATTTCTCATCCTACTCGTAGGATGGGTGGCTCCATAGGAGTGGAAATTAATCCACTCCTATTTTTTTGTCCCTCCTCCTCCACCACCTCCACTCGCATCACCTCCCTCTCCTCTCCCTCCACTCAGCTTTTCCTTACAGTCATCTCTGCTACAAGTGTAAAACTCAACCTTGACAATAGCCCCTAGACATGCTAAAATACATATATCAAATAAATCAGGGGATACGAAATGCAGACGCAAGACGGAGTCCGAATCACTGTTAAAAAGAACCTTTTAGGCCCAGGAATACGAGTAATCCGTGAATGGCTAGGTGGGATAGAAGTTCTGTCAGATGTACCTACCTGGGAGTGGGCCTGGGAGAAAGCCTGGGAACTGAGCGTATACAACAAGGATTAAGGAGCAACATAAAAATGACGGACGTAACTTACAACGGCTGGAAGAATTACGAGACTTGGAATGTGGCATTGTGGTTATTCAACGAATACCCTCTGTACTGCGTCGCTAAAGGCCATAAAGGCTACGCTACGCCTTACAAGTCCCTTAGAGACTCTCTGCATCACACCTTTGGATATATCAAGACGACAGACGGTATAAGCCTGTGGTCACAGAACTTAGACATCGAGGCATTAGACGAAGCTATCAACGAATCTTAATCTAATCTCTCAACTAATTTTTCCAAGTACTCTAACGAAAGTTAGAGTATTTTTGTTACCACTCCCACATTCGTACTTCACCGCCTCCTCCACCTCCTCCACTATCTTTTCCTTAAGATCCATCTCTGTTCCAGGTATAAAACTCAATCTTGACAATAGACCTTAGGCATGCTATAATACATCTATCAAATAAATCAGGAGATACAAAATGATTAGCAACCTTATCGACCCACAGGAACTTCTAGATGCAGCTGAGGAATCCATGTTCGGAATGGAGTCCATAGGCTTCTGCCTAGGATGCGGTGCAGAGAACTACGCCGTAGAGCCGGACGCTCGCAAGTACGAGTGTGAAGAGTGCGGTGAGTACGCCGTATACGGCGCACCAGAGTTGATACTCATGGGATACGGTGGGTAACCACCGAAGGAGGTTAACATGGTACGATTCAACGACCTGTGGATGCGTTGCAAGAACTGTCAGAAGGGCTTCCGATTCCTGTCCTTCCTCGACCACCCCGGACACCCCGTCCACTGTCCACATTGCGATTTCAACAATCGCTAAGCCAGCGTCCCCCGTGAGAGCGGGGGATTTTTTTTTACCTGGAGTATTATCTTTTCCTTAGGCTTCTTTAGAACAAAGTATCTAAAAAACTCGTACAGATTCGTGCCTAGACGAACTTGACAGTTTTTTACTAGATATGATAAGATAGACCTATCAAATCAAGAGAGACAGGAGAAACAACATGGTTTACCTAAACGGCAACTACGACTACGAGGCACTGGCAGAACTAGCCATAGACGCATACATCCACCAGTACTACTACGATTTGGAGGCCGAAGGCGCACTCACCCACGCACATGTTCACGAAGCCAAAGAGGACATCATTAAGACTCTCCTCGCACTTCGTCCGTCCTTTCTAGTTAAATAGAACCCCTACTCGTAGCCACACCTCTTCAATACCTTGTTCATCGACAAGGTATTTTTTTGTCCTCCTTTTTACTCAATCTCAGCTTTTCCTTACTGATCCCCAAAAAATTGATTACAAATTGGTACTAAAATAGTATTGACTTCGTATACGATACCTGCTATACTATTGGTACAACATAAAAACAGGAGAAACCAATATGACTACACTAGATGGCACAAAAATCGAGGAATTCGCAATCAACGTAGCAGAGTATCTGCAACGTCAGGCAATCGCCAAGGAAGCGGAAAAACGTCTCAATGAGACAAAGGACGCTCTCAAGGCGTACATGGCAACTGAAGGACTCACCGAGGCCGAAGTAGGCGAGCATATCGTCAAGCTGATAGAAGTCTCTCGTGAGACTGTGGACACTAAGGTTGCTAAGGTTGTCATTCCTAAGAAGTACTTAGCGGAAATCCTCAAGACCACGGAATACCAGCAACTGCGGATTGACCGTAAAAAGGACTAAGCCTAGTCCGGCTCTCCGCAAGAAGATTCTCTAACTCGCATTGAGTTAGGGAATTTTTTTTCCACCCCGCATATTATCTTTTCCTTACGGATCATCGGACCTCTGTCAGACCTATTTTAAAATCCATTGAAATTAGGTAGATTTTGGTAGGTTTTGGACTTGACAAATAGCGAAAAGTATGGTATAATATAAGTAGAACGAATAAATAAAAATAGTGAGATTAAAAAAAACATCTAAAAAATTGGTACGGTTTAGGGGTTGACTTACTGCCATAGATGTGTTATAATATTATTAAGAAATAAAAAGTGAGATTAAAAAATATGAACAACCAACTACATACCAAAAACAATAACCACAACGAAATACAAATAGGACTTGACCAACAATTCGGATTCACTTCACTGATAGCACGGGTGATTCTAGAATCAATCAACGACTTGGGCGTAGATGCACTTGAGGATGAAGGGACACGTTACTGGATAGATGAAGCCACTGACGTTAACGTTGAGGCACTCCGAGTCGCAATTGGGAATATGCCAACCAAAAACGGAAAAGTAGACGCTAAACCTGCCATACGCCATATCATGGAACAATTGGATGCACGTGAACAAGTGGAACGGGATATGGTAGATGTAGAAATACAATTTGACCAAGTACCATTATCTGAAGTTGAGGAACCAACTATTGCGGAATTAGCTAAAATTGAACCAGTCGCAGAATTACTAGAATGGGACGACGACTGGCAACCAGACTGGATAAAAGCGGAGTAATAGCTATACAACTGAATAGGCAACCTAATATCAAATAAAACGGAGAATACTTATAATGACTTTAGCAACTTTACTAAACACCTGCCCCAACGACTGCCTAGCAGAATTCGTTACTTCTGAGGCACAATACTACGGCGATGTTTTGGACTACTTCGACTTTTACTGCGATGAGTGCGGATATACCGCTAAAATATTCGCTGATGGCGAAGTCGAAGTAATAATCAACCCTATTCGGGAAGATTATTTCGGTCTTAACGCTGAGTTCGATAATGAACCAGAGTTAGACGACTTATATTTCGGAACTCGCTAAAAGCGAGTTTTAATATAAAAACAAGCACCCGCTCCGGCGGGTGTTTTTTTTGCACTGTATATGATCTTTTCCTTACCTGCTGCCAGGGAGATAAACCTTGACATCCACGTTTAAATATGGTATACTAATAGAGTAATAAATAAATAGGAGAAAAAACATGGAGCACGGATTTAATCCATTTATACCAGAAGAACTTATCGACCATTTAAAAGACGAAGCTTATTCCGAACTATGTGAAGTTGGCGAAATACAGATGGCACTTAATCAACTGGAAGGTAAATTCCACCGTAGAATCCGACGTATACAACATCATATGCGCCAATGCGGAACTTGTTTATCTCAACAAATAAAAACTGGTATACTAGTGGAGTTACCAGAATATTGGGAAATGCAACAACAATCAGGAGGTGGACGGTATCCAAAATTACATTATCAGGTGAACTGATGGCAAAAAAATGTAAGAATAAATACCGTTTCAGAATCTGGAACGACGCACAACGCTTTGCGGAACAATACAGAGACGACGTATCCTTACTATTTAGTCCAATACGTCCATACTGGTGCCACAAACATGAACTGTGGCACATAGGTCACGATACTAGAGATAAGGTGGAATACTTAGGTAATGGCATCAGAATTCTTCCAAACACAAATGGGACAAAGGTTTTATCAGAAAACAATGCCAGATATAGCAACAGAACTACAGAAGATAAATCAGAATTTGACAATCCTAGCCGACTTACTTAAACAAAGCTTAGAGATAGATAAAGAGATTAGAGATAAGAATAAAACTCAAGTCTGGTAACATAGTCCACTTCCTTAGAAAGAGTCAGATGGCCTCCAACATCTGGCTCTTTCTTTTTACCACTGTATAGATCTTTTCCTTAAAGCATCTCCAGGTTCATAGACTTGACATCAGAGTATATCTATGCTATACTACAAGTATCAAATAAAGAAGGAACCAACATGTTTAAAAATACTCCTTACGGCTTTCACATGGACTTCACCAATGGCTGGTTAATTTCAGTACAGTGGGGGCCACACAATTACTGCTCCACTCGTACTGACGAGCAATACGCAGACGACAATCCTTTCGACGGAAACTTCCACGAGTATGCATCTAATACTGCTGAGATTGCAGTATGGCATAAGGATGCTGACCGTTACTATCCTCTGTCAGATACGGACGATGTTAAAGGTTGGGTATCTACACAAGAAGTAACCGAGTATATCGAGTGGGTGTCTCAGTTGGATAGCAACTACGTTACAGTCTTGGAAAATGCTCCATACAAAGGCTTACACGGAGTCTCTGACTAATCCTCCATATAAAGGAAACGAAAAGATATATAGGAGCTAGAAATAGCTCCTATTTTTTTTGTGGACCATATTATCTTTTCCTTAGATCCGCAGGACCGCCAGGAGATGGAGGAGGAGGTGAAGTTAGAATATGTGATTGGTAACCAAGTCGAACAGAACTTCGTTATATATAATAAGAAATAAGAATGTATTGACTTCAATCTAGTAGTATGGTATAATCGAATTATCAAGAAAACAGGAGACACCACTATGAACACCCTAGTCGCAGGCGCACTCAATTCCGAAGCAAAATTCACGGACTCACAAGTCACGCCTGACCTGCGTGAAGCTAGCCTCGCCTATCTGGCTACCTACGAGGGTAATTTCACCTACCTCGTTGACCTTAAACGGCGTAATCCTGACAACTTGTCCGTAGGACAGGTTCGTGGCATCCTCAATTGCATACGAGCGCAGGTACTGCGTGAGCGTGACGCAGGTGAGCAAGTCAACGTCGTTGATGGTCGTTATGCCGTATGGATGGAAGGTAAGCTTCGGTTCTTCCGTGTGAACACTCCTACTGAGGGTCGCTGGTCAGGATTCACTTTCGTCACTGAACAATTCGGTGGAGGCGGTGTCCGTGCCATAAAAGGCAATGCTCGCAACCTCATCCTCTCAGCCATAGCTGATGATTCTGATGCTCTCGCACGGTTTGGTCAGGAACTTGGCAAATGTGGCAAATGTGGTCGTGACCTCACGGATGAGGAATCCCGTCGCATAGGTATCGGGCCTATCTGTCGGGAGCAATTAGGAATGTAATTCCTAATTCTTCTATACCGAAAAGATGAATCCTGGGATAAAACCCAGGATTTTTTTATTCCGGCTGCAATCATCTTTTCCTTATCTATATAACATAGTAGCTGCTGACCAGGTGCAAGAGGAATGTAACCGAACTAAATGCATATTCGTCTATGTAAGTACAACGCAAAAATGGAAATCAAAATAGTGTAACTAAGTACCTACCATCTGCGTTATATAAAGTGAGGAACAAAAATAAAGGAGAAAAAACAAGATGTAACCGATTAGATACTTTCAACGTCTTATAAAATACGAAACAAAAATAAAAGGAGAAAAAATGGAAATCAAGATTACCCCACCACAGGAATTCATCAAACTGGTAAATCAAATTCTAAAGGAGAACAAAATGGAAAAGACTTGGCCTCTGGCTCCCAACTTCACGGATTCCAACATTGTCATCAACCAACGGATGATTCATCATCTGTTGGAACGTAAGGGAACTCCACAGAATCGGGATATGCAAGCCTTGGGAATCGAAGTATCAGAACTTCGTGATGAAGCAGGATTATCTCGTAAGGAACTTACTGCGCTCTCTGGAATCGATTGTGCTTTCTTAGCACTATTAGAAGAGGGATATGCCTTACCCTCTGAGGTAGATAAAGGAATCCTAGCCCGCCTCGCTTGTACCTTCATGTATGCGGAACTTCCTGCATATCATGTACAGGAGGCATTTTGGAAATATAAGAAACTATTGACTTAGACTCTTACAAGTGCTATAATACATTTATCAACTAAAGACACAGGAGACAAATGCGAACTTACACACGAACCCCATCAAAGTACACAGTCCACCTAATGGAATTCACCCATCTTAATGATTCCGCTTTGGAACACTACAATAAAAACCGTGAAGAAAAGGCAACGGCTTGTAAGACCATGTATCGTCACGGCTTCATCATCACTGATGATGGAATGTTTGTCCTCTGTGATGAGGGTGTCGGCAACAAAAAACCAATATCTGAGGAGCATCCTTATCAGTTAGAGTTCTTCAACGAGCGTAAAGAAGAGGGAACAAATGTGACTCACATGGGAATTGGCCCATGCCTCTTTATGCGAATGGAAGAAAAGGACTTGCGAGAATGTGCTACTGGCGACACTGAGCCTCTCCATGAATTCATCCGCACTTTCGGAGATAGACTAGATACCAACTACATGAACTTTGAACGATGGCTGGATAACTACGCCACTCGTTGGGAAGGTGAGTAATGACACCAGCCGAACTATTATCTATAGAAGAGGGAATTTGTATCATCTGTAGTGGTGATGATGTGGAGTGTCTTGAGGATTGCACAGTTCATAAATGCGTAGACTGTGGATATACGTTAACCGCAACTGAAATGAAAGAAATCAAAGGTGAGGAAGAACATGACTAAAGAAGACTATGAAGATAAATATGGAGAAAAAGTTATCTATTGTAGAGTACATCATGTTACTGGTATAGATGGATGTATTGCTTGTGAACAAGAGGAACAGGATGATGCGGATATGATTTTAAAGAATGATGGAGATGATGTGATGTCTATATACAATGATGTTTTTAATAAAATGAATATTGAACGTGAGAAATGGGAAACCATAAGAACTAGTAAGTATCGGAAAAAAACCTAACTCACGGTTAGAAATATCATGCAGGGGTGGCGAAACGGTAAACGCATTGGACTTAAAATCCAACACCTGTAAAGGTTTGAGGGTTCGATTCCCTCCCCCTGTACCAAAATAGATAAATCTCTAACTCGTAGTCTCCGACGAGTCTCAGTAATCCCCTCGATGTTGGTTGGTGCATCGAGGGGATTTTTTTATCCCACATCTCATCTTTTCCTTAGGCACCAGGAGGACCCGCAGGCGGAGAAGTGCGAATATGGGATTGGTAAGATACTTGACTTGAGGTTAGTGATAGTGTATAATAGGGATAGATTAAAGGAGAAAAGAAATGAACGTAAGAGATTTCCAGGCTAGTAGTAGAGGACGTTTCATCCAAGCTCAAGCACTTTACTATACGATACAACGACTATCGGAGGTAGAGGGGGCAATAAGAGAAGTATCCAACATAGCAGATATGCAATTCTTACTCGATGAATTGTATCCTGGGTATGAAGATATTTTTCGTCGCCTAGACCAGCAACGCTGTACGTTACAGCATGGTGAAGAAGTACATAACCACATAGGGGGATAGCTACTAAAATGAAAAAAACATTTCTCATTTTTTATTACGTTCTCAACGGACAGGAATATGTGGAAGCATATCCTATCCATAGTTTGAAATATCCTTATGATTCTTTATTGCCTAATGATTGTCCTCATGCCTTTATGGTTTGTAGTTCTCGTAATCAGGCTCGTAAAGAAGCATACAAGTTATGGATTGATTCCTCAGGTCGTGGATTTAATAAAATGCCTCACCCTAGGTCACACGCCTTACACTAGGGTATTGACTTAGGGATAAATAAGTGGTATAATACTAGTATCAAATAAATCAGGAGACACAAATGGTAACACTATCCAAATGTTGCGACGCAACACCACTAGGCAAGGACTTAGACTCTACTTCATCCTTCGGAAAATGCTCTGACTGCGGTGACTACGAGTTCTTCTATCAGTCTGAAACTCCATCCTCTGCGATGAAAGCATTGATGACTGAGACTTCACGAGACACTTTGCTACTCATCGGGCCAAAGTGCAATCTACCAGAAGAAGTTTATACAACCTTTAATCCAGCAGTAATAAGTTGGGTTGCGGAGCGTATTGGAATTACTTCTAGAGATGGAGTTGAACAGGCTTTACAAGACGGTCACTTCGTAATCAACGTAGCTGACGAAATCTACAATGATGCTCATGTCAAAATGCCTATCGAACCTGGAACTGGTACAGTTCTGAATAGCTTAAACTCAATAGCTGATGTGATGGAAACAATCCTAACCACCACTAATCAGAAAATAGTTGTTCACTGTGCGATGGGTATGGAACGGTCTGTACTAGCAGTAGTATGGCTAATGGCTTCTAAATGGCGTATGCGACTAGAACAGTCATATGCTCAGATTAAGAAACATCGTCCAATAGCATTAGACCGCTTAAACTGGATAACTATGTAATGTGGGAACGTAAGATATGCGTCATATGTCGAAATGATTTCGGCGTTCATCCAAACGCCAAATCATTTACGACTAGACAGTTATGTCTGGTATGTCGAAAATCAGATTGGATATCTAAATTCACAAAGGAGGAAAATGGTAGACGATAAAGTTACTGGTTTGTCCATTAGAGTAGTGTGTAAACTTAAACACCTACAACAAGAAATAGCCAATGCATGGTTTATGGCTAGCAAGAAGTACCCCCGCTAGGGGGTATTTTTTTTACCCCCCATCTCATCTTTTCCTTAGCCCGCTGCAATGGTCGCGGGAATCCATAAGTCAAAATATTGGTTTTTTTAAATACTTGACTTGGGACTTAGACTAGTGTATAATAAAGGTAGATTAAGAAAAGGAGGTAGTACGGTGACTAAGGGAGAACGGCGAGAACAGAAGCAAGAGCGAGCATTCGCTAAACGGCGACGAGCGAACAATCGCAAAAACCTTGAAGTAATCATCGAGGCACAACGTCAACGAATGCGACGTGGTTACTAGGGGTTGACTTAGGTTCTCTAACATGGTATACTACTAACATCAAATAAAGGAGACAGGATATGTCACAACTAAATGATAGCGTAGCGGAACTGGCGAACTTCTGGGAAGACCTACATCGTGAGGATGTTGACTTGACCCTCAAGTTGGAAGAACTACTGGGTACGGAAAAATCGGAGCAACTCCAAGGATATATCTCAGAGTTGGAGAACTACAACGACGAGATTGACGTTGATACCGCTCTCAACGAGATTCAGGATGCTCGTTACCAGCTAGAATCCATAGAATCCGCAATCCAAGATGCGGTCAATGCTCTAGACACTGCAGAATCTGAAGTAGAGGACTTACGATAATGATTAAAGACGAAACCACTCTCACCTTTACAATGCGTGAGCGATACATCATCGCTCAAGCGTTAATACTAGGAATCAAGGAATTAGAAAAAGTTCCTGGTGCTATGAAAGAAGTTTCCAACATAATGGATATGGAATATCTCTTAGAGCATCAATTCGCTGATATGGCTTCTCCAGCACGGCTCTCAATCAATCTAACTAATGAGGTTAAATAAGAATGGGTCAATATTTCGTCATAGCTAATACAACTAAGAAAGAATACCTACATCCACATAGATTTGGCGAAGGTCTTAAATTCATGGAATTCACTATGGATAGTGCTGGTATCTTACATGGTTTTGCTCATCTAATGGCACAATCATCTGAGGGTGTTCACGTAGATTGTGAAGCAGTCACAGGACGTTGGATAGGCGACCATGTTCTCATCGTAGGCGATTATGATAATTCAGAAATCTTTGATGAAGCTTATAAATCCTACAATGATATATCAGAAATGGTTATTAACCATATAGCGGAAGATAGATATGTTCGGGAGATTCTATCCAATCGAACACGCTGGGACGGCGACCATAAAAAGCCAGTATATCAAACTGCAGAGGAGATTGAGCATGCCTAATTGGTGTTTTAATAGAGTTACTTTTACAGGTACATCTGGTGATATTGAAAATCTAATAACACAACTGGCTAGTGAGAAATCTCACTTTGACTTTAATCAAGTCATTCCAATGCCGAAAGAACTAGAGGGACTATGTGCACCAGTAAAAGCCTTTAAGACCAAGGCTGAAGTTGATGAATACAATAACCAAGAACTCCCTGGTGGCTATGAAATTGGCAAGGCTATCACTAATGCCAAACACAAGGCACTACTTAAAAAGTATGGTCATGCGGAATGGTATAGCTGGTCAATTGAGACATGGGGTTGCAAATGGAATAATGGTGATGAAGTCGAAGTAAACGACGATAGTGAACATGGTTGTGCCTCTTATAGCTTTGATACTCCTTGGGGGCCACCCGAAGGAATCTATCTAGCCTTGCGAGAACAATTTCCAGAAGTACATATCTCATGGTTCTATGATGAACCAGGAATGGAAATCTCCGGCTACCTCTCTAACGAGTATTAACTCGTAAGTCATTAAATCCTCTGGGACGAGTATTAACTCGCTCAGAGGATTTTTTTTATCCCCATCTCATCTTTTCCTTACCCCCCTAAATGTAACCAATTGGTAATTTTCTTCGTCTATAAAAGTGATACCTTTAAATACTTGACTTGGAATGCCTAACCTGTTATAATAGAGGTAGAAATTAAAGAGAGGCAAAAAAATGCAGTTACACATCCAACCTAAAAACGACAAACTTGGAAAAATCTGGAATATCTCATTACCAGCAGTAGAAACTTGTGGCGGAATGTCAGCATCGTGTGCGGGTGAAAATGGGAAGTGCTACGTTCTAAAAATATATAAGCGTCGTCCTAACGTACTAAAAGCGCATAGAAATACTTACGTGGATATCCTCAACGCCTTAGAATACGGCGAGGAATTAGAATTACCATCTAAAGTCAAAGATGGTGACATATTCCGCATCCACGTAGCAGGTGATTTCTTTGCGCCTACTTATGTTTATGCTTGGATTAAGCTTATAACTAATAATCCTAATGTTATGTTTTTTGGTTATACTCGCTCATGGCGTATGTCCGATATGGAAGATTCACTGAAAGAATTAGCATCACTACCTAATATGGAATTATTGCTATCAGTTGACCGTGATACTGGATATCCTAATAAGTCCATATGGACTGATTTTAGGACGGCCTTTATGATGGTTGATGATAATGATATGTACTTAATTGAACCTGATACTCATATAGTATTTCGGGATAATAGGCATGATATACTTAAACAAGTTAATGGCAACTTAGTTTGTCCGACTGAAAATGGTATTTCTAAAACCACTTGTGAAAAGTGTAAATGGTGTTTTAAGGATAATCCCAACAAATTAGGTTTAAAGGTGGCGGATAGTGACGACGCGGGAAAAGTATCGGTTGAACGGAACTTGTCTATGGTGTCCTAAGCCTAGGCATACCGTAGACGATAAGGTTTATGCTCTATGCACTAAACATATGCATGAACTTAAGAACAATAATGCCAAACGTGCTGAACGTCCCAAACAAGGTTTATGTCGCAGGTGTCGGAATCCAGTGGTTATGAATCGTACAATGTGTGAATATCATCTAGCTTATGAACGGAATAGAACACAAGCAAAACGGATGACTAGTAGCATTACTATTTAATACCTGTTATACTATTAATGCAACTGCCTCGGCCCAGGATAGTTGCTTTCACAAAAAATCCCTGAAGTTGCCTCGCTTCGGGGATTTTCTTTTTTCCAATATCCTCATCTTTTCCTTAACTAGCTGCAGACTCTCCCGTGTCGTAGTCGTCTAGCTCTTCATCTCATCTTTTCCTTAGGCTCCCGTGAGTGAGCTAGAGGTGTGAGATTGTGAAATAAATCACTCTAGCTTCGATTGAATAGGTTTTGACCCTGTACATCATTACTCTCCCTACTGTCAAGGGTAGGCTCGGCACATCCTGTGTGGGATGGCCTCGCATCTCTAGACTGGCAGACTCTGCGACGGATAAACAATAAAATATAAAATTGGCAATAAGACAAAGGGGTAGTTATTATCAGGTGGATATGTATTTAAAAATAAAGTAGAAAATACAGTAGCTGACTAGGCGTGGATAGAGATGCTTGACTTGGGTAAGTATAATAGGTAGACTACTATCATACGAGGGGAAATAGACGGTAATCAAGGTATACTACTAACAAAGAATAGACGATTGTAAAGACTTATGATTCATGCTTATGGTTATGGATGTCTTTATGGTTATGGTTTATGATTGTTAATGGTTATGTTAATGCTTATGGTTACTGAAGGGGTATGGTTATGACTAATATCCTTATGACTATTATCCTTATGATTAGTATTGTTATAACTGGATGTACTAATCAGCCCCCACCGCTTATGACTCCTGAGCCTATACCTACTCCTTCACCTACGGTTATGGTTGTTAATGATAAGGCTATGGTTATGGAGTCTCTTAATGAATTCAATAATCTTAATAATAGCGTAGTAGATTTTCTGAAATCTACACAAGATATCAGTACTCTTGAGGCTCATGTATATCATAGGAACTATGTATCATCTAAAGTAATAATAAAAGGATTAGGTATATATAAAGAAGGGATAAATAATTGGAATCCCCCCATTAATGAATATCAAGATGAATTAATCGAGATTAAACAAGCAGAATTATATAGAATAACTCATTTTATTGAACTATCAGAATTCTTAATGACCGCATTATTATCAGGTGATGAGGATTTAGTTGCGAAAGCCCATAATAATTTCGCTGAATGGCGAAATCATGCAGATAATAGGAAGCCAGCAGATTTGCAAAATGATATACTAGATAGATTAGCAATAAACCCTGATTCAGTAAATTTTAGATATACCATCTCTGAGAAGCTTCCCGAATTGCCAAAGCGATTCCAAAAAACAGAAGGATTAAGTTAATGGAAGATAAGCCTAAAGACCTGATTGAGATGATTGGAGTCTCTCAAGAACAATTAGACGATGTGATAAAAAATAGTGAGTATGGGAAACAAACCATGCAATTTGTTCAAGAATGGACAGAAGTCACTACATTATCCTTGCGGGCTAATAGATTAATTATTGCTAACTGTCTTACACCAGCTTCTGATGGCGAGCATATCATGTGCAGATTCTGTGGAGAAGGTATACCGAATTGGAAATTAGAAAATTCTAGAGAACATGCCAGTGATTGTCCTATAAATACAGTAGGAGAGGCTTTACTAGCGGTAAAGAAGCTACGAAGTGGCATATTAGGAATGGAAAAAAATGTCAAAGATAACCCAAATCCGTTGTCAGGAAGAAGTTTCAAGTAGTAAACGTACATATCAACCAATGCATGGAGAACCATATACACACCCTGATGAACAGGACTCCCATCAATGCACGTTCTCCGCACAATATTTAATTAAAAGCATTGATTTATATGTCTGTAGACAACATGCAGTAGGGGTCGATAAAAAACAATTATTAAAAATAAAATAGGTGTACGTGTGTGGATAAAATAGTATTAGGGTCAGGAAGAAGAAAAAAACAAGATTTTCAATATTATAAACAAGTAAAAAGTCACTTAGAAGAAATAGAAGGGAAGGTAAATAAAAGTATGGTGCGAATAGGTAAAGCTGACGTAGATAAATTTCCACATCAATGTAGATATTACAAACCCTGCCAAGAAATAGTCATTAACCCATCTGGTAATTATGGACATTTCAAGCGTGTACATCCTTGGACTGAAGATGAACAAGAATTTCTACTGACATTATTTGAGGAATCTCCCACAGGAAAGAATATTTATTTATTGTCAGTGCTATATGGACGGTCTGAGGAAGAATTAAGGAACTTCTTTAAATCGCAGAATAAAAAATTACCTAAATGGGGAAAGCGAGAAAAAGAAATTTCAGAAGTACATGAAGTACTTAATACCCAGATACAAGAAATACGCACTAACAATAGAATAAAGATAGTAAAGGATAAAAATGATAATTTAATGGATAGGTATTGGGAGAATGAGGTTCAGGTAGGAATGTCTACTGTGGTATCTGAATCGGAGTCAGATTCCTTCTCAGAATTAATTAATCCCTTTCCAGTTAATCCCCAGGAAATTCAGTCTCAGAACTATTTAACTGCTACGCCTACGCCACCAGATGCTATCGGCTCCAAGGATTTTTATAAAAATACCGTGGACGCATTATTAGAGAAGCATAGATATTGGATAGCAGAGGAACAGCGATTAAAAAATAGAATCCAAGAATTAGATAATCAGATTATCGAATTAAGAAATAAATTAGATGAGAAAATAAACGAGCCAGAACTTTCAGAAGAGGAGATAGCTGACTATAAAGAACAGATGAATTCAATATATCAAGGATTTTAATTAAAAAACCGCCTCTGTAACTACGCACCTATAAAATGCGTCCTATACAATAGGCGGTTTAATTTTGCCCTAAGGGTTGACTTGAAGCAAGTGGTAGTGTATACTAGAGTAACACGGTAAAAAGAGGAGCGAAATGGAAAACGAGGGACTATGTGAAATGGCGGGATGTGAGGTGGAACTGGAAAATATTATGGGAGATTCGCTTATCTACGGCGATACGATAGGTCGATACATTCGTTGTTGTGCGGAGTGCCATGAAGAATATACAGACCTAACAGCATACGGTAGGCCAGATTACGCTACACAATGGCTAAAGAAAACTCAAGAATATTTAGGAAAATAAAAATGAAAATACGAAATGCATCAGTAACCTTGAAGCCAGAAGAAATTGAAGAAATCACTTTGTTAGGATTTAAATTCCAAAAGGTGATGCAAAACCTTCTCGATACTATCGTAGAAGTGCATGACAATGGGGAAAACTGTCCTATCTGTGGAGAGGAATACGAAAACATGATGCCAACCTTAGATATGATGTGCTTCAACGAAGATTGTGCCTTTGTGCAAGCCCAAAACTTGATAGAGAAATCTCGTATGTCTTTGGGTACTTTTAGACTTGCGTGTCTAGATGTAGGTTCAGAGGACAATTTCTACAACCCTATTGACTTGAAGTAACTACTATGGTATACTAAAGGTAATCAAAAATAACAGGAGATAAAAAATGGAATTTACAGGAAAACTAGCTAAGGAAATGGCAACCATTGCAGTCCAAACCCTTAACGAGAAATTCGCAGAACTAGGATATGACGTTACCCTAACTAATGGTGGGGGAAAATATGGGCCACAAGAATTTACGATGAAGTTAGTCGTTGGAATGAAAACTGAAAATGGCGAAACTCAAGCAGAAGTAGACTACAAACAATACGCTAATCTCTATCAGTTGCCTTTGGACATGTTAGGCTCTACTTTCAACTATAATGGAAAATTCTTTACCGTCACTGGATTGCTTCCAAATCGACGCAAGAACGATATCCAAATAGAGGATGCCAAAGGCAAGACCTTTATTGCACCACATGAGTCTGTAGTACGTGCCTATAAGCTACATACGGCAAAGTCACAATTCGATGGCAATCCTATTCCAGCGGTGACAATCTAATGTCACCAGAAGCGAATCTACTTAGACTAGCCTACATTCAGATAAATGCGCTACTAGATGCTGGCTTTGAAACCAATGCGGATGAGTTGGTAAAAAATCATAGAGAAGCATTAGGCTCTCAAGTAATATACGGTTTCGTATTAGATGGCGTGGCTAAAACATTAACTGAGATTAGAGATTTTTGTGGAGCGGATGATATATGACTGTAGATGAATTTATAGACCAACTTGATGCGTTTTGTAGGTCTACGATTGGAGATAAATGGCAATTTAATTACGAATTACAAGAAGACGATGGATTAGAATTTAAATCATTTGTAGCATGGGGATTTGAAGAACCTTGTTATAACGATGATAGATGCGAATGTCCCCGATGTTGGAAGGAGAATGAAAATGCCAATATTTCAGATTAAATATACCGAAATGCAAGAACGACTATGGACAATCAACGTACAAGCTGAATCATTAGAAGAAGCAGAGGAACTGTTTGAATCCAATAGTGAAGACCCTTGGCGCATGGTAGACGGTCAAAAGGCTACTTGGGCGTGGGATTCGGGTGAAGAGGGTGATGCCGTAGACACTTATGAGACAAATTGGGAAATAGAGGAGACTGAATAATGGGTGCAGAAACATTTTATCAAACAGAAAAAGGCAAAAACGCTCAAGAAGCATTTAATAATGCAAAAGCAGATGCATATTGGATACATGGTCACGGTGGCTATTCTGGGTCAATCGCTGAAAAGCAAGGATTTACAGAATTTCAACGTCCTAAAGGAATACGAGAGAAGACGGTACGCACTTTGATGCATGATTTAGTTGATTTTCACTTTGGAGATGATAAAAAGAAAAATAAAATAGCGAAAAAATATCCTAAGTTCTCCACCTATACGCTTACAAAGATGGCTAACACCTTTGAAGATAAGTGGGGGCCAGCAGTCTGTATGGAAGTAAAACCTAACACATATTATTTTTGTGGATGGGCCTCTAGTTAAACTATTGACTTAAAGTAATTAATATGTTATAATAACAATAGATTAAATAAGGAGATGCGTATGAAACATATTATGACTACTGAGGATTATTGGGACTGCGAGTGTGTAGGGTCAATCGAAGAATACATACACCCAAAATCACAAACTATGTGCATAGAATGTGGACAACAGCAGGAAAATATGCCTGACTCTAGAATCGATGAAGTCGAAAAAATATATGGAGCAATAAAATAATGACAACACCATTAGAAAAAGCACAAGAAAAACAAGCACAACGTAGACAAAAAGAAATGGATTTCTATACTAAATATTACACTCAACTGGTTGGAGCCAAAATAACTGGATTTGAATTAGTCCAAGATGAGTATGACGAGAATACTCTATGGCCTACATTTACAGCTACCAAGGGCAAAAACACCTTTACTCTTGAAGTTTCTCAAGATGAAGAAGGAAATGGTCAAGGTTTTATATTTGGACTACCTACTCCTCAAGCAGAGGAGTAGGGAAAATAGGAACTATTGAGTACTTGACTTCAATCTAACTTAATGATATAATTACAGCATACTAAAACAGGAGACATTAAATGAATTTTCACACTGAATTAACTTCTTATATACGTGCAGGATATCCAATACTTTATGTAACAGCACTGGAACCAACACGTGCTATTACTGCTATTGAAAAAGTTTGTGAAGAAATCGCTGGTGGCCTTTCTTGTCATGTTTGGAAAGTTACTAATGGTTGGGACAATAGTGGCAATGGTGATGACCCTGATGAAGTTTTCTCAGCTATAGACCAATTTGCCAACAACTCCGTATCAATCTTATGTAACTACCATGCATTTATAGGGGAGAACCCAGACCCTGTACGAGTACAGTCTATGATAGATGCATATTCTAGATGGAAAGGCGTAGGAACTAATCGTACTGTGATTATTCTATCTCCAATTTATAAGATTGCTCCCGAACTAGAACGTTTTGTACAGAATCTCACATACACTTTGCCTGATGTGACTCAGATTACTGGCATCGTAGACAAGTTTGCGGATGAGTACAAAGATACTTGTACATGGGAATCTATTGAACACCATGACCGTGTTGTGGCAAATGCCTCAGGTATGACTGAGGATGAAGTAGAATCCTCTCTGGCATTATCTTTGGTAAAGTCTAAATCTAGTAATGGTGAACCTAAAATTGACCCTGATATCATTATGAATGAAAAAGCCAAGATTCTAGAAAAAACTGGTTACCTAGAGTACTGGCCTTATCCAGATAGTTTGGATGCTGTTGGGGGATTAACAAACCTTAAAGCATGGCTTAATGAGCGTAAGAAGGCTGTTCTTAGTCCTAAGGCTAAAGAATTCGGTCTACCTAACCCTAAAGGATTATTCCTACTTGGGCCTCCAGGCACTGGAAAATCTCTATCGGCTAAATGTTTATCACGAGAATGGGGCTTGCCTCTAATCCGATTCGACTTGGGCAAGGTATTCGGTTCCTTGGTAGGCCAGTCTGAAGAACGTATGCGTATGGTTCTTGCTCAGATTGAAAGCCTTGCTCCAGCCACGGTATGGATTGATGAAATCGAAAAAGGTATGGCTGGTGCAGATTCTAGCGGTAGCATGGACTCTGGTGTTACCAAACGTGTATTTGGACAACTACTTACATGGATGGAAGAGCGTCCGAAAGACAAACTCATATATGTAATCGCTACAGCGAATGAGGCTCTTAGCCTACCGCCAGCCCTGTTACGCCGATTTGATGCTCTATTCTGGGTAGACTTACCTACCACTAGCGATAGATTTGAAATCCTTAGAATCCAACTATCTAAAAACAAGCAAATGTCCGATGAGGTTGAACAAGGACTAGGTGAGGTAGTTTCGTTGACTACAGGATTCTCAGGTGCAGAGATTGAACGTGTTGTTCACTCTGCCATGTTTAAAGCCTTTAATGATGATGTAGATAAGATAACCTTAACTCATCTTATTGAATCGGCTCAGAAAATCGTTCCTCTGGCACAACTCCGTAAAGAGGATATTGAAGCCTCACGAGCATGGGCTAAAGAACGATGCGAATTCGCTCAAGATGAGGAACCTGTAGATTTGAAAGCGATAAATCGAACAATGATTAGGTCGATAAATTTAAACTAACATATTGACTTAAATAATAAAATTTGATATAATAACAATACATTCAAAAAAGGATAAGGTAATGACTACAAATCTTCTAAATACTATAAATAATACTAACGGCACTGACCCATTCAATGTTATAACTCCAGCTACTAATAACAATAAACAGGGGCTATGGCGTAAAGGAGTCTTGGTTCAAATTCAAGGTGGCGTATGGTCTATGGAAACTAGACTGACGGCTGATGATTTGAACATGGGAGCAAATCAAATCCCAGGATTTGCAACTCTGGGTAAAAAGCGATTGCTTGACCCGAAATACAAGAATCAATTCCTTAATGTTATTGGTAAGGCTAGGTCTGCTGCTGAACGATTAGGTTTCGGATTCGTTCTCACTGGCTCATACTTTGTGCCTTTCGGTAACTTTGACCGCCTCAAGGAAACCATTGATAAACAACAATCTCGTTTTGACTATATGACTGATAGGTTTATTGAAGGCTATACAGAACGTAGGGCTGAATTCCTAGAGAAATATTCAGAACATTGGGAAAAACTTGACCCATACTATCCTAGTCCTGATTACGTGCGTAGCAAGTTCAATATGAAAGCTATCTATTATGTAGCTTCCATGTCTGGAACAGTCACAGGGGAAGACGGTGCGGATGATATGTATGTCCAGTGGGCGATGGAATCCATGAATGGATTGCGGTCTGAGGCTCGTGAAGTAGCATCCTCTATACGTAAATCGTCTAATGAAGGTAATCTAGACGGACGCACAATGCGTAGGGTTCAAACCCTAATTGATAGATTAGAAAATATGGACATGCTGGAAGACGTTAACCTGCGAAATGCTGCTTTGGCTTTAGCCAATGATGCTTCAGTAGCAAATGCAGATGTTCTTACTCAAGTAGCTACTGATGTAGACATGGAGTCCATACGTGCGGTTCTGCTCGATTAGAGCAGACCGCCACAACCTTACTAAAAAAATAGTAACAAAAGAGAAGAGTGACTCAACATGGTAATGAAAATTCTGGCACAGATAGAAAGTGATAATACCGATAAGATTTATGAAATTAGAGTAGGTAATGATTTTCGAACTTACTGTACCTGTGCTTCATGGAAGTTTTCAAAGTGTACGCCTAAATCTTGTAAACACTTAGAACGCTTTATGGTTGATGGTGCAGACTTTATAGGCACAGTACCTAATAATCCAGTCCAAGACAAACAAGGTTTTGTAGTACGTGCGGTGCTACTCGATTAAAAGACCTTGACTTCAATCCATAGAAATGATATAATACGTACCAAAGGAAAGGAGAATAATATGCCCTGCTATGTAACATATAAAATTCGGACTCAAATAAAAGCCACTGATGTCGAACTGTTCAAAGCTATCGCCAAGGAACAAAACTTGCGGTACACCTTAGAACGAATAGACGCAAACACTTTCAATATCGTAACCACAACTCCGCCAACTAATGCGATGGAAGAACTTACGATTCGGAAGATAACCAAGGAAGCTAAGAAGCGTAATTGGAAAGTCAAAGAAATTAAACAGGTACAGGTGAAAGGATAATCATGAAAACTCTAATACTTACTGAAGGCAACAAAGAAGTTCATGTCACTATTGATGGTGAATCCGTAACCGTAGAATTAGTCAAAGGCTTTCCTGCTGGCGCAAAGGCTGAAGATATAGCCGATGTCATGCTTAAAGATATAGCCACTAAAGATAAGGTTTCTCATAAGCCACATATCCACACATCAGAAGGCGCAGTCATTTATACAGGAGCATAATCATGGAATTATATGAAGTTGAATCAACACGATGGTATTACTCATCCGTATTTTATAGAGTTCTTGCCGATAGTCACCAAGATGCTTGGCAACGTGCCGATAAAATGGAAAGAGGTGTAGTAGAAACTTCTGCTACAGACCCAGAATGGAACGGTGAAGAAGAATATTTAAATGCAGTGATAATAGAAACGGCACATGATTTATTCCCCTCTGATGATATCGAGTATGACCATACTAATTGTCAATATATTGGAAATAATCTATGGAACTGTGGTCACTCTGATTTACCGGACTTAGGGGAAAATGAATGGATACAACTACCGTTATTTAAATATCCGGGGGAAGCATAATGGAACATCTATGTGAAGAACCTACATGCAAATATATAGGGGTTATGAATAACCAAGACACATGGATATGTAGCCATTCAGATAATCCTAAAGCCCCAGGAATAGTGAGATACGCTAAAAAGCCTGCTATATCGCCTGCTACATGGAATGAATGGTTCGAAAAATGGTCAGTATTACTGGACGGCACAGCTTTAGAAGAAGCTAATTTACTATATAACAAAACTAATGTATAAATTATTAAAAAAAAGGAGTTCTATGTTTAATACTTGGATGATGGTCACTAATGCTGTAATTATGTTAGGAGTATGGACAACTTTTATCTGTTTAATCACTGGAGTTATCTAATATGGGACGACCTAAAGGTTCAAAAAATAAACCAAAAGAACCACAAATTGACCCTAATGCTAAGAAACGAGGACGACCAGTAGGTAGTAAAAACGTGGTCTTACCTCCGAAAGCAGAAGGAACTATAGAACCGATACATGGCTTTCAAGAAGTTATGAAAGCGTTTGGTCTTACAGAATATATGAACTACGCTAATATTCCTGATATGGAATTAAAGCCTGATGATATGGAAAAGGCTGTAGAGCGATACCATGAACGGTTCTCAACACTACCTAAACGAGTAGTAATACATGAGCGTAATGAACATTTATTGCCGTATCTCTATTCACATGTACCTGATATAGAAGCAGGACTTGTACTTAGTACTGCAATATGGGAGATGAAATTTCAAAAACCATGAAAGTAGAAGTTTATAAAAATTTACATAAAAATTGTTGGTCAGTACGAGATAGTAAAACAGGTAAAGTCATAGACCACGTTAACTATATACATCTAGATGATGCTACATTCGTAGTTAGGCCAGCAGGACGAGCCAAAGTGTTACAAGAGAAGCGAAAAAATGTTCATGCTTTTATAAAAGGTACAGCATCATTTCTATCGGAACACATAAATAAAGTTCCATATGCAACTCAAATTTACTATGACCCGTATAAATATGAATCATTTGTATATGCTGACTCAGAAGAACCAATTTTTAAATCTAATGCAGTATATTTAAATAATAAAGGTGAAGTTTATGTCTACTGAAAGACTATCTCAGATAGCATTATATTTAGAAGATATTGTGCAATCGATATCAACACTAGCGGAAGCTATGGATGCGATAGCTAAGGAATATTCGCCTACATATAAAGCACAAATAGAAGCTCAAGAACAAGTTAATTTAGAAAAATGCATGACTAGTCAAGACATTTCGGCATAAGGAGAATCAAATGAATAAAACAGGAATAGAGTGGGCTGAAGAATTTGGCGTACAGATTCTAGACCCTGATGGATTTGGAGAACGTATCGAAGATAGACCTCATATGAATGACCTTATGGATATCGCCATGTTCAATAAGTGCATGGCACAATCTTCAGTAGAAGTTAAAGATGAAAATAAATGGCGAAATAGATTAGTCATTGGGCGTACTTATCGTGAACGATAAAAGACATAGTCGAGAACGAATCATAGAGTTACGCCGATTACACCCAGAGATGACCCTAGAGTCCATAGGTAATGACGTAGGAGTATCTAAAGAACGAGTACGCCAAGTCTTAGTACAAGAAAATTTACCTACCGTATCAAAAGGTAGGAGTTCAACAAAGATTAAAAACCCTCTACCTTGTGCAGAATGCGGAACTCTTGATAAGCAATTTATTACTAAACATTCTCTCTATTGTAGTACGACATGTATCACTAAGGCCCGTGATAAATATTGGATTAGATTTCATAATGAAAATCCAGACCGTCGTACTACCTATCAATGTGAGTACTGTGGGCTAGAAAAGACAATGCGTACCGGACTGTATCAACGACAAGTTAATACATTTAAAAATATATATTGCAGTCATTCTTGTTCCTTAAAAGCACAATGGGATGATAAAGATTCAGCGATACGCAATCAACGACCTACTACTTGACTTAACGTAAGATATATGTTATACTAACAAAGTAAAGTGAACTGATGCATGAATCAATAGCAGACAATCCATATGACGGTATAGTACAAGGCTTAATCTTAGCGTATGAAATGACTTACATTAGGTTAAAGCATGCAGAAAAACCTGCGGTGGAACATTTTAGTCCTATTTCAAATCGATATGTTCCACCTCCGACTTATGAAACTATCAAAGAAGTAATTAGCATAGTTAAAACACTTGCTCACAATGTGACTAGAGAAGATTTCATAAGAGCCGAAGTAGAAGCACAACTTACATGTGGATTGGACTCAGATTTCATTCATTGGAAACAAAATTAATCAAATACACAGGAGAATCATATGATAGATACTAGTCTTTGTTTAACGTGCGGAACTGATACTTTATTTTATGGGTATGTAAATCGAATACCGTCTTTCCGAACTAATATAGAAGGATATATGTGCGGTGGTTGTGCTGAAAGCGGGTATCCTGATTATGAATGTCCAAAGGGAGATGACTGTCCTATATACCAGGAAACTGGTGACTGCGAATGTGAAGAACTTAGTGAATTTAGCTTTGAAGCATTCGATGAATTTTGGGAAATTCATGTTCCAGTAATAGATAAATACTTTCCACAGTCTCCGATATTTAGAGATATGATGGATAACGAAGAGAATTGGACTACTGAAGAATGTACGACAGTACAAAATCTTATAAATAATTATAGAAAATCTGAAATAGCGTAAGGAAAATAATGACTAAAACATTTTGTGAACTATTTGCTGGCGTAGGTGGCTTCCGTCTAGGACTAGAAGCAACAGGCTGGGAAGCCGTATATTCTAATCAATATGAACCATCTACTCAAACTCAACACGCATCTAACATATATACATATAATTTTGGAGAAAAAGGACATTCGAACATAGATATTGCCAAAGTAGATACTAATGATATACCAGACCATACGCTATTAGTAGGAGGATTCCCTTGCCAAGATTATAGCGTTGCCAAGCCTCTAGTATATTCCAACGGTATTCAAGGTAAAAAAGGTGTACTCTGGTGGGAAATAGTTAGACTTATAGAAGAAAAACGTCCACCCTTCATACTATTAGAAAATGTTAACCGTTTATTGGTATCTCCAGCTAATGCACGTGGACGAGATTTTGCAGTGATACTGTCCTGCTTAGAATGGTTTGGTTATATAGTTGAATGGCGAGTAATTAATGCTGCTGACTATGGATACCCACAACGCCGTAAGCGCATATTCATCATGGCTTATCAGCCGTTTAAGGATGCTTCAGTAGTTAATATCGATACCATAACAGATGGAATCCTAGGACAAGCCTTTCCGTGTAATGTAATTGCTGATACGCCTTCATACTATATTGGGACTGAGAAAATCGGCGGTGAAGGTCTGGAAAAAGACTTTGCTACGTATATCCATTCAGTATCGGAAGCATGGGATAAGATGGCTCATAGAATCTCACCCTTCAAAGATGCAGGAGTTTTCTATAGCGGTGTGATGTATACGGCTAAAACCGAACCTGTTTATGGGGGACTAAAGCAAACCTTAGGTGATGTTCTTATAGATGAAAAGGATGTTCCAGAAGAATTCTTCTTGAATGACCTAGCTAAATGGGAATATCTAAAAGGTGCAAAAAACGAACCACGTACTAGTAAATATACTGGACATCAGTATACGTATCAGGAAGGGGCGATAGCATTTCCTGACTCACCTGATAAGCCATCTAGGACTATAATTACAGGAGAGGGCGGTGGTTCTCCTTCTCGTAATAAGCATGTTGTACAAACGCCATCAGGACGGTATCGTAGATTAACTCCTGTAGAATTAGAACGTCTAAATGGATTTCCTGATGAATGGACAAATATAGATAATATGTCAAATAATAAACGTGCTTTCGTTATGGGTAATGCATTAGTAGTAGGACTTATCGCTCATATAGGAAAGGTAATAGATAGGGTTATAGATGAATTAGAAACTAAAAAGGTAGCAATACATGCGTAAAATACTCAATCCTGTCTTTGACGAGATTCAAATACGAGCCATATGTCCATATCCACATGAAAACGAAATATGCTTAGAATGTGATGGTACAGAGTATATTAATCGTTGGGTTAGTATTCATGATTTATTGCATCAAGTAACACTGGATAACATGCCTGTAAATTTACAATGGCATCCACCACTTATCAATGAACAATAGGTAATAATATGCAGTATTTTCTTAATGAAAAGGGCATAGACCCTCCAAGAATGCGAGTTCTTATCTGCGGAGATAGGAATTATAAGGATTGGATGAAAGTGCGGGAATATCTAGATACGATTTCTCGTACTACCATTATCATTCATGGCGGAGCAAAAGGGGCTGATAGTATAGCTGGAAATTTAGGTAAATATTTAAATATGAAAGTTATAAAATATTCAGCAGATTGGGATAAGTATGGAAACGCAGCAGGAATATTACGTAATCAACAAATGCTTGATGAAGAACATCCAGACCTTATAGTGTATTTTCATAAAGATTTGGAAAATAGTAAAGGCACTAAAGATATGGTAACACGTGCTATTAATAATAAAATTGAAGTAATTAATGGAGAAACAGGAGAACCTTATGGCACTATATAAGATTAATGGACATTACATTACATACGTTGAAGGGTACGTTGAAGCTGAATCGGTTGGCGAAGCCCGAAACAAGGCTAAACATGGTAGGCAATGGAAAACATCTCCTAGCGAACTACCGATTCATGAATTGGCAGTAGACTATGCATTACAGGTAAATGAGATTCGTAGTTCTACACTGTTAAAGACTAAGGTACATCCCTCCTTTAGCAAAGGAAGTAATGGACACACATGAATTAGATGACATGCCTTCTGACATCTATTTCTGGATTAATGATGAAATAGATGGCGGATATCTAGACCCATTTATTCAGTATTATCGAAATAAAGCTAAAGCCCGAAGTGTGGAAGAGCATCAAGAAATTTTCAAGAATAAAGAAGATTTTATTAATGGCTTTACACTAGCAATTGCTTATTTACACCATGAAAGATTCACATTAGAAGAACTACGATGGGTACGTATTGCGATGTCGGTAGCGTTAGCTAGGGCATTGACTTCATAATTTACTCATGGTATACTAGGAGCATATATGGATGTATTAATACGAGACAGATGTTGGGATTGTTTTGGATTAGAAATAAGTTGCTCCATTTGTAATGATACAGGCATGATTGAAAAATGGATTTCCTTAATGGAATTAGTCAATGAACTTGAAAAAGCTAATCCGCCCGAATTAACGATAGATGAAACTATCCCATTTATGACTATGAATGATTTAGACGATACACCAAATGTAAATATTTAGGAGAAACTAATGGCAATACAAGTTTATAAAGTAAATCTCACAGGATATGTGATACGCAATACGGATATTATGGATGACCCTAATAATATTGATTTCGATACGGTCATCGCAATGACGTTAGATAATCAACATGAATGCACAATAGATTTAATTGATTCTACAGGTGATATGGGCTGTGATTGCACCGAATGTACCTGTGGAGCAAAGACTCAATCTACTCCTCTTATGGTCAATCTAGGAGAGCCTGGAGAATCTGCCAATACAACAGTTGAGGCTTTTTAATGAGTTACACGAATGATTGGGTAATAACTCATAAAAATTGGACACCTACTCGTTCTCAGATTACAGAACTTAGAAAGAATAATCCTAATATGACTCTACAAGAGATAGGAGAGACAGTAGGCGTATCTAGAGAACGTGTCAGACAAATATTACATAGCGAACAATTAGAAACACGTTCCGTAGATAGAATTCCAGTTCCTATGCCATTATGCAAAACCTGTAATAATCCTGTTCCTTTACGAAAACGTATATACTGTAGTGCAGAATGTCAACGACCTGAGGGCAAAACTACCCTTAATTGTCATTATTGTAATAAAGAAATAACAGTTATGTCCTCTATTTATAGAGCTAGAACTAAAAGAGCCACTAATGTACACTGTAGTAGAGTCTGTCGAGATGCTACTAGGCGAGGAAAACCTAGAATAAGGTATAATTTAGAGCATAATGACTGAAGAACAATTAATTAAAGGCATGGAAGTCGCTGCAAAACGTGGTGCTCAGTACAATATTGAAGTTTTATCCGATGAATTAATTCCTACATTAATGGTATTAACTGAAAATAATAGAGTAGAAGTAGCCCATATAGAGGCTCCTAAAGATGAATTAGCCAGTGCAATTAAAGGCTGGCTAATTAAGAGACAAGCTAAAGCGTATCTATTAATACTAGAAGCTTGGTCTACTACGTTTGTAGACAAAGCCGTAGATGTGTACGAGGGGCGTGTAGCGAATATGCCTCTTGATGATAGATTTGAAGTAACCAACCTTATTATGGTTAAAAAGAATCAAGGTATTACCAAATATTTATCTGCCAGAATAGATACAAAAACGGACGGTAGTCGCAAACTTAGGAGTTGGGAAAAGGGAAATGTACAAGAAACAAGGATTTGTGTAACTGAGTGGTGATTCATATGCCCACTGGCGAAGATTATCGATTTTTATATGTTATGTTATATAACATGGGAAGGGGGTATCACGTAGGAAAGGAAAATGAAACACGGACTATGCAACAGCTATTACTTGAAGAAGAATATGAAATCATTTATGAACCTACAAGTGACAGAGATATTGTTGTAGGAAAGAAAGACGACCAGCTTATAGGCATAGCTGACCTTTGGGGGCCGTGGGCTATTAATCTCAGTGAGAGAGTAGACCGTCCTTCTTTTCCAGATATTAGCAGTTAGAAGGTATCAAAATGTTTAAATGGCTAATTAATTTGTTAGCAGATAAAAAACAAGAAACTACTACACCTCGCATAATTCCTAATGAGTCAGTCCGTCCGAAGGAGACTCCTAGCACCTCTACACGAACTACTAGAGTAACTAAAGGAATAGTGGAAGTTTCTAGAAAAACTAAACGAACTATTCGTAATCCTTAAACATATGTAGAGTGTAATGGCTAAATGTGATATCCCTACATGCTCAAACGAAGCAGTAGATACAATTAAAGAATTAGCTATTTCAGTATGTGATTGGCATTCATATGCTCACCATAACGAAATAGGTTGGTTGGGAAAACTCGATGAAGATGACGTTAAAAATACTATTCCAAAAATAAAAGATGAAGGCGATGTGCTACGTAACAATGAATGAAGAAACTCACTTAGATAACAATGGAATAAATATTTGGAAATTACCTGATTATCTACAGAATTGCCCTAAATGTCATGGTAGTGGTGAAGTTAATACCGAATTACTTCCTTATGAAGATGAGTACCGAGAGAATGCAGGTACATGGGAAGATAGTACTCCCAAATGTCTATACTGTAATGGTGCCGGATATGTAGAACGAGAACTCGATACTCAATGGGAAGCTTTAGGCATTACTCCTCAACAAGCTATCGAGGATTGGGATACAGCCCTAAAAGAAAACTTTGGTGAAGATGTCCTTAAACAAGTACAGGAGATAAGGAAACAACAAGGGTCTTGACTTCAATAGATTTATATGGTATAATATTACAAAAGGTTAAGGAAGAGGTATAAAATGCCCAAAGGAACTCTATCATGGAAAGGTTTTCCCTCTAATGGATTAATAGTTGTTGAGGGACAACGAGGACAAGGTAAAACTTCTCTAGCTTGGTACATAGCAGAACTTAAACGTGCCGATAAACGTGGGAAACGAGTAATCGCATTTGGTATGCCAGACGTAGCACGAAAAGCACTACCGAAATGGATTTCCCATATGAATACGTTGGAAGAAGTCTCAATGGCTAAGCCCTCAATTATAGTAATTGATGAGGCTGCTTTCACTGCTAACTCTAGACGAGCAATGCAAGAAACTAATATAGAGTGGCTTAAATTAATTGCTATCTGCCGACACAAAGACCATCTGCTAATCTTTGTTAGCCAGCATAACCGTCAACTAGACGTTCAAATACTTGCAGACGCTGACTTGGTAATCATGAAGAAGCCTTCTCTGCTTCATCTACGATTTACTAGACCTGAATTTAAACCAGAACTAGAAACAGCATATGAAGAATTCCAAGCAATAAAGGGCGATACACGAAAATGGGCTTATGTAGTGGACTATCATAATGGCAATGCCAAAATGCTACGATGTCAACTACCCAAATTCTGGTCTGACCGTATCTCTAAAGCCTACGCTGAGATGTCTATAGGCATAGTAGATACAAAATCAATGAACTTGGAACTTCCTAATGGCATAGAAGAAAAAGTTTCCGCATATGCTAATCAAACTGAAGCTCCGAAACGAGGCCGTGGTAGGCCACGCAAACAGTCAGCACAATAAAAAGATACCTATATGACAATAAAGCCTCGTATTTGGCTTCTCAGAGCCAGTATGAGGCTTTTAATCATGTGACCTGATAGTAACCTGTGACCTGAATGAACCATTGCATCGCTTAGTATCAATGAAATAGAGTGAATCATGTTTGCGTAGAGTACCTCTTTAAAGGAATAAATCAATATACTAGATAATTACATATACCCTGAATGAGCCATGTTAGTTAAATTTCCATATAACAAAGAATTAATCGAAGAGATTAAACAAATACCTGGCAGGAAATATGACCCTAATGAAAAGGGTTGGGATATTCCTGACCAGTTTTTACCTATGGCTGCAAACATGATTCAGGAATATTATCCAAATATTGCTGATATTGTTAGAGATTTCCACACACTCACTAATCCCAAACCCGACTTAGGTAATATTGCTACCGCAAAAGACATCGAAGAATTAGATGTAAAGTACAGTCAAAGAGCAGTACAAGATATTAAAGACCGCTTACAAACTCCATATGATTTATATGCGTATCAAGAAATAGCTGTAGCGTTCTTAGAATCTCGTATACAAGATGGTAAAGGAGCATTGATAGGTGACCAACCAGGACTAGGTAAAACTATAGAAACCCTAGCTTGGTTATCATTAAATTCTTCTAAACTTCCCGCCTTAGTAATTACTCAAGCATCTATTAAACGTAACTGGTATAGAGAAGTAGAAAAGTGGCTACCTACTGCTAACGTACAAATGCTCGACCAAGGTAAAGACGTTTTAGATACCAATGCAGATATAGTCATAATAAATTATGATCTTATATGGCGGAAAGGGATTGAAGAACAACTTCTTAAACGTAAATTCCCTGTAGTTGTTTATGACGAAGTGACATCTATTAAAGAATCCTCAGCTAAAAGAACTAAATCTGCGAAGAAATTAGGACGTAGAGCAGAATTCACTATTGGTTTATCTGGCACACCTATACTAAACAGACCTATAGAATTTTATAATATATTGAATTTAATAGAACCAAAGCAATTTAGTTCCCAATTTAAATTCGGTATGCGGTATTGTAATGGGTACCATAATGGATTTGGTTATGTATTTAAGGGTTCTTCTCGTACAGATGAACTGAGAGAACAGATACAACCTTTAATGATACGTAGACTGAAGGATGATGTACTAACGGAACTGCCTGCTAAGAGTCGTAGAACCATATTCATAGACATGCCAGGTAAGTATTATCAGGATTATGTCGCTGCTGAAAATAATTTAGTAGAGACTCTTAGAAGTTTGCCATCAGGTAAAGTTTCTAATGAATACGAAGAAAGTCGAATGTGGCTTCTATCCAAACTTAATTACTTACGTCACATAGTAGGACTGTCTAAAGCAGAAGAAGCTCAAGCTATAATCAAGAATTTCGTAGATGCAGGAGAAAAATTAGTGGTCTTTGCTCACCATCATGATGTCATAGACTTAATGGATGAATATCTGACTAAAGATAAGATTTCTCACGTAGCCGTAGATGGACGTACAGCAGGACCTAATAGACAAGAAGCTATAGATAAATTTCAAACAGATCCAGATTGTATGGTTTTTGTTGCATCCACAGCTATGGGAATGGGCGTAACATTGACTGCAGCATCCAATGCATTATTTGTAGAACGACAATGGACTCCAGGTATAGAAGAACAGATGGAAGACCGTCTACATAGGATTGGACAAACTAATGCCGTACTTGTCCATTATATGCAAGTAGAAGGCAGCTTAGACGAAAAAATGGATAAATTGGTAGAGAATAAACGAATAATATTGGATGAAGTTTTGGATGGGGAAAAGAAACGAGATAAAGGTGAAAGCGTTATCAACGAATTATTAGCAGAATTAGCTAGATGAAGATAACACCTAAACGAATTATCATAGCTTTAGTCGTATTAATCCTAATATGTATACATTTAGGAAGGATGGATTATGAGAAGCGATGGACTCCCAGCAGGCTTATCTCCCCCGCAGGGAAAATGGATCCGGAAACTAAAGTGCTTATTCAGGAGATGCCAGTGGCAGATATGCGGTTGTGATAATAAGGGTAAACCGATTCACCCAGGAACACCGATGATGGGAGCCATGATAATGTGCATATGGTGCCTACGAAAAAAACCCCAGTCTTTATGACTGGGGTTTTCTTTTTGCCAAGATTTATGATTATTTAACTGTGATTGGCGTATCAACGATGTTATCCGTCATTACACGGGCTTTCACCGTATCATTTACGACAAAATCGGCTGTGTCGATTCCGTCACCATCACCAAATTTGGATGTATTATCCATTGTGAACGACCCAGCTTTAACGTAATCTACGTTCCAACCACCAACACTACAGTCCACATCAGTCATAGCTAGAGTACCAATCACCGCATCACCGCCCAAAACAATCAGAACACGGTCAACCACTGAGTTCTGAGCGATGAACTCACCAGAACCACGAGTGGAATTGATTTCCAAATCTGTAATAGTCGAATCGATAGTCGTTTCCACGGTATGCCCATCGACGTATGGTGCTAGAGACAGATTAGCAATCTCCGCATTAGCGAAATCAGCACTAGGTGCGCTAACACCCGTTGCAGTCCAGTTGTCCACGTACAGCCAACCTGACGTATTCTGTTTTCTGGTGATTTCGATACAATCTGTTAGCCCAGTTTTTCCCAAATCTAAATTATTTAGTGTAAGCGAGGTTAATCTAACTCCAGCAGCTAGATTAATTTTTAGAGTTTGGGAAGCTCTGGCTGGATCCTCAGCATCTGGAGCTAATGCAATACCATTGGTATTTGGCAAACCATATTCAGCACCAGGCTCAGGCCATGTAGGTACATTATCAGTGTTACTAATCACTAATGCGAAAGTACCACCAAAACCTATTGCCACTGTAAGTAGACCAAGTAGAGCAACTTTTGCTCCACCTACCCTAATCATCTTAGGGATTGGAATACGTATAGCAGTAAGTAACTTCAAGTACGGTAACCCTATTTGGGGTATACGTGCTGAAGGGATAGAAATCGTCTTCGGCCCTAATTTAAATCTCATTATTTATTCCCTATCTTTATTTTTTTTATCTTCAGCAAACCTTCCGACTACGGCTCCTAGTGCGCCGGATACTGGGTTTGCGAATATCGCAAATGCCACCAAAATTATGTCGAGATGCGGAGCCACTTGGTCTGGATTACTTGTCGTTTTCCATACAATTATGATACCAAGGATCACGAAAGCAGCAATCACAGGGCCAACCATTAAAAGGGTTAGGAATTCTGTACCACTGAGGGTTGTAGTAGCTTTAACTCGTAAATTGGCAATCTCCTCTCTAGCTTGGGCTAGCTCTTCCCGCATTTCTTGGATTTGATCTCTCTCATCTCTCGCCATTAGTATCTGCCTCTATCCCTCGTACCGTACCAACACTTAAAGCTAAGAATTCCTGTACCGATATATCCAATTTCCTACTTTCTTCCACTATTTCGGTATATCCCATTTCTTTAATTAGTGCAGAAGTTAATGCATCATCTTTACGAATCTTTTTATTAATAAGTTTAGAAATAATTAGAGGTGGAACTAATTCTCCTAAATGCTCACTCATCTCAGTACGATGATACGGAGAATGGTGCGCTAACATTCCAACTTTTACTTGGTTTCTAAGAGCATCTTCTACAAACACTCCCCAAATTAGAGAAACTTTAGTTTCTAAGCGTGAAAACTTAACGCCAAAACCATAAACAATTCCAGCAACTGCTAAAACACCTGAGATTGCACCTATTATAGATACTATTTCAGTATTCATCTCAAAGTTTTACTCTTTAATTTAAATAAAAGATTCACTGCAATCACTAGTTCTGCAGGAAATGAACGATTTCCGCAATTTATACAGTATACCTCATATGTGTTGTCCGGTAAAATGCTGTAATCTAATTCAATCCGACCAGCACATTTCGGACAAGAGTGTTTAGTTAGTAGTTCGTTCAACATCTGGCAACGCTTCGAAATCTAATAGACGTTTGTACAATTTATCTCTACTCTTTGGAGCTAACTCTTTAGACCAGATTATTAAAGTTTGATAATCACTACGTGCAAACAAATCTATTCTTTCTTGTTCCTCTTTAGGTAGATGCCATCGTTCTCCATACATTTCAACAATCTTTCGACTTTCAAGATGTATAAAGTCTGGACACATCCCGCTTAAAATAAATTGTCCATTTCCCGTATATTTATAAGGTAACCCCAAATAACACATTATCCCGAACAGAGTCATTTCCGCATTGTTTGGCTCTTGTCGGGATAATCTGTCCCAGAAAGCAGCGGATTTACTTATCTGTCGCTTCTTTCTGGGCTTACTACTAGCAGTAGTCCGTTTTCTAGTTTTCAGTTTCGGCATGTACACCGATAAAAAGAGGATGCGATTGTTCAGGTAATTTAGATATTACTATTGTTAGTTCATCCTCTGCGACTCTATCTGCAGAATTAGTGATACGACTAGTAGTCAAGAACATGTGAAACATCTCCACCCATTGTTGAATGACACTTAATCGTAAATCTAACTTATCCATCCTAGCGTTTAGTCTACTTTCTGAGTTGGCATCCGCTAGACGATTAGTACCAGAACCAGAATCAAGAGCAGTTATTCTATTTTTAAGTTCTTCAATCTCTTTTCTAAGTTCTATTACCTCTTCATTAGGCTTATTAGTAGAACCTGCTGGACGACCTCGTCCTTTTTTAATCTCAATAACAGGTTCTTCTGTTACGCTATCTAGATGCTCTTCAACTTCGTCCTGTACCTCATTATTCTGTACCATAACCTTTCTCCTTGTCCGTTTTCTAATTACCGTATCCCCCGTAAGTCCTTCGTTCTCCGCTAGGCAACAATCCTGCTTGGCCTAGTTCTTTAAGAACATCATTGAATCCAGAATGATCAGCCATGATAGTACGCATTTCATTATCAGCTAAAGCTATCTGTTCTTTTAAATTTACAATAGTTTCTTCCTGTTCGTCAATCTTAGAAGTAAGTTCTCTAAATCTGTTATCCCAGATAGTATGAAGTCGTTCTACTTCACTATCTATCTGTTCGTGAATGCCTGTAACTTCTTCTTGTAATACATCTATTTGGCTGCCAGTACCTGTAACATCATTACGAAGAGTTAGTACCCAACCAATTAGACCAATCGCTATTATTATTAAAGGTATAACCGTAGCAATTAAACTTAATTTACTCATTACGGTAATCCATAAGTATTTGGTTCACGATCTTCCGCATCTTCCCCACCAATCGCAGATTGCTCTGTACGGTCTTCTCTACGAGGTCTAGCCTCTTCCTGCAGTTTCCGATTCTGCATTAAAGTTTGAATTGTATTTTGCAATTCAAACAGTAACGCCTTACCATATTCCATTTTCTCTAGATTTAAAACTAAATTATAAATCTCTAAAGCAGGACCAGAAGACGTGGCAGTATTTACGTCTTCTATTACAACAGCTTCAGATACAGCATCTTCAGATTTTTGTAAATCAATATGCAAGTCAGGATAATGCACCTGACCTACAGGATGCCAACGACTATAACCATCATGTTGATGGTGTCCGTCTTTTTGTAGTAATTTAGGTCGTCCTGCCCTACCCATTCACGTCCACCAAATTTAACATGTAATCCACATCATTCAAACCAATATCATGTCCAAGTAAAATATTTAAAGAATCTTCTACTAACACACGTTCTAAATCAAGAGACTTTTCTAATTCTTCATCAGCTTTAGTATCAGCTACTATAGGAGCAGCTTCTGATTTTTTAACTAACGCTTTAACCTTTTTTACTAGATCTGGATCCCAATCCTTACCTTGTTTATGAGCAGCTGCATCCGCTTCCACAAGTTTAAAGAACCTATCGATATCGCCACCTAAAGTTAAAGCTAATTTCCTATATTCTTCAGGCTGTCCTTTAGTTCCAACTTTACTAACGAAGAGATGATTTTCAACTATATTAGTTACACGCTTTACTACTGAAATAGGTATTCCTAAATCAGTAAGAGCCTTTTTAGTTATCTCTGCGCCCTTTTTATCGTGTCCAGGGAATGATTTCTGGTCATCCGTAGCAGTATGAGGCTTTCCTATATCATGGAATAAAATAGCTAGATTTAGCACTAAATCATCTGACTGAGCATGTTTTAAGGCAGCAAGCGTATGTCCCCATACATCTTTCATATGCGTTGGGCCACGTTGCTTAAATCCTACCATTTTTTCTAAATCAGTACAAATATACTTTAATATATCATAATCAGCTAAGAATTTTAGGGATATCCACGGCTTTTCTGTCTGAATTATCTTAACTACTTCGTAACCAATACGACGTTTTTTAAGAGTTCCTACTTTTTCAGCCGTCTTTTTAACACCTGAAAGGAAAGTAGGATGCGGTTTTAGGGGATAATCAGCTAAAAATCTAGCTCCTCGTAAAATACGTGCAGGGTCAGATTCAAATGCCGTTACACTATCACTATTAGGAGAACGTAACCATTTCTTTTTTACATCTTCTAAACCACGAGTAGGATCATAAAACTGTCCAGTTACCGATTGAGCAATAGCATTAATAGTAAAATCTCTACTACGGAGGTTTTCTAATAATTCCTCACCAGTAGTAGAGATTAAATCAACACGAATTCCTCCTATCATGAAAGACAATCGTGCGTGAGAGTTATTTTTTTCTTTAAACTCTATATTTAATTGCTTTAGGATATTTTTCGCTTGTTCTAAATCAACAGTTGCAACTAAATCTAAATCCTTAGATACTTTTTTAAAGAACTTATCTCTGACATATCCTCCAACAAAATAAATAGGAAGATAATTACCTAAAGTTCTAATCCAATCAGCAGCCTTTTTCCGCTGCTCTAAATGTTCTGCTACCTTAGGATTTACCCAAGCAGTCCTAGCTCGTTCAAAAGTACGTCCACCACGATGAACAAGCTCATATATTTTCGTTCTGACTTTGCCTTTAGGGGTTTCAGGTGAACCTTTTTCACCAGGAGCTTGTTCTTCTAATCGATGTTTTTCGGCTCGTGGGTCATCGGCTGCCTCAGGACGATCATAAGATGGACCTACTTCCTCGTGTTTAGCGAGGAAGTAGTCCAACTTTAATAATGTGCGGTCAACTGAATCCATTTATCTTACTTATCAGTCTGAATGATGTCTTTTACCAAAGCTACAATACCGCCAGTGGCTCCAGCAGCTATTTCAGTCTGGGTCATGAACATTGCATACCCAGCTACCCCACCCAAAATCACGACTGCCATAAATGCCTGGGGACGGATCTTATCTACTAGTTTAGCTAACATACAACCTCTTACTTATTTTTTGGCACGAGAATAGCGTTTGCTCTCCCCGCCCTTAATAGTTTGTAATTTATCTAATTCACGAAGAATTTCCTCGTGATCATCATCTGTAGCTTTCTTGGCTATAAACCCCGCTCCAGTTATAGCATCCAAAGCTTCTTCTTTATCGACATCCATAATGACCGCACTATGGGACAATTCCTTCCCATCAGAACCGAGCGGGCGGAGAAATGTAAACATCTCTTCGAAGTACTCATTTCGCTCATCTTTAGTAATCTGAGCGTGGAAGTTGCCAGTGGCATTCTCAGCAACTTGTCCTAAATAAGTACCTATCCCATCAAAAATAAACCATATCTCAGGATATTGGTCTTCTTCTTTTTCATCTTTATCATCATCGGCTTCTTCAGCCTTTAGTAATACGTCTTCCATTATAGCCCACCTTGCTTCTTTACTAATTCTCTAGCATCGTCAACTGGCATAATCTGTCCGATACCATGAGGATTCCGATGTATGACATTTAAGAAACCAAATAATTCGCTAGAAGGCATTGGGCCGTCATTTTCTTCAGCCCAAATACTATCTGCAGCTTTAAAATCAGACTCTAACATCTCTTTAACACCTTCATGTTTAGAAAGAATCTTTCGATTACCTAAAACTACAGCATCTAATTCTAATTCAGCATCAAAATTTTTAATACTAGTTAATACCCATACGTCTGCCATAATTATACACTCCGAGATTTGATAGTACTAGTAGTATAACATAAAATACTACTATAAGTCAATGCTACCGTATACGGGGATCATTAAAATCTATGCCCATATCGGAGTCTTCATCGTCATCATCAAAATCATATGCTGACTGTCCACTAGGTCTAGAGCTAGACCGTCTACGTAAGTCATCAGAGGAAGGTTCTACATCTTCATCAACATCATCTAACTCTGCATCATCTGAAGGCGATCCAGCAGAAGCTCTCTCCGCACGAGGTACTGACTGTCCTCTACTAGGCTGAGCAGCACTGGCTGCGCCTACAGGCTCCGGTTCTGGCTCAGGTTCTGGAGTAGGTGTCTGTTGTCTAGGTGCTGATTGTCCACCTAATCCTCTTTCTGCATCGGGGTCATTAACATTAAGTGCGTCTTCCTCTATATTCGGCCTATTGCCTTCATCTTGTTGTGCTCCTTCTCGCTCTCGTAGTTGTCTTGCTAACTCTCTATCTTCTTCATCACGTAGAGCTTGTGAAGACCACTCAGATCCATCAGAAGACTCTGGAGCAGATGCTAAGTCTTCCTCTGGCATTGAAGGTTCTTGATTGGTTTGATTCCAATTAATCTCTTCTTGAGCAGATTGTTCTTGTTCTGGAGGACTAGCTTGTCCGAAACTTAGACCCCAAACCCTACCTGCTTTATCAAGAAAATCTTGTTTAAATTCTTCAATAGTACTAAGATTATTAGCCTGTCCCATTCCAAATTCTGCTTTTAGACTTTGGAATTTATCAACAGAGAAGTGGTCTTCAAAAACAGCTTCAAGCTCAGCTTTAAGGTCTTCTCTGGACAAATCTCCAGGTTTTCTACCACTATGTTGATTACGAGAAGTTGCTCCACCCCCTGTGGTAGCCATTAACTGCCCACGATTACTAGCTGACCTGGTAGGATCTCCATAATGTGCAAAATCTGAGCCGAATCCGCTGTCAATCTGGATACCTCTTCCGTTACTATCTACCATCCAGTTACCTGAATGTCTGTCCCAGTTTCCTGTTAACCAGTCATTAATCATCATTTTATGCATATCATTACGGAAACCTTCATTGGCATACAAGCCTGACTTATTATTGTGGTTTCCCATATTTACACAATTAGGTTTACAGAACTCTTGGAGATGTCCTCCACCACTAGCGATTGCATTACGTAAAGCTGTAGTTTGGGCATCATTAGGACTTAAACCTAATTTTTCAGCAATAGCATCAGCGGATATATTACGGTTAATTGCAGTATCAGAGTTAATATTTAAATTAAATATCTTATCAATAGCTTCAGAAACTAATTCAGCCTTTTGCTCATTCTTTACGATTTTATATACTACTTCAGAACCGTCATTAAGTTTTAAAGCTATTACTACACCTTCTTGGGCGTTGATACCGCCACCTAGCAATCGTGCTTCGGCGATATCACTATCATTAACAGCTTTTAATCTTTCGTGATTAGCTTTTACTTCATCAGAAACACCATGTTTTTCGAACAAACTAACAGCTGCGTCTGCAAATTCCTGATTTATCTTCCTAGCTGCTGCTTGTTCTGCTTCTGACGGCCCTTCGTCCGGTTGACCTCTTCCTCCTCTCCGTTGTCTTCTTCGGAATAGGTCTTCAACACGCCGTACTTGTCTTGGATCTCTACGAGCAGGCTCTCGTCGTACAGGTGCGCCTTCTTGGTGAGGTTCTGGGCCTTCTTGTGCCAAACTGCCTTCGGCACCACGAGAAGCTGCACCAATATGAGGTCTTCTACCACGCATACCCAATGGGTCAGTGTGTGTCCATCGAGCTAATCGGCGGTTAGCTACATCCTCATCACTTATTTCCCCAAAAGTAATAATCATGGGGTCTTTACGACCTGGAGGCAAACTGATCATTTGTCCCTTTTCTCGTAGTTCTTGTTCCATAGAACCAACAATCCACGGGACTTTAGGGATTCTAACTAAATGAGCTACTGCTCCTCCGTGCTTATCAAATAATGCCCTATCACGGCGATTCTCACGGCCTGGACGACGAATATTGCCTCCCGCAGGCATACGTACTATTTCTCCCTTACGTACTTCTGCTTTAGGAACAGCTATAAAACGACGAGCATATATGTTCTGTTTTAGACGAACTCGTTTACCATCTGGTGTAATACGAGAACTACGTAGGAATTTCTTTGCCTTCTCTCCCTTCTTTAAGTCCATAAAGTTAGGAGCAGCCGGATTACCTTTAGCGTCTTCCCATAAGCCGTCAATATCATCAAGCTTAGTATCATGTTGTTCATTAAGAATATTACGGATTTCTATAGCTTGACGGTCAAGAACATGTTCCCACTCTTCCGTGCCATCTTTTAGACGCTCTGCACGGTCCATATATTCCTGAAGCATGTTCCATTTATCCTGTTTGAACCCTGCATAAGGAATAAAATACGGAAGTTCTCCCATATTAATCATGTCAATCATCTGATTGTAGCGATTGTGAATAACATGAGCTTCTGCCCGATATTCATTTAATTTGACTATCAAGTCAGAAAGTTCCTGTTTGGACATATTCTGCATTTCTTCTTTAGTAAGGCCCGCACCAGGGAACATGCGTTTAGGATTTACCCAACGAATGGCTCTGGTAACCATAGGACGAGGAACTTTACGATGAATAGTCCTATACATAGGAACTAGATGAGGATATCTAGCATGCGCTAATTGCAGTAGTCCTTTCGTAAGAGAAGTTAACTCATTAATAGAGACTTCAACTGCAAAATCATCAATTTTATTAGTTAAATCTATCGGACTAGTCATAGTGACTCCATATTCTAGGCATCGGTCTTAAAAGCATCTGGGCTTCCATATTCTCCACTGGAAGGAGTGGCAGATTCTGGAGGCTTAGGAGTAGATTGTGGAGCCTGTGTAGACTCTTTTTTACGAGGTTTTGCAGCTTCTCTAAAAGCTCTACCCATATGTCCAGCCAAAGAAGCAAAAGGATTACCGCCTGACTTTTCAACGTCATCAGCCTTCTGAGTGCTCCTAGGCTGTACATGACGATCGTAATCTACGCCTTCTTTAGGCTTTCTTTCTGGCTCTCCAGACTCAATTACACTGGGGGCCGGAGGAGTACCGACTCTAACATCAGGTTTCTTTCCTCCGAAAATGCCCTTTTCTAATTTCTCAATAGTATTGTCTAAATGTTTAAAAACATCAGATACTTCGGAATTAGACGTAATAGCTATCTCAGAAATATTACTATCTAATTTATGTAATATCTCAGCTATATGGACTTCTCTATCGTCCTCTGCTCTTCTAGCTTTTACTTCAGCTTCATCAGCTTTAGCTTTAGCTACACGAGCTTGAGCTTTAGCAGAGCGAGCCTTAGAATGCTGTTGCACACGCTTAGCACTCGCTACTTCATTTTCCATTGCTTTCTGATATTGGTCTTTTTGAGGAGAGGCCATTTCATTTTCTCCAGCTTTATCTATACGTGCAGGTTGTTCCCGTTGCGGTTCTTGCTCCAGATAAGCTTTGTCTCCACCAGCTTCCTGCATCCGTTGCTGCACTGCAGCACGTTGCCCTCTTAATCGCTCTTTTTCTTCCGGTGTAGGCTCTCTTACCGGAGGTGGCGGAGGCGGTGGTGGGTCATCTGGCTCTGGTTTTGTCGTAGGTTCCGGCTCTGGCTTAGTTGTATCGTCCTTAGTAGGGCCATTTTCTTGCTGGTCACGAACAGCAGCAGCTTCTTTTCTAGAATAATATCTAGCTCGTTTTCCGTCTTTACCTCTACGCTCTGCTGTATACTCCTGAACGCCTTTAGGAGGCTGATCTCCAGGCTGTAAATATTCACGATCACTAGTAGAAACAGCTGACTGACTTTTTTCGCCAGTTTCTCTCTGCACGGTACGCATCATCGGCTGCCCATCTGGTCCTATAGCAGGATTACCTTGTGAATCCAATATAGGTTCTTGTGTCGGAGCAGATAATTCAGGTCGATCTTGAGCATGCAGTCTGGCTTCACCTTGTTCTCCCTGAGATTGTCCAGCCCCTTCACCAGATGCATCCTTAGAGCGTCCTCGCTCTCCCATCATCCGTTCACCTATGCCTGTAAGAAGTCCTCCAGCCCCTTGAACTTTCTCAGGAACATATTTTTCAATATTTTTATTTAATTTACGCCGTAAAATATGACCACCATACCGATCTGGAAAGCCTTCCCCAGGAGGCATGGCATCTTTATTTCCTTTAACTATCTCATCAAGATGTGCTCTAACAGCGTCTAATGATACTCCAGTTTTATCACGTGCAATGGCTTCAATAGAATCCTCTGCCTTAGCAAAATCAACCATTGCTTTTTCAAGAGCATCACTACGAGGATTAACAGGAACTTTAGCTATTATGTCATTCCCATCGTCATCCACTCCAGTACGATAATCCCGTGTGATGACATTCCCTTTGTCATCAACAGCTACTTCAGGCATATTCATAGCCTTAGATATAGCATCATCGTATTTAGCGTCAGCACGAGCCATCATAGTGACTAATTTTCCACGTTCATTCCAATACCCACGAGGATCTTGTCTATATAATTCACTATTAGGAGCACGATATTTAACTCCACCTAGTGTATGTGCTCCAAAATATTGCCCTTTTTCCCAACCCTCGTTCCAACCTGATGACCATGCCTTACCCCATTCGGAAAACATTCCACCTAAACCACTTTTAGCTTCGGCGTTACCTCTCCAAAAAGAACTTCCAGGCTTCTCATTATTAGAACTATCGGCTCCATGTGTGGGATGATTAGCAACCCGCACACTACTTTCTTTCACAACTCGTTTTACATCATCGATACTTCTAACTTTTCCGCCAAGTACACTAGTAAAAATAGACTTAGCCATACCCCACGGAGAATTAGCAATTACGCTAGGAAGATCGTCTGCCTCATTTGCATCTGATACATCAAATAAATCACTGGCATTATGTCTCAATGATTCTTCAATAAAGTTTTCATCAATACCATTTTCTTCTAAATTAGATAAACTATTCTTTTCATATTCAGCTGCAAATTTTTCTTTATCCTTTGTAGTAGGCTCCATACGGGTCATTGGCCCTCTGAAGTCCTGCTTTACATTCTCATTAAGCCATTTACGTCGATTCTTAGGGGTAACATCAACTCCTGCAAGCTGAGCATCACGGCCCATTGCTTTATCGACGATTAATTTCTCACCATTTCGGACAGCAGCACCAAAATTCTTGACTCGTTCTCCACCTTTAACAGTCTTGAATTTACCTTTACCACCTTCACGTTGCTCTATCTTGAAAGATTTACCATCAGGATTCATCTTAATACGGACTTGAATATCAACGCCTGCATCTTTACCGACGTTCATACGCAAACCATTACGAGGAAACGCTTGTCCTACTATTTCACTAGTAGACTTACCTTCCGCCACTGCCGAAGCAACCGCATCAGCTTGCTGAGCAAAGGCACTCATTAATTGTTTTACAGGCTTAGGAGGTGCGCCTTGAGTACGTTGTCTACGTCCTCCTCCCTCAGGAGCAGGTTGGTCAAAGCCCAATCCTTTCATCATGTCATTATAAATAGGTTGTAAGAAATCTAGATTCTCTCCTACTTTGACATGTTCTTTCTTTAAATTATTATAAACATCTCTTACGCCTCTAGCATAAACAGCCCGTTCTTGTTCTGCAGGAGTAAGACTATTAGGGTCAGCATTAACGAGTGCCTCACCCTCAGAACTTAATTCAAGATCGTCTTTCTTACGTCTAGCAGCTTTATCTAAATAATTATCAGTTATTAATGGAATGCCAGCTTCAGAATACGGAATATTAATAATATTCTCAAAACGATCAATAACGTCATTAAGAGCAGAAAAAACTAAAAGCTCTTCCTGCTCTTTAGTAAGCAAATCTAATTTATGTAAAATTCGCTCTTCAGTCGTCATTCTTCATCATCTTCTGAGAGAGGAATTCCTGCTTCAGACATCTCTGGCCCAGCTATTGGCGGAGGTGCAGGTAATTGGTCTACACCAGCAGGCTGTCCTTCCGCAGGTTGTTCCTCCATTCCAGGCATCATAGCGGGAGCACCAGGAGCACCAGGTGCGCCTTCAGCCCCAGGCATTCCAGGCATACCTGGAGCTTGCTCCATCTTTTTAAATTTAAATCGAATATCTTTACCTTTTTCTTTAATAGGCTCATATCCTAACTGGAGCATCATACTAGCATTCTCAAGTCGCAGTTTTTCAATAGACAACTGAATTTCTTCAGTCTCCTCCTGCGGAGGCTGTAGATGAATAGTCCAATCAGAAATCTCTAATTGTTTAAGCATGAATGGAATAACGTTTTCGTTAATTACATTTTGATACGATTCAATTAATTTATTATGCATATCAGTCTGAGCAGACTCTCTAGTCAGACCGCCAACACTAGATGCATCTCCTGAGAACAGAGGAGTCACGCCCCATAGCATAGCTACACGGTCACGAATCTCCTGCCTAACAGGTAGATAGTCCAGTTCTTGGAAGGTATATGCTAACTTAACGAAGTCAGTTTTACCTCGATTATTTCTAGCCGATGCTGCAACCCACGGGAACGTATTCGGGTCATTAAGCATTTGAGTCTTAATACGCTCGATTTCCGTTTCTAAGGATTCAGGATCATCGGTATAAGTAATTAATAACCCCGGTGGAATTCTCCGTTCATACCAGTATCTATAGAGCGTCCTGTCTGCCCCTACAAGGGACAGAACTTTCTCAAAGACTGTAAGAACGGGAGAATATCCATAAGTTTTAGATGGATTAAAGAAAGAGGCGTGACAGATTTCATCAGCTAGATAGTAACGATAACGTCCACGCCAATAATACCTAAACATAGCTGGCAGTAAGGTAGCGTTACAACGGAACCCTTCTGCCGCTACTACATCGCACTTGCCAGGAGATGTGTGAGTCTGTTGCTCTCTATGAATAGGACATAAGAAATGAGAACGTTCTGGTAGACCGTCTTTCCTATCTATATCATATTCAGTTAAAGCCGGATGTAATCGGGTGACTTCAAAAATCTTTGATTTACTAATTTTCCCAGTTACTGGGTCTATTTCATATTCTTTGTTAAATAGTAAGAAGCCATCATCCGCAATTAAAATGTCTGTCATAAACTCATTTAAGACATCTAAGAGCGACTGATGGAAACTATTGGCATTACCGATTAATACATCAAATGATTTTTGTTGGGTAAAATCGGGAATACTAGTCCCTACAGGAACTTTATCCCCAGTTTGTGAATCTCTTTTATATCTACGTACATTTTTAGTGATGATTTCATCGTATTCTTTGTCATAGACTTCTTGTTGTACTATTTCAAAAGCAAAACAAGAATCACAATGTTCATCTTCATCTTCTTCAAATTCTTTACCACATTGAACACATTTACGAACATATTTTTGTTGCCAGTTAGAAAAGCCTTTACGGAAAACTTCACGCAATATTGCTAATACAACTGAGCGTATCTCAGTAACTTGATAGGCTAATACGTAAAGATCTTGTAATATGCTACGTCGATAAATAAATTGTTGGCGAACCCAGTCTTGAATAATTGCATCAAGACCCAAAGGAGACATACGTCCCGTGGCACCATTAGCACCTTGAGCCGTTTCCGCAGCCTTAACCAACGAATCTAATGTACCTATTAGTCCATTAACTCGTTGATATTGGTCTAAATTACTAGGAATTTCGCCAGCTGCTAAATTACGACTAGCCAATGAGGCAGCCCCAGGACTACCTGGCTCTCCGAACACACCAGCTAATGAATCAACTAAACCCATTAAATCGTTCCTATTATTTCTTTTAGTGAGTATTCATCGGGTGCACGAGAAATTACCCAATCTGAACCTTGTTTTTCCCATTTAGAAGCACAAACCAAACACATTCGCCAATATGCTTCCTCATTATCAAAGACTCTATTTTGTAATTCGTCAGTATATTCTATACCACCGACACGGTTACATACAACACATATATCAGAACTGCTACTAACTATGCGTTCTTGGACAGCATCGCGTCCCCACCCTGCATTAGTGGGAGTTTTTAAAGGATTTCTTGCTTTTTCATTTTGAGATGTTTGATTATTATTAGGATTTTCAAAAAATCCATTAACTCCACCCATACTTCGCATACTAGTAAGAGTACTATGTTCTTTTAATACACCATGAACCGCTCCTACTACCGCATCTGCTCGATCTTTCTTCATTCCTGGCCTAGCTTCGATTTTATCTCCATAAACAACATCTAAGCCAAGAATCTCTTCTATAGTCTCTTTATCAAAATATCCATCTAATTTTTCTTGATAAATTAAATCCTTAAAAGTATCGTAAGCTTCACGACTACTTCTACCTATAGATTTATATTTAGCAGGAATACCAAATTTAGCTAACGTCTGTAACGAACTAACGGACTGATAGTTATCATACGTTACGCTAACAATTCGGTATCCTTTATCACGTAAGCCTAAGATGAAATTTTCAATAGAGGAAAAATCTACATCATATTCAGGATCAGGTTCCCAAATCTTTATTAAATCAATTATTACATGTTCTTCGCCCTGATGAGCGATACAGACAGCAGCATTAGCATGTCTTAATCCTAAGTCAACGTGAATAAAGTATTTAATTCCCGCCTGTAGACCAGCTTCTTCTCTAATTTCTTTCAATCTAGCCCAAGTTATTTGACCTACTTCATCTATATCTGCGTCAAATGCACGTAGAATAGGCAATGAATCTTTTATATATGCATCCCGTGCAAATGGAGGGTCACATTCATAACGAGCACGAGCTAGAACAGGATCCGTTTCATAAAAATCAATAAAGTCTTCTTTCTTCTTAGAAGGATTAAACTCCCAAGTGGCAAAAGGCGTACCTCCTTCTTTACAAGAAACAAAGGTACGATTCTCTGTCTTACCATTGGTAAACCGTCGTTGAATAAATGATCCCTTAAAACGAGGCCAAGATAAACAGATAACCTTACCAACACCTGGGAAACGAGACTGAATCAAAGCCTTAGCGGTGTTATACACACCTTCGGCTCCCTCACTACGCAAAGAATGACTACGTTGTAGCTCTTGTTCACTCTTAAATGCATCAATCTCATCAAGAATAATCAAGATAGGGGTATAACCCTGCCAAGACTCATTTTCAGAGTTACCCGAAATAAGGCGTATATTCTTAGGAAATGTAACAGTCTGCTGAGTAATACGAGAGGAAATATACTGAGGTAAAGTATCGTCAGTAAATAAAGGAGCACTACGTAAAATATTAGACAAAGTGCTGAAGTAAATGTTACGGGCGATATCCGCATTCTGGGCCACATTTATCGAATCAATAAAGCTGTTACTGTCCATCCCAAAATATACTTGAGGATTCTTAAGACAGTGAAGTAAATACACTATACGTAAACCAATTAATATAGAACACGTATCCTTACCAGAGCCTTGACCTGCCATTAACACACTTTCAGTAAAGAAAGGCGGGTCAAATATATTAGATGTGTTATAAACAAAATCAATCTGAGGCTGAGACAGTCTCATAGTTAGATTCAAATACTCTTCGCCATAGAGAAAAGTTTCTAAATCAACTGGAGTAAAACTCCAAATATCATCTTCGGACTCGCTAACAGTATCCTCAGTAGCTACAAGACTAGGATCGTTAAGCAGAGAGCCTAGTATTGTAAAGTCTACCAAGGGCTGTGAGTTTGACTCCGAGCCTTTGGAGGGTTTCTTGGTCTGTAACTTCTTCACGTATTATCTTCGCAACATCTAATAAAAATTCTTGAGATAAATCCGCACCTAACAGTGCTACTTGTCCTTTTAGACTTTCTAGGTATGCATCAGTTGCTTGTTTTTTATCTTTAAATTTAATGTTGTCATTTAAAAGAGCATCTTGAGCAACATTGGTAACTAATTTATATCCCTCTAATAATCTATCCGTGGCCTCCTGATTAAGATCAGCAGGTGTAATATCATAAATAGAGTCTTCTTTCTTTTCTATAGCCTGAAGGGCTGTAGGGAAGGCATCTTCGCCTATTATCAACGTTTCCGGCAGTACATCCCACTGCTCCGTGAATTGCCAAGTAGTGAGCAACTCAAGCGGTACGCCAAGTTGCTCACTAATCTCTAAGAGTTCGGATCCTCGTTCATAGAGCTTTTTTGCTTCTTCACGGAGTTTTTCCGTCCAGTCTTCTTGGGAGTTTCCTTTAGACTTTCCATTATTTGTTCCTGCCATGTATCTATCACCGTCGAAGCATATTCTTTAGTAATGGGCGGTTGACTATCATTAGCATGCAAAGAACGATTAATTTGGGGTATTGCGTCTAATAGACCATTTACCCACTCATTGAATTCTCCAATATCATCAAATGCAATGATAGGTGCAGGACAAACTAAAGCAACACGTCCTGTGAACGGGTCTACCATTAACGAAAAATCGTCATCACCATATTCAGGATATTTCGGCATCTTATCTCCATATTATATCAAATTATTAAATATTTAGGTAATTTTAAAAATTATCTTTGAGCTTGTGCTACTTTTGCCCAATCTATAGCATTCTCACGCCAACGATGTGCAAAAGTTTTACATCTAGGAACCTCCTTTCGTTCCAGTTCATCAAATGCTACTGTCCAATCTATATATAAATTCTCATTATGTTTAACTTTATCGCATGTTGTAGGGTCTATAAAGTACTTACAACGTTCTTCTAAGCACTGAAATTCTTTAGTCTCTTCAGCATTATAACTACCACATACTGCTAAAACTTGTTTAGTATGTGGACTACGAGCAGTAGTAGCCTCTATTTTAATGGATTTAAACGCACATTGCCCTGTATATTCATCAGTTTTACCAATTGGCTTAAATCCAGGTTTATTTTCCATATGATGAACTTCCTTTAAAGGAAGCCAATTTTTGCACTCAGTAATATTGCAATAAACCGTCACTCTTGTTCCACCTTTTTCTCTTTAATAGTATCTACTAATTTTCGTGACCATCCTACAAACCACTCATATTTAGAATTACTTGTAGAAAATTCACTTAATTGTCTAAAAACATCAATAGCTATAAGTTCTATATCTTTTTGAATACCTTTACCTCGTAAAAATGAAACTATACTAAGTCTAGTTAAGGCTGAAAAAACAGACGGTGTAGGGTATTCATACACTGTTATAGTTTCAAGTATATGACATAAGATGTTTTCAACATCTATTGTAGTTAATTCAACTTCTTTAATAGTACGTGGCACAAATCCCCTCCAACCCGCACAGGATGCTTAATACTATAACATAATAATATATTATTTAGACCTTACTATTTAATGTACTGTAGGAAGGAAGACCATCTATTATTTCTACTTCATAATCCGCAAATAAATTAGGCCACCGTTCTATTGCTGTTTCTGCCACTTTAGAGAAAACAACACGAATTTCTTCTTCTGCCCAAGGTTTAGTACGCATTTCAATAACATGTCGTAAAGTACGCATATTACACGACCACCCTATATTAGTGGCTAAACCAATAGGTGCTATACGACGCATAGCAGAAGTAATTTCCTTTTTAATATCAAATTGATTAGTATCGTCTAATTCATATATCTCTGCTAAATCTTTCTGAAGGTTAGAAAGACCTTCCATAGTCTTAGTAAAGATATGCATTGCATTCTCATTTTCTTGAATGCACACAGGAGCATACCAATCTAAATCAGTTAACCGTACAAAACGTAGGGATTCTTGCGACATAGCCGTTCCTACACGATGACGTACTAATTCATGCGTAAAAACACGACTAACATCGCAGAAAAAGAAATTAACTACTCCATGTTCTAAAACAGACCCATCCCCTTTTGCTATAACATTAGAAATATAAGCTTCATTTGAATTACGAACACGAGTGAGATTAGGGTTTAAATCAGTACCAAATGACTTATAGCATGCCCTACCGTATACCTCAGTTAAAAGTTCTATATCAGTAGGAGCGTTAGAAGTCCACTCTGGTACGCCCAAATGATTAAGGAAGGCACTAAGTCCTTCCTTATTCACAGTTGATTCGCCGATTAGAAAAACCTTAGGTTCTACAATCATTAAGTACTACGTCGCCTATCTAAAAATGCCTCAAACTCTTCATCAGTCATCATACCTAATTGTTGCTCAGGCGTAAGCTCAGGAACATAGTCTTCATCGTCATCAGGATCAGTCTCATCTTCATCTGCACTGGTATCTACTAATTCTTCTGAATAATGAACTGTATCAAATAGGTCTTGTAAAGCTTTATTGTCCTGAGTCATACGTTCTCCTATTACCCTGCATTATACCCTAAATACTATTCCGAAGTCAATACTTTTCGGGCTTCTCGTCGTTCTTTTCTACGCTTATCGGCATCACATGGGCCACACAATGCAGGCAAATATCGCTTTGACTGCTTACGTCCACACTTCTGACACTTCTTCCAGCTTGTAGGAGCCACTATTTCTTCTTCCTCTTAACAGGTTTACGCTTGCCTTTGGCTTTAACCGGAGCCTTATCTTTATTCTTTAACTTTTGCTGAGCAACTTTAACATCAGCTGCAGGGAACCTAGAACGTAATAGCTTATCTACATCCCCATCAAATGAAATATCCCAATCTTTAAAAACTTGAGGATCAATATATTGAGCTACACAAACTTGTTTAGTATTACTTAATTGGTCTGAAATAGGCTCACCAATTACATCTAATTTAAGTTTATTACGTTCTTTTAATGCCCATAAAAAAGCTTCTTCTTTCCACTCTTGGGCATTAGTAATAGCTCCGTTATTAACCCGTCGCTTCATGAAAGCATCAAATTTCTTTCTATCTAACTTAGGTATCTTAGTCTTCGACACTAAATCGGCTGCTAATCGAGTAGCATGATAAGTACGGAAGTTCTTTACACTAAAATCACCATCCGCTGCTTGCTTTAAATAAGCATTAACCGCAGGAGGACTAACATTTAGCACCGTAGCTGTCTTATCTTTACCTGCTGCTTTACGGCGAGCAATCAATTCATTCTTAACTAATGGGTCAGTAACTTCCACATTATTTAATTTACCGGATTTACCTAAGAAATTAAGATAAACTTTCTTACCTTTAATTATTATATGCTGCGCCTGAAAGCTAGTTACTCCAAAAGTAGAAACATATTCTCGTATAAACTTGCCATCTTTATCTTTTTTAGGGCCAGGTCGTCCTTCTTCTCCGTCCCAAACAACTTTAGATTCACCACTACCGACTCGACGATAAGTATTATGAATCAGAGCAAGAGCTAATGCTGCTTCTTTATTACGTCCGTTATTCTGGATATCTTGTTTACAACTCTTTTCAATACGAGAGATACTTTTAGCTAATTTTTTAATCTTCTCAAATTTCTTAATAGCTTGACCTTTAGTATGCTCTACACTGTAGCCAGCATGTTGTCGTCCTTTACCATCAATCCAAGCTACTTGAACCTTATCATCTGAATCGGTACTAAAGAATAAGTGCTGCTTGCCTCCACGGTCAGGATTCTCTGGGTCAAACTCCTGAACGGCCTGTAATTGTCCGTCAGCGGTGGTTATATTAACCACTTTACCGTCTTCATTAACTACCGCTATATTAGGAGTAATAGGAGTTGCATCTGTTTGTGGGCCTTTTCCTTCCAAGGCTGCCTGTCTAACTAATTCTTTTTTCTGGTCTACAGAAATTTTAGGTAATGTTTGAATTAAGTCATCTAATGGACGGAAGCCCTGTTCTTTCATTTTTGCAATAAAAGATTCAGCATCAATCTTATCGCCAATAATGCCTTGCCCTTCATTCTCGTCTTCATCGTCATCTACGTTTTCATCAACATTTACCATTCCAACGTCTTCAGGAGCTTGTACACCTTCAATAGGTCGAGCAGCTTCTGGCTCTAAAGGACGCTCTAGTGTACCTAATTTGCCTATCTCAGAAGGAAAATATCCTCGTGCTCCACGACGAGTTGTGTGTACTTGTGTATTCTCTGGAGGTTTTTCACCAGAGCCTAAGTATTCTAATCGCTCTCCCCGTTCTGCTTTAACTAAATATTCTAAAGCAGTCTCAAGTACTAATAACTTCGATAAATCCGCACTCTTTTGTATATCAGAATTAGTTAATTTATCTACTTGCTCATCCGTAATAAAGTACGCACGGAATACGGGATTCTGAAAGCGAGTATATGTCTGATATAAAAAGAATCCATCAGACATCTTGCCTTCTTCATCCGACATGCTAAGGTCTGTTCCTAGTTGCTTGGAATGCTCTTTAAAGAAAGCATCACCACTAGCTTGTAGACGTTCTCGTAGGCTTTTATCTACCCAAGATATATGATTCTCTGCCTTGGAAATGGAACGAGCGATTTCATCCGGCTCTTTAGATAGAATCTTACGAGAAGGCAAGACAATATAAGCTAAGTCTTTTTGGTTATATATAGTAACAGCAGGCATTAACGACGTACTCCTTGTCTTGGCCCACCCTGTAGATGTGCAGGAGTATCGCCACCCCATCCCATTTCTCCATCATCTACCGGATCTGCACCTTTCCAATCCCTATTTCGATCCCTATCTCCAGGCTGGGAACTAACAGGGAAGCTTTCCCACCCAAATCCATCAGGGGAGAATGGGGTTGAACCATAACCATAGCCTGCTCTTCCGCTAACAGCATCTCCCATTAATCGATTAACTTGGATTGTATATAAATTTTTAAACCTATCGATATCTAAATTATCTGCTTCCCAATTAACTGCGCCTAAAGCAGCAGAGAGAGTATCTTCATCAAAATATTTATCAAATACATCTAGAGCTTCTTGTTCTAATCCGGTACGAATTTGTATCTTTTCTTCGTCCGTAAGAAGCTCATCCAAATGATCCCTATATCTATAAGGAAAATCTAAGCCAACATCTCTAGAAATTTCATGTAATTCGATATGTGCTGTTCGATCATGAGGGAAAGAATGAGCCATACGTCCCGCAAATCCATTATCAATAGCTAAAATCTTATGATCAGCTGTAATCATATAATTACCAGTATGCCTATCAGGATTACCTGTAATAGCATCTAATAATATAAGTTTAAGAAATTCTTCTCGCCCCTCTTTACTAGCTAACATTTCAGCAACAGCCGAAATAGAATCATCTCTAGAAAGACAATTTTCACAAAACTCTTGAAAATGTCCGGCAGCCTGAGAACCTAAAGAATTCTCTTTTATCTTATCGACTTCGGCTCTATCCAACCCACCTGGATCACCCCATTCGTCAACAGATGTCCCATGATCAGGATGAGTATCCGTAAATACTTTCAATAACCGCTCAGGATCTATCGAATGCGGTTGTACATACGGAACTAAATTCAACCCCAACGCTCTATCAACACTATATGCAAGCATCTCAGACCTGTTATCGCCTTTATCATGAGAAGCTTTAAATATAAACTTTTTACCTGCTACTTCAACAGTAAAATTAGCATATGAAGTGATTCCCAGACCTGAATCCGTCGCTGAACCTTCATCTGAACCATCGGTAAATCCCGCTTTAGTTAAATTCTCAGAGGTTAAATCCGCAGGATCAATAGAACTTCCTAAGAATGGCTGATGTTCCCCAATAGCGTCCCTTAAATCCGCATACATATTTTCAAATTGGGCATTAACTTGCTCTCTAGTTGCCCAAGCCGAATCTCTCGTATCATCAGAGGAACTATCAGGAGTAACTACTTCAATCTCTCGTTCTTCTTCAGGCAACTCAGCTAAGCGACGGACTTCTTCACGAATACCTTCTTCTGTATCAGGCGGTATAGTAAGTCTATCTAATGCGTCATCTATTTCTGTAGTGCCAACTTCAGAGGGATAATATCCACGAGCACCACGACGAGTAGTATGCACCTGTGTATCTTCTGGAGGACGTTGAGTAGGACTAAGATACTCAAGTTTCTCCCCAGGTGTAGCTTTCAACAGATGCTCTAATACCGTCTCAAGAGTTAAAAGTTTTGTTAAATCGGTAGACATATCACATTTTCTACATGAAGACTAAAATCCAACAAGCAGCAGCGGTAAGAACATCCGCTGCTGCTGCGATTACCATTCCGATGGCGATAATTTTTTCATTCATGGACACGCTACCCGCATTTAGAGTACCCGCACTCCATGCATGAAGAACATCCTTCAGACATAGAGAGTGGTCCATCACACTCTGGACACCGTGACCCCCCTACAACTATTTCGCTAAAATTCTCTAATGTAGTAGCATCTCCATGCCCATTAGCATGTATAGACACTCCTACCGAGCCTGATAGCACCTGTCCTATACCATCAGCAAGTGACAATACCATTTTACCGTCATTCCATACCGGACAACAAGTAATTCCTAACAATTGTTTTGTAATAACATCTACAGGTACTCCATATTGAATAGCCGTAGATATCAAACGTCCCATTGCCTCAGTATCGGCTGCCTGACACTTGCCTGTTTTTCCAGTTTGTGCCAAAACTTCATAAATTTGATCTTTATCATAGTTAACAGTGACATACATTTTGCCATGACCTGTATTCACTGAAGTAGTAGAACCAACTAACTTAGTCGCTCTAGCTTTTACTCGTGGAGCAGGAGATACAGTTTCTGTCGTATTATTCGCCGTGGATACTAAAACTTCTCGTTCTCTAGACCCACGTCGGTATACTGTGATTCCTTTACACCCCGACTCCCACGCCTGACTATACGCCATAGCAATATCATGCTCAGTTGCTTCATTAGGAAGATTAATGGTCTTAGATATGCCTGAGTCCACATATTGCTGGAACGCTGCTTGCATCTTTATGTGATCTTCATGGCCTATTTCATCACTAACTGTGAAAACTTCACGGAGTTTAGGATCCATTAAACCATCAATACTATGTCCATCTTCAAGATATTCTTCAATATCCTTATAGGACATACCTAAACTATTCTTTAAATCATCATTTATATAAAAGAGTTCTAAGTTCTCTAAGGCAGCTGACATATTATGCTTCTTATAGGCCAATGCAAACAGAGGCTCAATGCCACTAGAACAGTTAGCAATCATACTAATCGTGCCTGTAGGCGCAATAGATAACCGCCACGCATTACGCATAGTATCCCACTCGCCACCGTTTATTTGATTAAGCGGTGATTTGTCAAAAGCAGGAAAACTACCTTTATGCTGTGCTATGCCCGAAGAAGTCTTATCTGCTTCTGATTTAAGAATAGAACCTACTTTATCGGCTAACTCTAGAGCTTCAGTACTATCATAAGGAATATTAAGACGTACCAATAAATCAGCAAAGCCCATTATGCCTAGACCAATCTTACGAGTAGATTGATTCATAGATGTAGTGTACTCAGTAGGATGCCTATTAGCATCTACAACGTTATCCAAGAAACGAGTACATGTTGCTATAACATTCGTAAAACGCTCTTCATCAAAATAATTATGTTTAATGAAATTGCCAACGTTGATACTACCTAGATTACAAGACTCTCCTGATAGTAATGGCTGTTCTCCACACGGGTTAGTCGCATTTATCTGACCAAGCATCGGAGTAGTGTTATCCTGATTGATACGGTCAAGCCATACCATACCAGGTTCGCCATTCATCCAAGCACCTTTAATAATTTCACTATATAACTCAGCAGCCTTTACAAAACGACCATCCATTGTCGCATCAGGAGCATCATAAAATTGATTATCAAGAGGCCATGCTAGACGAATATATTTATCTTGCCTAACCGCCTCCATGAAATTACTATCTGCCCCTATTGAGATATTAAAGTTCGTTATTTGTCCTTCAGTATTCTTACAATGAATAAATTCTTCAATATCAGGATGATAGACTTCCATGATAGCCATATGTGCGCCATCACGTTTTCCGCCTTGCGTAATCATCGTGCCAACTTGAGAGAGCACCTTAAGCACATGAATAGGCCCACATGCTTTACCTTGGGTAGTAGCAATACCTTCCCCTTTAGGACGTAATGCTGAAAGGCTAAAACCAATGCCTCCCCCAAATTTTTCAATCATAGCCTGATCATGCGCCACACGCATGATATCTTCCATGCTATCGGGAATATCCATTACATAGCATGCTGACATAGTTCCTTGACCTGTGCCTGCATTCATGAGTGTAGGACTATTAGGCACAAAGTCCAAATTCCACATCAAGTCAAAGAAATTACTTTCTAATTCTTTAACTTGATCTTCTGTAGCCCCATACTTATATTCTACTTCTGCCATAGTACGGGCTACTCTAGTAAACATACCTTCGGCATTTTCAATAGGTACGCCTTGTTCATCCTTCAGATAATATCGCTTCTCCAAAATCTTAAGTGCATTATCCGTTAGATTTGATACAGCTGCTTTCACTTTACTCTACTCCATTATTATAAAATAAAACGGCTTCTGTGCCTCAGATACAAACCAGAAGCCGTTTGTTTAACAATACTTAAATTGTATTAATTTTCCATTGGCTATACACGTATTTGGCCCCATTTAGCTATCATCAAGGCATCTATTGAGTCCTGTGATAATTTACTAACGTCTTGCCCCAAAATCTTAATAGCCATCGCCTTTACCTTATCCTTATCGGCTCCGCCATCGCCGACTACGTCTTTCTTCCAAGTCTTTACATTAACCGTAAAGATTTCCATGTCATGATGCATAAATACAACACGACACATAGCTAATACATGTACCAACTTAATCAACGATTGTCGATTCTGAACGAGAGGAATATCCTCAATACAAACTAAATCATCAGAAGAAACATTTGAGGCTACCCAAGGAAGAAGTTGAAGATAAAGGTCTTTAAGTCGTGTTTCCCAAGATTTTGATTTAGAGATCAATTCTACCACATCGAACCCTTCCGAGGAAAGTTTAGCGATAGCTATTTTCGATGTGCTAATGTCTAAGCCATAGATACTCATATCTTAAAACGTTCTTGTCCACGACGTGTAATTACACGACTAATAGTCTCAAATTGAGAATCATAAAGACTAAGCCGACCTTTTAATAGCTTCAACTCTCCATTAATCTCAATAGTACGAACTTTGAGTTGCTGTAATTGATCATCTTCTGCTAGAGCTTGACCTTTCAACGAATCTTTAAGAAGACGTTTCTCTGATTCTTTCTCTAACGTGGCTACCTTAGCAGACAAAAGTAAATCATAGCCCTCAGCAAGAACAGCATACTCTCCATCTAAACGAGATATCTGATAACTCAGATAACTTCTCCATGCTCCTAAGAATAGAAGCCAACTATCTATTTCAACATCAGTTAGGCGGTCTGCATTAATAGGAAATGTGTAATGATGATTGCCTTCAGGCCGTTCCGGCACCGGATACTGTATATCAACATTATGTAATTCCGCTGCTTTATTTAAAAATGTAGATACTTTTACCAATTTAGATGCCTCTTATAAAATAATTTTGCTCACACGTAGCTTTATAATTACACCAATCATGTTTCCATTCCGGTTGATATGGAAAATGTTCATCACGTGCTAGATAATCTTGTACTTGTCTGAACTTCTCTAATGTAGTTTCAATGATAGAATCATTACGTTCTGTTTCACAGATAATATATTGTTGATTATTTTTATTGATATAAAAAATAATTCCTTCATCTAAGCCAGTCATTAAGGAATATAGATTCCATTGAATCAAATGCTCATGTCTAGGCAGATATTGAGCATACTTAGGATTCTTAGGCTCCGCCATACTTTTAAGTTCTAATAAAATCTCTTTGTCATCTGTAGGACGCTTAATAATAGCATCATAAAATCCACGTATGGGCGGGTCATCATAGGTAACTTCTTGTTCGGAGGACACCATCAATCCAGTTTCAATCAACTTCTTCTCAATAAATTCATGAAACACTGTCCCAATGCCCATACGACGAAGACTTTGAGAAGCAATAGGGTCTTGCTCCTGCCCCAACATATAATAATATAAAGCTCGTGGACATAGATGAGCTTGTGACGGACTGAAAGAAGTCCGTTTATATGATGCTCGTTGTTGAGTTAAATCATAAGTATCAAAAGCTGATTCTATCCAGTGTTTTTCTCTGTCTTTTATTACTTGACTAAGTTTAGGCATCTACTTGCTCCTGGGCATATAAAATTAATCTATTTATAAACTCTTCTTTTAGAGATGTTTTAACTTCCTTTAAAGGAAATCTCCATATATCTATTTTATAATTATCTTTTATATATTCATCTCTAATAGCATCCCTACGTTTCATATGATATGGGCCATCAATCTCTAACCCTAATAATAAATCAGGAATATAAATATCTACCACATATGGTTCAAAATCTTGCTCTAAAATACTTCCAAATCCAGCTTCTCTAACCCATTCCGCCATCTTAAGCTGTTCTGGGGTATCTTTCTTTCTAGGTTCGGGCCTCAACTGCCAATACGTCGCATAGTAGGATTATTAGTATCCCAACTAGAAGTAGCAGGAGCACCAGAGCGGTCTGTAACACGAGTATTATTAAGTAACCGTTCTGCTAGTAAATCAACATCACCCGCATCATCCGCATGAAGTAATGTATTTTCATTATCAGGAAGCTCTTCTTGACCAATAGCACGATCGGGTACATCACTTTCTGTTTGCTCAATAAGTTCAGCCTTGACCGTCCGACGCTTACGAGGCTTTTTAGCAGGCTTTTTCAAACCTTCACTAATTTCCGCTGTCATTTCCGCATAAATTGACCTAGCATTTTCACGTAATTTATTGGAAAATTTGTCTGCCATTTCTGCAGCTAGTTCTTCATCTATATGATAAATACCTTCAAGCATACTCGCAAAACTTCGAAGAATGCTATCTAAATCTCCTGCTAATGTGCCAACTGACGATTGTGTAGTCATTACGCCATGCTCCTTATTTCTTCTTCAATAGAAGTCAATAATCCTTCATCATCTTTCATTAATTGTAAGAATTTTTCTCTACCCAATGCTTTATGAAGAACTTCACCAGTTTCTTTATCAGGGAATGAGTATTGAGGCCCATTACGAACAACGATTCCTAAATCTGAGGCCATCATGAATGCTTCATAAATTGGATCGGGCATGCCTGTATAGTAAAAAGGTACAGAAGAAGTCAATAACGGTGTATGCGTCTTATTCTTCTCTGCCTTCATTTCTATAAAGAATCCTTGAGGACTCTTTTGGTCACCAATAGTTTCTCCCTTTCTTACACGTACCATAATACGTGCAAAGAATTCTTGGCCTTTTCCGCCAGGTAGAGCATCACGAGTTATATAACCGCCTATACCAGCCCTAATCTGGTTTATTAAAATTACCGCAGTCTTAGAGTTCACCGGAGCCAGTTTTCTGAACAACTGATTCATCAATCTAGCTTGTAATCCAATGGACAGATGATCCATGCCTTCCTTTGCCTCTGCAGTAGGCAATAAAGCTGCTATAGAGTCTAAAACGACAATATCTACCCCTTGCTCACAAAGCTTCAGTAAAACGTCTAAGGCTACTTCACCTGTATCAGGTCTAGCTACTATTAAATCATGAGTGTTAATGCCAACATTAGACGACCATTCGGGATCATAAGAGAACTCTGCATCTATGAAACCACAAGTGTATCCCAAAGTTTGAGCATGGGCAATGATGCGTTGACTTATATAAGTCTTACCAGATGATTGATAACCAAATAACTCTGTCACCGCCTGTCGAGGCACACCGCCTCCTAGCATTTGATCCAATGCTGGCATACCTGTAGGTATGCGTAACGTATCTAATGCTTCATCATCGCCAACGACTAAATTAGTCTTTAGTTCCTTATTAATACTACTAACTATTCTATCTATATCAGTCATGTACCAAATCTCCCCACGATACCGTTGACCTTTGTAAATCTACCTTTAATGGAATTTCTGAAGGCATTTGAAAGTCTTGCATAATAGCCCTTATCTCTTCACCTTGTGCCTCAGTAACATCGTCAAAAAGTATCTGATCATGTACCGTGTTTCGAATTTTGCCTCCTATAGATTCCACATATTTGGCAGTTTTAAGTAACGCCAACTTTAATATATCTCCAGCAGTACCTTGAATCACATAATTAAACGCCGTAAACGAGCGTTCAGGGCTTACTGGCAATTTGCGTCCAAACATAGTCTTAACATATCCATCTCGTTCTCCCTGACGTTGCAGATATTTAGATTGAGCACGAAGTTGAGGGAAACTAGAGTGAAAATAATTAAGAACTGCATCAGCTTGCGTCTTATTCATCTCTAATTTTTCTTGAATACCATCACTACCAGAACCATAAATCACACTAAAATTTAAATGTTTACCAATCTGACGTTCTTTGGGAGTCACTTCTTCTATATTTTTGTTTAAAACCATTGAAGAAGTATAACCATGCATATCAGCATTCTCTTTAAACGCTTGAATCATATTACGTTGTCCAGAAATATCTGCTGCTATTCGTAATTCCACTTGAGAGTAGTCAAAATCAAAAAATTCATTATCAGGAATAAAAATTCGTCTAATCTTATCTTCCTTCGGAATATTCTGTAGATTTGGGCCACTACTACTAAATCTACCAGTACGAGCACCTGTGGCATTCCAATGTGGATGCACTCTACCTTGTAAATCTTTATACGGCTCAAGATAGGTACTAGCTAATTTATTAAGACTACGCCATCGTAGAACTAATTCAGCCACTTTGGTTCCAATAGGATGCTGAATCTTCTCTAACGACTTTTCATCAACAGAACGTTGTCCTGTTTCTGTCTCTTTAGGGGGATTTATACGTAGACGGTCATAAAAATATTCTTGTAATTGCTTAGTAGACGCTACTTCAATAGGTTTACCTACTGTTTCGTAAATAGAATCTTGGATAATTCGTTGCTCTACACGAAATTCTTTTAAGAGTTGATTAATATATTCAGTATTAATCCTTAATCCACCTTGTTCCATTTTTAAGATTATAGGAATTAACTTATGTTCAACTTTGCAAAGAAAAGCATTCTCTTCCATTACTCGATCAATATACAAATGAGCTAATGCTTTAGTGAGAACCGTATCTAACACGGCATACGGATCCATAAATTCCGCAGGAACTTGATGATACCCCTTTAGACGGTATTGTCTAATATATTCTTTAATAGTGTCTTCTGCAGCCCCTGCAGCCTGTCCGAATGCCTCTTCACCTAATTCTTTAAGGCCATGCGGAGGACGAGGATCAATCAAATGGGATAAACGCTGAGTATCAAGTATATCCGTAGGCACAATAGTCCCATATGTTTCTCGCATCATATGTAAATCAAATTCAGAATTATGAAATACATATGTTTTATGCGTTGCGGAGAATAAAGTATTAATTAATTTGCCAATATTCTCAGCACCATAATCAGTGTTACGGATAAAAATACCCTTATCATCCCACGATAAAGACACACCAAACGCTCGATCAGTAGTCCAATCCAATCCTGTAGTTTCGGTATCTACCGCAACGAATTTATCGTTACTACTTAGGATTGAATCTCTAAGATCATCCAGGTTCGTTGTATTGAATAGGTTGTAAGACGGTAAATTCTTCTGTGCCTGTACCAATTCGCCATGCTCCATTAAAAGTATCTAAACGCTCTACATAAACTAGGTCTTCCTCAAAAGAAGACAAACACTTGATAAGAAACGGAAGAGAAAAATAAGTACGAGAAAATTCTTTTTCAATATCCGCTTCTACGAATAATTCAGCTTCAATTATTGCATTTGGTATATAGGCATCTAATCCTGATACGCCAGCAATATCGGAACCTTGAGTCCCACTACTTAAACCTACCATGTCTTCTTTAGTAGTTTGTAATGCTAATCTAAAAGAATCTAATAGTTTCCGTTTCGTAGCAGTAAATAACAACTCTCCTTCGGCCTCAATACGATTATATAAAGCACTAGGGTACGATTCATCCGCAGTCCTAGTAGAAATCAACGTAGGGCCATCATACATAATTATCTGTTTACGTTCAGAAATCCCAATCTGAACGTTAGGAGCAGAGAATAACCGTTCAACTACAGCAGCATACTCAGGGGGTATCACCATCTCAGGGAGAGCCTCTCCTGAATACGGAACAGTAATAGCATACTGATAAATAGCTCCTGCTCCTGATATAAAGTATTTTTCATCATACTTATTACCTAGATAAGTATAAGTTAAACTCATATTTTCAAAAGTCTTAGAAACAAAGTCCTTAGACTTAGTTAATGCCTTAAGAAAATCTCTACCTACAGTACAACTTACTTGAACCGGAGGTTTCTCAGGGATTTCATCATACGGCCCATCAAAATAAGGTACTGTCACTTTTGAACCATCTGAGACTATAACAATGGCTCCCTTTTTATTGGTAGTTAAATCAATATATTTACTTTTAAATCCACTTATCAGATTACGAAAAGTAGATGGGTCTACTGAAAACTTAAATTCATCATCACCCTCAGAGGCCAACCCATCCCATATTGGCATAAAGCTATCTTGCCAAAAACTTAATTGCCCTTGTACATTAGCCCCTAATAAAGGAAAGGATGAATTAGAACGTAGAGCGGAAGTAATCGTAGTTAACTTCCGCTCTAAATCACTACGGACAACAGTAGCCACTAAAACCCTACTTTAGCCTTACCATTCGCTACTGAGGCAAGTTTCTCTTCCATAGAAGACATTCGACGACCTAGTTCGACCAATAGCGATTCATTCTCAGTCACATCTGTAGTAGTAATAACCTCGCCCATATGAGCTTCTAACTCAGACCATGCTTCCTTAACTACTTCTAAAGCACGATCAATCTGGGGCTTAGCTTCTTGTTCTGTATCAATATCAGCGATGGTGATAGAGGGGCGGAAGAAGTTGTATCCGCCCCCTGTAGACATTTTAAGTGTTAAACCTAATTCCACAGAGACTTTAGACATTTTATAGTTCCTCTATATTAGCCATATTAGCGTAAGCAGCTTCGGCATCATCTTTATTAATTACATTATCTTCTGGAACACTAAAAGAAGGTACTTCGACTTCAGTAATCAACTTAGCAGCAATTAATTCTAAATCAGGAAGACTATTTTCCATATCAAGAATTTCTTGTGCATAATCATTCTGTACTTGCGTATCAGACATCTCTAGCGCATATTGAGTGATGTTTGAGGGCCGACTAGAACGATAATCAAAAGTACGATTAAGTAGCGTCGAATAGTTATCATACTTCTCTTCAATATTCTTAAACAGAGTAAAAGAAGTATTCAACAATTGAGGCTTCTTAACTGTCTCCCTAAAAAACTGTTTATTGCCTTTAGGAACCAAATCCCAAGGCTCTTGCCCATCACGATCAAGGAATGGGTTCTGTTCCAGATGGAAAGTTCCATAATGGAATACCCAAGTTAGATAACGTGAAGTAGTCTTGGCAATACGTTCATCACCAGAGATACAATGCTCACACGGAGTGGAAATCACTGGCCCTGATTCATTAACGTTTAACCGATTACAGTACTCATAAGAAGTAAATTGTTGACCTTTGGTAGTAGTCCCTGGAATTCCATGAAAACGAGACATATCACCATTGGTGAAATCCGTTATAAACCGAAGAACTGCATGCTCGCCAGGTCGAATCCTAATAGTATTCCGCCAGATGGAATTAGGATTGCGAAATTCGCTACTAGCTCCATCTCCAGAACCTGTCGTATTTTGGTACATACCCTTGCTAATTAATGGCATTTTAAGAACGCTCCATCATATATTCTAAATCTTTTTTTAAAGCCTTAAGTTTCCAATAAGAATGATATTCTAATTGTGTGAAATCTTGTATATCGCCAAAATCTTTGGCTCGTCCAGGCGGAAAAGTGTATTCTACATTTAATCCTAGTTTCATAAGCGTATCAGTAGTCTTATACGCCATTTTTAGACCACTAGAATCTTTATCAGGACAGATAACTACGGTTCTCGCTAGAGTCCCTAAAATCTTAGCCTGTTCGTGAGAAACATTACCGCCAAATGTACATACTGTATTCATCACCCCCTTTTGGTGTGCATTGATAGAATCAAATAAACCTTCTACTATAATAACCTTTCCATCATGGACTTTAACCTTGTCTAACGGAAATATAGCTTTATCTCTATCCATACCCTTACTATTAATATATTTTGGGTTAGTAGAAATATTACGTTGTACACTTCCGATTAATTCCCCTTTCTGGTAAATCGGAACTATAACACTGTTAAACGCTATGTGATATCGTATGTCAAAATCTAAAATAGTTTGGTTACTTATTCCACGATTCAATAAATAAGAATTATCTACCGCTGATGGTAATTCTTTTACAACATATTTAACATCGTCTACTGCTTTTGGTTCTGTATGAAACGCATAACTTTTAATATATTGCTGAGGAAATGTGTCTAAATAGATTTGATATAGATTCTTATTAGGATTTAACTTTTCAAGTAACCTTTTCAGTCCGTCTCTACCTTTAATACAGCCATTAAAACAATGATATGCACCTTTCTTTATATTTATCGCTAAAGAAGCATTAGTATCATTATGCCACGGACAATAAGCGACTACTTCATCACCATATGTTTTGGTAAACACAAGTCCTGCATTTTCTAAAAATTCTACTACAGTGGTCATGGTCGTTTAATTTGTTGGGCTACCCTTAATGCAAAATACAAAGCAATTGTTGTAAAAAGAGTGCTTGAAATAATTCCTACCCATACTCCTAAATAAATAGAATATTCACTTATTCGATATCCTGCATATGCAAATCCTGCGTTTACTGCCAAATACAAACTAAAAGTCGATATTAGCCAAAGACATTGCAGGGACTTCACCAACGGAATTGCCAATATCACCCGAATCGGTGTTAAAAGAAATCGGATAAGATCCCGGAACTGAGCGACCAGAACGGATAAGTGGTATAGCAACCTCTCTAATATCAGGACTATTTGCAGACCCGCCGATTGAAACCAATATATCAACAAACCTGTTGAAATCGTAACCGTAGGCAACCGAGGACGCTTGTGCAGGAGTTGCAGTACTTTCATTATTTTCTCGTTGTCTTCCTGTTTGATTTGTGACCAATACCACTACATTAGAATCAGTAGATAAAGTTTTAAGACCTCTACAGATATTACGAATCTGCTCCCAAGACTGCGAACCATGTTCTTCATCTTGCATTAGATAAATACCATCAATAAATACGACATCAGGCTTATCGGTTTTAATAACAGAGGCCACTGAACTAACCGTAAACCTATCAGATGGCGTATTGGAATAGAAAACTAAATCAGAACGATCAATCTTATTTAGATATTGTTGATAATTATCCTCTATACCAGGCACTCCATATAGCAATTTTTCATGAGATATAGGAAAACCAGAATCATAAGCTAAAATAGTATCCACTCTGGCTTCCATATTGACCTTATTTAACTCTGGAGAAATAATAACTACTTTAAGTCCACGTAAATAGTTAGTTAAGGCAATCTTTAAGCCTAACCAAGATTTACCTACCTTAGTATCAGCTATAATACCCACCATTTGTCCACGTAACATCATAACTGGAAAGTTATCAAATGGTTCTATGCCCCACCATAGACGTTGTTCTGAGATGCCATCAGCCCTTAATTTATATTCTTCAAATCGTTGAACAGCATCAGAATCCATTACAACACGAGAGACATCATCATGACGTTGTAAATTCTGTAACTGATGGATTAATCCCACTACCGCAGCTTCGGCATCCTTTTCAATAGCATTTTCATGGCCTGTCATAGCCAAGTAAATACCTCGCCGAACAAAATCCTTTCTAAAGACCTCAGCTATATAGTCAAAACTGTCTGTGGGGGTATATCGAAAGTTGGGGAAAGTAGCGGAAATCAGATGAAGATCTGGTGCTTTGCCCCATTGGACAATGTAATCCCAAATAAACGTGGCTTGTTCAGGATAGTAAGGAAAATGTCGAGGTGATAATCTATATTTTTGTCTTAATGTATTTAAATGTTCTGGTGTTTGTAAAGAACTTAATAAAGTACGTTCAATTTCTTCTGGTTCCATTCAGTGCCTCTATATATGACCTCCAATCTCTTGTGACTGGGTAGCTAGTCTACCAAAAAGTCTAAACCAAGTCAATAGGTAATTTAGTACCTAATCTTCAGGACAAGTAGCAGCTTCAGCTAAAGACTTCAATGCAGTATAAAGCGTTGCAGCAGCAGTTTTAGCTTCCGCAGATAGTTCATTCCAGTACGGCAAAGTACAAGTAAAACCCGAATGAGTTATAGTTCCACCAGAACCATCAGATACTTGACTTTGATAATCAATATTTAAGCGAATACCTGTGACAGCATCCGAATCATCTCTTACAAAATCAACTAGACCAACTTTACGATTAATAACTGCCATAAACCACCTACGGATGATTAATATGATTTTGACTGAAGTGGGTGTTCAATCCTGTAGTGTTCTTACCTGAATTAAAGACTACCATATACATCACACCACCTCCAATATTTTCCCAATTTCCGCCAGAAGTAGGGTCAATGTACTGACCAGTAGCGGTAACATGTGTATGTTTTAACGGTAACATAAGACCCGCAGTTCCGGCACTGCTAACATTTACTGGAATAGTAAATGTCGTACTACTTGTCACAGTAATCTTATGCAATCCATCAATACTAGGACTGGAATTACTACCACCAATCCATACAGCTTCATTACTACTGCGGTCATGGTCAAACGTAGTAGTAATTACCGTAGGATTCGCTGCGGAATTACTACTGATAGTGTAGTAACTATTGTAACCATCAGATGCACTATTCCAAGTTTGTTTTGCATTACGTGTTATTCGGACTTGCATCTGGACATTCGTATATTTACCACCACTTGTAGTCCATCGATATGGGTTGATTATAGCTCCAGTATAGCTATTAGGAGTACTTTGACCAGCTACTTCCTCATGTCCACACCACGAAGTAAATACTAATGGTGCCGAATCCAACTCAGGCAAAACTATATTGAATCTGCCACTACTGTCCATCTGAGTAACATCTACAAACCCAGTAAACCCAGTCATAACCTCTGCATTTATCTTAGGAGTGTCAGTATTCCACTCATCATAAGTAGTCCCGCTATTAAAGATGTCTCTGTGAGCTATATATAATCCTGAACCTTCTGTAACTGTCCCTGAATTACGTAAATATAAAGTCGCTTCATCTGTACCAGGGTGAAAATCAGGAGTACCGCTACCTCGCTTATCTCTAGCGATAAATGTTAATCCTGCGCCTCCTTGAGCCACCCCGTCTTCTTCTGGATTGATACCTAAATGATCTATACGCATCAAATCCGTATCAAGTGTCTCTCTAGTATTATGATTAACGTATAATTTCCTAGTCCAGCGAAATTCATTCTGATAATTAGCTACGGAACTGCCTCCCTGAGGCATAATGCCTAATTCAGTGCCTAAAGGTGCATACTCTTCTCTACCTACAAACCTACCTGGCCCCTGTGGCATATAATCTAAGCCGTCTACTACCGCCTTATCGAGAGGTTGGAAGACGGCATTAGCAGTTTCCCGTGTCCGACTGACTAAGTCTCGCATAAGACGACGTTCTGCCGACCCAGGTTCAGAGACAGAGGTCATATCTCTGAATAGAATAAGCTCACATCGCCACATTGAAGCTTCCGAATAAGAGCAAGATATGGAGTAAACTAGCCAAGCCTCATTATCAATAATGGGATCTAATCCAGTTATTTCGACATTAACTCGATCTCCGGCTCGCACCATCCTAGGACGCTTTAGATGTGAATACATAGGAGGATATTGAATAGTAATCTTACATTCCCTAAAAAAGGCATTATTTTCAGGCTGTAATTGTGCCAAAAGAGAACGTGCTCTAGTTTCGCACTGTACCGAAGTAGTCAATGAAGAATCATCTACTACCCGCTCTTTAACTAATCCATAAGCATCAATACTAGTAGTATCTTCAGCTACTCCATATGCCCCACTACGTCCACGTACACTTACTTTATTAACAAAATCTACAGGTTTTTCATTTAAAGCATATTCTGATATTGGGATAACTTGTTCTGTTTGTTGTTGATTATCCGATAAAGTAAGACCATATGTAATAGGTGTCGAATGCCTAACAGTGCCTACTTCCATGCCAGGATGCCAAAAATTCGGCCCGACCCATCCCTGTGAAATCTTGGCAGCAGATGTAGCAGGACTAGAAACATTACTACCTAGTCTAGCTCGTATATAATACGCCGTTTTGCCGAAACTTTGGTCAGTTGCATTAGCTTCTTTAATACCTGGCTGACAAGTCTTCCAATTATGAGGCTTATCAAAGGTCACTTCATAAGTACCACT